TGTATGCATATAAGTTTGTAATATCTAGCATAATCATCACCTCTTTATAATTTTATCTTTCCATAATCGGGAATCATCTGAATAAATTCATCTGCATTTATAAACTGTTTATTGATTTCAACCCAATACTGTTCGTTATTTGTATCTGTACAACAAGCTTCTAATTTGAAATCATGCTGTGCATAAATCGTTAAACATAATTCTACTTTCTGAATAGATACACCTTCTGGAACTTCTTCAACAGTTGCATATTCTTCTAAAAAGTCATCAATTTCGCTTTCTTTTAAATCATAATTGTAAAATGCCTGTAATGGCTTGTCTGTGTCATCTAACTCATTAAATGTAATTTTTGTATAATCTAACATATTAAGCACTCCTTCCTATAATAAATCTCTTAATTTTTCCGCAAACTCTTTCAATGCGTTTTCTTTATATTCCTCGTTATGTACTAGATCGACTACACCATGAACACCTTGGAATCCATTTCTCTTTGCTTCTAACATAAGATATGTTTCTTCCTCAACATCAAAGTCATCATAAAGTTCCCACATTTTTTCATGTAAAGTCTCTATTAATTCTTTCTTTGTCTTTGGATTCTTAATTGTAATTTCAGTACACCAATCCTCATTACAAGGGTTATCTCCCTGCATGTATAATTCAACTTCACCATTCTTTATTTCTGATATTCTAAAATCAAAATCAGTTCCATCTGATAACTCATCAAGATATTTTTCTAATTTATCTGCTTTCATAAAATCAACCATCCTTTCTATTATGACAAAAATCCATTAAAACTATATGGCACAGGTTTTACACTATTTACAATCTTGTAAACATCATTCCAAGTTAATTTTCTTGTTGTTTTTCTTACTTGAAATCTACATCTGCATTGATTATTTGCAGGCTCTTGATATGCGATAGTTCCATCTTTCCAGTACTCTGTATGTCCGTTAAAATGTATATCTTCTATATCAGATACGACAAGTTCTACACCTTCAATATTTAATAATTCTTTTAATTTCTGTATTCGTTCCTCTAATAGCTGTTTAATATTTTTATCAGACCTATCATCTGTTATTTGCGTAAAATAAAGTGTTCTCATAAAATTAACCTCCTTATGAAATTGCTATTTACGGTGTTTCTTCAATATTCTTTTCCAACATAAATACAAGTCCATCCTTATATGTAATTCTGAACTTATATGTTTCTTCAAGCCAATCGTTAAAACCATCATCAAAATATGTTTTTTCTGTTCCTCTTCTTGGCTTAATATTATCTAATAATTCGATAAAACAACCTGCAATCCCAAATACAGACTCTGCAATTACTATTGGATTTTCCATAAATGCAAGTGTTGATGGAACTGCTATGAATCTGCACCTATTGATATTCGGGTTACTACTTTCTGTTCTTTCAACTACAATAGCTGCTTGATTGCAATTACTATTCATAAACATATTATAAAATCTATTTGCATTTTCTTTTCGTTCTTTTTTGGTTGTTCTTTTCATTTTTATCACTCCCTTATCATCATGTTTCTAAAGTATGCAAATACCATTATCATCGCTTTATATTTCCGTGGATGTTTCATAATATCCTCAATTTCTTTCTCAAGACCTGCTGTATCTATGTCTAATTCGCTTTTTGTGAGAAAGAATCCGTTTAATCCACGAATTTCCTCATTGCTATAAGTTTCCATAATTTCTCTTCTTATCATTTTTGCTGTGTCTATTACAGCTTGCTCTAATAATTTTTGATTTACCATATAATCACTCTCCAATCTCTTCTGCAATTTCTTTTCGTGTTCCTCTAATAGAGCAACCTTCTGTATCATGTTTGTTTAGAATGTTCCAAATTGCATTTTCTTCAGCTTCGGTAAGACTAAATCCTTCCCAATAACCGAAATCATTATCTTCATGTTCTATTACAATTCCTGCGATTCTATTCATATTAAGCTACCTCCTTTAATATCTGTGCAACCTCATCATTTGTAAGTTCTCTGATGACTTTCATTTTCTGCGCCAATATCCAACTGCCGCCTTGTGATTCAGAACGATTGTAACTATCCCAATCTTCTACTTCACATTCAACCCATACTCTCTGTTCTCCGTTTGCAAGCCGCATTGAAAGATGTGGCGCTAATGGTTTAAAACAACAATGCCAACCGCATCGAACTGCAAATCCCTTTGTTGGATAATACTCAGCTTGTATCCATTCATTGAATGGGGTTGTATATGTTTTGTGAATGAACAGCGGATATAATTTTCCGTCAGATAACTTTCGTAATAGTTTATATGCTCTCATGTATTATTCTCCTTTCCATAATAAAAGAGAGTAGATTTCTCTACTCTCAAGAAACAGTTCTTTCCTTTGGTTTATGCTACTGCCCCAACGCTGTCATACAATGTTTCGCTTACTCCAAAATCAAGTGCAACATCCTTAATAAGTTCATCGCCCCACTTATCATTAAAAAATCCCCAACAATTGTCTTTTTCTTCCCAATCATCGGTATCTGCATCATATTCTTCTGTAATAATTCCGTACACTTCGCCAGTCAGATACTGATCATATACCTCAACTTCTCCTTCCATCCACTGATAAGCTGCTTTCTTCCAATTTCTATCAGTAATTTTTACATAATTTCCATTTTCATTTTGCAACATTCCACCAGTTTCCATAATTGTCTTTTTATCTGTATAAATATATCCGACTTGACCAGAATCCCATCTATCACTAAATCCACCAGTATTCATTGTGATTCCGCTATGGTCATACAGATAAAGTGGAAGATATACAATGTTTGCGTGTTTCTCTAACAAATACCATTTATCTTTCTGTGGTAAAGCTTCAATCATATCATCGACTAACCAATCAAGCAATTCATATTCTTCTATTACATCAAATTTTGCTTCTCTGCTTGTGCCAAGTGGAAACCAATAATATGTTCCCCATAACTGCCACATCTGTTCATGTCTGTCATATCTCAACTCAAGTCCATTAGATGCTTTCTTTGCCTTGATATAATTGATGATTGATTTATCTTCTACATTTTCCCTTATGAGATTATTTAAAAAGTCCTCATTGTCGTTGTAATCATTATCCTTATAATCTCCCAGTCTATAATCTCTATGCCAACACATCATTTTGCCTATTTGACCATCCCAATCGTACCGTGGATCAAGTGGTTCATTATCCTGTTCAATATGTAGTCTCATAAGCTTTCCGTTATCTTTATAGTATCTGTATTCTTTATCTGCCATATCAATCAACCTCGCTTTCTATGCTATCTGCCTTACTATATCTTCAATGTTTCCATTCATTACAATCACAGCATCTTTGTTATCAGGATGTTCATTCATAAAATCTCTTAATCCTTCAAACTTCTTATTGTCTGCATTTTCAATCATCTGCCTTACATCTTTATTGTGCAGCTTAATCAGATAAACCTTTTCATAATACTGTTTGAATAATAGATTTTTCTTTTCACAATACTGCTTAATCAAGTCAATCTGTTTCTGTTCCTCTTCTCTGATTGCTTCAACCCTTGCTTTCTCATTGGCTTCTGCTTGTTCTTTTCGCTTACGATTTCCAATCAGATGATTAAATAATGAGTTTGTTTCACACAGATTCTTAATAACTGCATTGTCAATGTCATATGCATCAGGATTATCTTTGTCAATCCACCATAAGAAATTATCAATCGTCCTGTTGAAATTCTCTTCAAAGATACATCTGTTACCAAGATTTCTGTTGTAAATTTCCTCTCCGTTTCGCTCAATCCGTAATGATATATATACATTTTCATCTGGTTTATTGTTATAGATAGTCCATTCATATCTATCCTGTCTGCCATATACGGTTAATCCGTATGCACTGCATAGCTGCTTCTCTTCATTCTTTAAATATAAAAGTCCCATTCTGTTCTCCTTCCTAATAAATAAGACAGACACATTTTGTTTACGTCTGCCTTATTATTCTCTGTATTAGTCTTCATCTTCTTCAAAATCAATATCATCTCTTTCAAATTCATCCGAATCAAAAAGATATTCTGCATTGGTTGCAACTGGAATTTCATCAATATGATCTTGTGCATAAGCAAATGCAATATCATACTGTTCTTCTTCTGTTTTACCTTCTAATAATTCTACAGGAATATCAATACCTGTATCTCCAACAAATGTATAAGCCATACTAATATGCAATCTTTTTGTTTTCTTTGTATCTGCCATAATTATCACCTTTTACCTTTCTAAAATTTCACTGTAAATTACAATTTCTTTTGACTACATTTCTTCATTATTATATGTATAATCATAATCTCCATATGTTAATCTTGAATTAATCGTAGCTCTTGTTTCAGTTTTCCAGTCTTTGCGGAACTTTTTAGCTTGCTCTTTTTGAGATAAGTCGCTATCATAATATACCATGTTACCTTCTTCAATCTCCTTAGAAATTTTCATTTTTAACTTCTGCTGAGATGTACCAATGAATAAAAGTTCCATACTGGAATACTCTTTCCATTCATTGCAACTATGCAAGTAATATATTTGTTTTGCCATATTTTTGTCTCCTTTCAATACAACCTTGACACATACATTCATTAGCCACAATCATTTCTAATTTGTCGTTTTTATCACATACGAATCTGTCAATATTATATTTCCATCCATGACTCTGTGCTATTCTATCTGATCTATCCCAATAACCAAGATTTTTCATTCCTATAACAGAACCACTTTTATCTATATTTGGATGAACACTAATCTCAAGACCAGTTGAACCATCTTCAATCCACGCAATTCCATTTAATGTGTCTCTATATAAATTTACATGTGGTTTTATTTCTCTTATAAACTGTTTCGCCATGTAATCACGCTCCTATCTGCTCCACTGCCCAACTTTATTCCCGTTTATATCAATGATGTTTCCACTTATTGCACCATCTTCAAGTTCACTGCAAATACCTTCAAGAAGTCTTTTACATTCAATAGCCTCATCAAATTCGCTTGGTTTGCCTGTAAATGGATCACAAAATGCTGCGCCACCTGTTTTAATTTCAATTTTCAACATAACACTCTACCTTCCTTTCGATCCTAAATCTCGTATTTTCTGGATATGTTTCATAAATTCGTTTACACCAATTTTCATCCTTAATACATTCAGTTAGATATTTGTTATCAGGTGTGAAATAATATGCCTTGCGTCCTTCTTCTGGTGAATCATCTATTGTATCTTTCCATTTTGTGATAATCACCATTTCATATTTTTTGTTTCCGTCATATGAAGTACCAGCTAAATGAGCTGTGTATAATTTGCATTTACTCATATCAGTCACTAATCCTTTCTCTCCACGTCTTAATTCGTACAGGATAATTTACATTTTCTTCATATGTTTTTAACTGTGCTTTTGCATCTGCATAATCTTCACAATTACATTCAATATCCCATCCATAACCACAATTTCCTTCAATTGCATAACAATCCTTTGTTTTTCTTTTATATGCCATAATTATTTTTCCTCCTTAATATCATCAGTAAAATAAATGTATTTAAACCATGCACCGCCCCATTCAAGAGCAAGTTTTCCGTTTGATTTATTCACTAAATCTGAAATTATATATTGTGTGTTTCTATCCATACCACCAGTTGAACCAGACCAATTGATACATAGCTTAACCCCATCTTTATCCCAATATGTTGTTGTATATGGATCAGTTCCGTTGCCATCTCTATAATCATTTAAATCAATATTTGTTTGTGTTTTGACAAATTCGATTATTGTATCATGGTTCTTTTTATAAGTTGAATTATCAATCATCAATATTCCTCCTCATAAAATTTAATTGTTCTTTCCTTTTCAGCTTCATATTTAACTTTATCAGTGAATAATGTAAGATAAATATCACCCTCTGTATATGTAAACACTGCCATCTGTTCATCTGAATAAGCATAAGAACTATATCCGTCTACCTGAACCAAGTCGAATTTGCATTTCTTTGCGAACTGGTAACTTAAATCAGACATCCAATGTCCACCTAACATGTAATTACCATTTCTATCTTTTGTCTCTTCCATGAAGTTTACATTTGCAATTCGTTTTGTATCTTCATTTAGTGAATATGAAGATAAATCTAGGTCTGCAATTTCATATTTGCTTTCTACTTTCTTTACTCCAAGTTTTCCAATTAATTCAAAATATTCATTTCTCGGAACATATTTCATACTAATCAACCTGCCTTTCTAATTAATCCAACTTTTTGTAACTGTGTCATATGTAGCTCCATTTGCATCCTGATACTCAATATCATCTGAATATGTAAACACATAGCACTTGTGATTACTAATTGTTTTTATTTCTCTTTCACCATGCATAATTGCATATCTTTCTCTGAATCCTGCGTTATCACACATTGTACGCATTTCTTCATCTCGCTTTGGATTTCCACAAGCTGTCTGAACACATCCATATAGCCAACCATTCAAATAATCAATGTTGTAACAATACTGTCTCCATGAATCTGAATCATCAGTGAATACATAGAAACTCTCTCCATCGTCTCCTCTTGTAATCCGTGGATACCCAAAGTTTGCAATAAATGCCCGTAAATTGTCTTTAATCATTTCCATTTCATTTTTTGTGAAATCATACATAATCGTTTCCTCCATTTCCTGTAATAAAAATAGGCAGCTAGGTATTTATTCTCCTAACTGCCTTTGATTAATTACTAGATAATGAATTGCACAGTTTCCGTACTGGACAATTCTCACATACACTATTATCATTAAGTGTATCTTCTACACAATTTAAGCATACAACGTCTACTGCATCCAATATTGCATTTTCTTTTTCTTTATCCATTCTGTATTACTCCTTATCTTGAAATTTTAGTTTCAAAGCTAAATTTGACTCAATGCTGCAAATCTTTCAGATACGATTTTGAATCCATTTGCCTTTAAAACTTCCACTGCTTTTTCCGTATCTTTTTTAACTTTACGATTATGTTTAAGAATTAAGTTTTCCATTTTATCGTAATCTTTTGAATTATAATATGTATGCTTAAATCTAAATCTAAGTTTCGCTATTTCTATAGCCTTTTCTAATCCTTTATTTGTCCATATCTGCTCAAAGTGATAATTTGCTGGATTTTTCACTAAGAATACATAGCATTTATCTGCTACAGGTAACAGTTTTTCTCTTACCAATTTATCAAAAGCATCATCATATGTTGCAATTTTATTTAATTCTTTATGCGAGTTTATATCTTCTATATCGACATTCTCTGATAAAATGATATATTCTATTCTGTTTACCCAATGAATCCCTTTATGATAATAATATGTTCCATTACCATCACATTCTGTAAAAATACACCATCCATTTTTGTTAATCAGTTTTATCTGATCACTATTCAAATCAGAAATTTCTGTATATTTCACCATCTTTGTTCCTCCAATTCCTTAATAAATCTTAGTTTCAAAGTCTATCTACATTACCGATAGCATCAACATAACATTCGTGAAATACCGTAGATTTATTTCCACTTTCATCAAATATATCAATCCATGCACATAATACTCTATAATTACCTCTTCCTCTTTCAATCGTTTCCATGGCTTCTTCAAGACTTACGCATCCACTTGACATTGCAGAAAGCCAAGGCTTGCTATTTTCCGCATCTTGAATAATCAATGACACCCAATATAATTCCATATCAATTCCTCCAATCTTCTAAAGAAATGCGAATTTATTTGCCTTATCTAAATACATCAATACAAGATAATGGTACATTTAATTCACTTGCTAATTTCTTTCGTGCATTAAATTCACTTTCGGCTTCTACTTCATAGCTTTTCATTGTTACTGTACAAAATAATTTCCATTTCATCATAATTACCTTCCTTTCTAAAGAAACACGCATATTTAGTGCCAACTTTCGCAAGTAGAATTTCTGTCAACTAATCCTTCTACTTCTGTACAATATCCTTCATAAGTTGTACAAGGATTATACGCACTGCATCCGTCACAACGCTTGCGCTTTCGCTTTGAACTGCTTACAATATGATACATATTGGTTCTACATATTTCTCTTTAATGTCTTCCCATTGTTTTTGAGTTACTTTTAAATAAGCATTTACAATCATTTTCTCTTACCTCCATTTTTGATGAAATACACAAATTTCTTTACTCTGTATCGCATAATGTATATCCCATTCCTGCTAATATATCTGGTGCATTATCATAATTAATTTCCTCGAAGTCTTCTTCCATCCATGATAAAGTTCCATTACAATTACATTCGGGACAGGTGTTTTCTCCGTGATTTATCAGCATTGCTCTTCCGCAGTTATTACATGCTACAAAATCACAACATTCGCTTTTGTTTTCACTTGTAACTCTGTCTAATACAATATTTTCATCCATTTTTTATCTACCTTTCACTATAAAACATCCATTCTCTTTAAATCTCATACGCATTTTACTCTTTACTCTAAATCCAAATCATCTTCATCACAAACAGATCCGCACTGTCCATCTGATGTAAGAATTAAGGTTCTATAATCATTTCCTCTAAATGATGCTATGCCTTTACCTTCTTCAATATATCCAATATATTCTCCATACATATCACCTGATGGTTGAAATACAATTTTCATATCTTCATCATAGTCATCCAACATTCTTTTTAATTCACCAACTGTCATATTTAATCACTCACTTTCATTTTCAAACTCGTCAATAAACTTTTGTGTAAACCTACCTACTTTGTAAGTTCCATAGTTTACCTTTACCTCATCCGTAATTTCCAGATATCCGTTCTCAACCATTGCATCAATCAGATCAGGACAATCTGTGCTTAAAAATGATTCTCCCTCATCAAGTGAATACTGTGGAATATTGATTGTTACATCTCCATACAATTCGCCTTTTTCATCACCACTTGCAACAAACGCAAGAACTGCTTTTCTATGGAACATATCTGCGTATGTATCTACTACAAAAGATACTTCGCAATCATTTACTTTTATTGTTTTCATTTTCATCACTCCTTACTATTTGCGCCATCTGCAAATCCATCATCGTAACCCTTGTTATACATAGGATTCTCAAACTTTGTATTCGCTATTGGTGAATCTTCTTCAATGCCAAAGAAAGATTTCTCTTCCTCTGACATTTCACAGATTTCGTCAAAATATTCAAGAGCACTTTCTCTGTCGTCAGAGATAAGTCCATCTTTGAAGAGTGTTGCAAGTTCTTCAAGTCTGCATCGTGGGATATATCCCTCTTCAGTTTTGTATCTAAAAGCATCAATCGCTTTTGCTAATGCTTCTGCTTTTGATATTGGTGAAAATTCACCAAAGTTGTAATAGACATATGTCCATGCCCATTCACCTTTTGCCTTGTCAAGCCTATTGACTACCGCATATTCATCCATCCGTGTTTTACGGAGAATTAATGCATAATCACCTTTTTCCATTATTACTTCATATTTCATTTTTATTACCTCCTACTACTAATTTTTGACAATAACTCTCTGCCACCCTTTAGCGAATGCCTTTTACATTCACCAAGCCATAGCATTCTATTTAACGACTCTGGAAGACTTATTACATCTCCCTTTTCATTCTCATATATGTAATGAGAACCTGATTTCCGTTTGATATGGTATCCGTTCATCTCCATTACTGGATTGACGACACGGATATCACTATGCCATCTTTTGCTCATTTGTTTTCTCTCCTTTTATTTATTTGACCGTATAGCCGTTATCTCAGCTATTATGTATTATTTATGCATATACCATAACTATGCACCTCCTTTGCATATAGTTATTCTCTTAAATTGCCTTCTTTCTTGTTGCTTTTTTCTTTGTTGCTGTAAATGGGCTTTCCATTTCGTAACGTACAATTTCTGACAGATAATCAAAAATCTGTGCCTGTGTTTTATCCATGATATTTTCAACAAAGTATTCAGTTCCATTACAATGTTTAATTAAGGCTTTCTCCATTTCGTCTGTTCTGCCTTCTGTGTATGCATATAATGCTTTTAAAGCACGAATGATTTTCGCTGTATATGCCTTACCATTGTAAGAATCTGCATATCCATTCCAACCAAGTTTTCCAAGCAATTTCAGCATAGAATCAAGAAGATTTACGTTTGTCTGCACTAGATGAATACCGTCTGAAATTGATGTAAGAGTTCCAACGGTATTTGTTGTATCTTCATCTCCCTTTACTGCTACATTATTTTTATGGCAAATTTCCTGCAATTTCATATAATCTTCCTTGTGTCCTGCAATAGCCGCCTTATAAATATCCATTGGTTGCATTTTGCTTCTGTCCTGTGACTGACTAATAAATAACTCAATCGCTTCTACCATTGAACACTCCATGATTTCAACCACGACGGCATCCATCTTTGCCTTAAATGCTCCGTAAATTCGGTGCTGACCATCAATTACCCATAATTTACCTTCATGGAATAACACTTTCGGTACATCCCATTTATATTTGTTATACGAGTTGCCAATTGCATAAGCCCTTGCAAGACTTAATCTTCTCTGCCATTCAGGAATATGAATGTACATAGGATCAACTACAAGCTGAAGTTTATCTCCAACCATACTATTTCTCTTTGCATCCTTAATCATTCTGGAAATATAATCTGTTTCCATTTTTCCTGTAAAACCATCTACGTTCCGTGACTCCTGCATTTCCTTTTCTACCTCTTTTGCTGATAAATAAACTCTTTTACACATAATAGTGTCCTCCTTAAAATTAATTTTTGTATAAAAATAACGGCTTGTCTTTTGACAAACCGTTTAGTAACTAAATTATAGGCTCATTCAACCCTAACTCTTTTCGGATTTCCGTTGTCCAATAACGGACATCCTCTAAATCTTCTCCGTTTGCTATATCTTCATCGAGATTAGTGAGTAAATACTTGATTGTATCATTTGGCTCACCTTTTTCTTTGCTTGACTGAAACTCGCATAAATAATTATAAGCATTCTCAGCTATCTCGATTGGTGCGAAACCGCCTTTCCAATGAGCGTTTGCATAATCAGCTATGCGGTAAAACTCTCTGTAGTCTAACATATCCTACACCTCCTCATTAACTAGAACATACTCTAAGTAATCTGTTTCACTTGCAAAGAGCTGATATTTTCCCTTTACAAGTCCCATGTACCCATCTGGCACAACATATCCTTTAATCATTGTTTGCCTCCTATAACAATGCGGATAATATCTCCGCAAAGCTCTTGTGATTTTTGTTTTGCCTTTTATTTCTCTTTGCATAAAGCTCCTCTGCATAGCGCATATTCTCATATGCTATCTCTGCCTCTGGACGAGCATCTATAATTTCCATTCCGTTGTACGCTCTGTATACTATTGCCTTTTGCATTTTACAGTTCCTCCTCTCTTGCGGTGCGCAAAATCCGTGTTACCTCATTTTCTGTTGTTGCATTTTTGATTTTATTAATTACGTTTTCGCTATAGCAAAGCTGCTTAGCAATGCGAATAGCGTTATACTTTATTGTGCCCATTTTGTTATTCTCCCTTCTGTATGTAGTCAAACCTTTTGATTACATCATCTGTATAATTGGTTTCTGGATTGAAAATTAAATAAGTTACTATTGTGTCTCCTTTTGTACAGTCAACACTTTCGTATGAGATATAGCTTCCATCCTCAAGATTTCCGTTTTTCTCATCGTCTGTGACTGTTCCAACGCATTTTTCTATGATTAGTTTGCCTTGTCTATTGGCAAGAATATCTTCTGTAAGTTCAGAAGAATCATAGACTTGACATATATTATCCGTTTCCGTTTCGCTTGGGATTACATTGATTGTTGGCTCAAAATCGTAACTATCGGTTGATGTACTGATAGTCAACTTATTTTCGCTTGCATAGTAATCAATTGATTTGATATCAGCGAGTGACATATATTGTTTTGCGTTTGGCTCAACTGTCTTCTGTATAGACATTGTTTTGCCTATTAAAAAAGCACCCATTATGAGTGCTGATGTTGTGATGATATATGCTATTTTTGCTTTCATTTTTTACTTACCTCCTTAATTTTGGGCATAAAAATAGCACCTAGTAGTTAGGTGCTTTTGGGTTGCGGTTGCCTATTTTAATAATAATTCAGGCAAAACATTATTAGCCATGTATGGCTTATATTCTGTTTCTGGAATATTGTTTGCCTTGAACAGTTCTAATATTCGTTGTTTCGCTTCTATATGTGTGACCTTCCACGGATCACTATTTGCAAGTTCTCTTTTAACTTGCCCTAAAATTTCTGTTATATCCATAGTTTACATCCTCTCTTTTTACATTTTACATTGTTTTTAGTTTGGCTTGAAGCTCTGCTATTTGAGCCTGAACCTCTTGCTTTGCTTGTTGCTTCTCTATATAATTACTATCTGGGATGAATTCCATTATCTCATCAGGCATACATTGAAAATAATCGCAAATACGACAAATAATTTCTAATGTTACAGATTCATTATTAATTAATTTTTGCATAGTACCACCACCAATATTGGCAGCTATTTTAAATTCTTTTTGTGTTAAATTATTTTCTTTTAGCTTATTAAAAAGCCTAGTATATTCAATACGCATTTTCTTATATGCCTCCATCAGTTATTCACCTCCTATTTTAGCATATAATTTTGCTTTTGTAAAAGGGCAAAGTTTGTCCCTTGCCCTTAATTTCCGCAGACTATTTAACCCCAAAACTTTTTAATGTTTGTGGTTCAAGAGTGGCAACCATATAGTAAAACAATGCATTCAGATATAATTCATCATCTTTTGCTATATGTTCCCAATTTTCCCTTGTTTCTTCTGCGGTTGCTTTCAGACCACCGCCATATTTTTGCCAGATAGTATCTCTGCTACCTACAGACATATCACGCAAATGGTTATCCATTTGGCGCAAAGACTCTACCCGTTGTGCTGTGTTCCAATCGTTAATTTTGAGCATAGTAATGCCCTCCTTTTGCTTTTTAGGCACACTGTACCTATCTACAATGCTACCATAGAACCAGCCTCCTTTTCAATTTCCGTTTCGCTACTGCTCATCGGTTACGGACTCACACCGTAAGACGGAAGGCAGAACTTAATCTGCCTTTATATAATTATCCAAAACATAATGTTATTTTGCGTTCTGTATAAGTACGCAACTCATTATTCCAGACTGTGCCTTCTGTATGCGAATATGTGCATGGCAAACCCTCATATTTTAAATCCGCAAGACATATATCTTTTAATTTTTTATTAGGCAATTCTATTCCTAGATCTGCCTTTATAAGTTGAGATATTATATCTTTTGCCTTATAGTTACCTTCTGCATCTGAATGAATTGTTGTTTGCATATTAAGCATGATTATACCTCCTGCAAATCTAATTTAATCATGTCTATAACTACAGTTCCCTTATATTTCAAAGGTTCATTATAAAAGGCATTCCAACCCTCTTTGATTTTTTCAAGCTGTTTTTGAGACAGCCACATGTCAAGCATGTTTTCTATTAAAGCCTGATTATTCATGACGTAAGTCCTCCTTAATCTCTGAAACACTCTTCAAAGTCGCAAAGTGCCATTTCCCTATAAATTCCAGACGCACCGCCAAAAGTTCGTGCATATAAAAGCGCAAACTTATTTCGTGCATACTCTTTTGAAAATACGCCTATATTATAGGCAAGTCGAATAGAATATAATTCTTGTGAAAATTTGTCTTTCATCATACTATTTCCCCTTAATCTCTAATATTTGAGGCAGTCCAGCCAGCGTTGCCTTTTCCGTACCAATGAGCCTCTTCAGTTACCTCGTTCCACTCAAGCGGATTATTAATCTGATGTGTGTTAATCCGTGAGCCAGTTCCTTTTTTATGCAAAGCATATGTTTTCATCATGCTTTTACAACTATCAAAGGACAGATTTTCCCTTTGAACCGTAGGAATATAGCCTAGCTTTTCACACGCAGACTTTACCCACTTATAAATCGGATGGTCTGCATTTACAAGCACATCTTGCCAATATCCGCAGAAAATATGGACTGGCAATTTACCATTGAAAAGCGCAAAATCATCGCATACCCAGAAAACACGCTTTTCGTTTTCGTTGGTGTATCTACCGTAGATTGCACCTGGTAACACCTTAAAATCGCAAGGCAGATTTGTAACAGTTCCCTTACATAAACGCACATAAAATTTTGGTGCGTGTACGTGGTTATTTTTTGACATAATTGCGCCCTCCTTTAGCATGAATACACAAGAGGATATTCTTCAGGCATATCCTCCCAGTCCTTGCGTAAAGTCGCAAGTTCGGATTTTGCATCCTTAAGGGCAGACTCATAGAGTGCTACATCCTCAAAGTTTTCGAGACTTCCAGCCTCAATAAGCGCAGAATTAATGTTTGCAATCTGCGACTCAAGTTCACAAATTTTATTAAACATCGGCTACCTCCTTAAATTTAGGCGCACTTGTAGTGCGATTTTTGAAATAGGCAGGCAGGGAATCGAACCCTGCTCACCTAGTACTTGCGTACTACTACCTAGGTTATTTTGTAGCCTTTTTGTCCTCAGACTTTACCTCAGGCTTAATAACCTCATGGTATTTCTCATTTGCAAGGACAACCGAACACAAGTCGGTAATACTTGCTACTTGCTGGGCTTTAGTCAGATTGAGGCTATAGTTATACGGCTCATAATTCACCGTTTTATTACCTAAATCATCCTTGCCAGTCTTAATCTTTCTACTAGCGTTACCGCCAAAAGAAGCGACAAAATGATGTAATAACCACTCATCAATAAATGAACGCTTGCAAGTAACTGGATAGAAATACTTACAATCCTCATTGTTAAAAATCTCAACAATCAACGGACGGAGATACTCTTTGAATTGTTTAAGCCCTGAACCTTTTGTGTAAAATGTTTTGATAGCATCAGCAATTTTCTTTGCTCTTTCATCTGAAAGAAAATCAGAATTAAAAGCTGTAATATCAATAGATTTATAAATCTGGTGCGCTAATAAATTGATGTGAACACGGTCTGTCAGTGGTAAAGCGGTCACTGTATCGAGTGACATGCAAGCCTCTACCTCTTTGCGAAGTTCTACGACATTATCCCGCTTAGAGATAAAGTCCCCTGCATCTACTCCGAGCTTCTCAACGACAACCCCAACCTCAGCGGTTAAAGCATCCACACCAGCGGATACAGACTCGAATTTTTCGCGCAAGTCCTTGAAAGCCTTCTCAGCTTTTGCAAGCTCAGCGTGACGGACAACGGTCTTGACTGCATCCATAACTAAGAAGTTATCCTTTTTGCAAGCATCGAGGTTAGTTGCATCAGTTTTGATGTCGAATAATTCAGATTTTAACATAAATAGTCCTTCTATCCTAGTTTTAACGTGGGGACATCCACGAAAAAAATAAATAAGTTTCAATGTTTTTTTTACTGGAATAATTCCAGCGACTGCGCTATAATGGAATTGAACCACTACAAAAGATTTTATAAAAATCCAATGGTGCCAACTAGCGCACTATTCACCGACTAAGGTTACTTATATTTTTTTAAACCGATTGAACTAAAACAAGTTTTCGGAGATTTTAAAACTTGAGTTTTTCGCACTAGCTCATACGGATATAAGCTATTTTGTAAACCAGTATAAAACCAAAACCTAACAACTAAATGTTTTTTACTGGCTTGTATGTAAAATCTGTACGGATACAGATTATAGAAAATTGTGCTATGTATTGGTACTTACTAACGGATATATGCTGTATATACATTAGCTTGCGCCCCGTCAAATATGTTTAGGTAAAATTAGTTCATGCCCCTGAACTTGCTAACTGCATCTCATGCAATAGCTGTTTGTAATGTTACTATATAGGTTTACCAAAGCTTACACTTACAATTCTATTAGTACCATTCTACCATTCTACAGTGGTACTAAGACAGTTGAGTTCGCTGTCGTGGCTTTAGTCTATATAGCCGTTTTGACATACATTTTATACTTGCCGTGTCCGACTTAGATACCTGCTATCTAATGCCTTGCATGAATGGTTATATGAACCTTTTTGTTAATCCTATGCAAGTAGGATTCTTGTTATCATGTAACAAGTGTTGAAATATTGACTTGTCAATTACTACTAAATGAAATAGTAATTAGGTTTCCGACACCCTTGACGTATGAACTTACAAAGGGGTTTTGCCCCTTGCCCTTTCGGACAAGTCAATAATAATACAAATTTCGGGATTTTGCAATATATTTTTTAGGATTTTTATTAATTTGTTAAAATTGTATAGTTTTAGTATAGTTTTGGTGTGGGTTATTGTGAATTATTCACAATTTGTTGATAACTATGTGGATAAGTTTTATTTGATTGTTGATAACTTATAAAAATGTGGATAAACTAACGATAACAAAACTATATCAGATAATAATATCAATACTATATAACATAGTTTTTAAAACTACATATAGTGGTTTTTATGGTTCATAAAAGAATGTATAATATATATCTATTAGACACTGTTTTATCGAACTACTGTTCGGTGGGGGTGGCAAAAGCTAAAATCAAACATATGTTCTTTTATATTTCCAATAGCTGATTATTCTACATACTCACTTAATTTTAAAACTCTCAAATTCCCAACAAAATCAAGCAAAATCCCAATTTTCTCATCCCAAACCCTTTATCGCACCTCATATCGTTAAACCCTACTAAAATCAGGCATTTCAGCCACTTCACAACTCAAAAATCAAACCCTCATCCCACTAAAAATCCACCCACAATTCCAAAATCTTCCTTATTTATAGGCACTTTTACCGATAACGATTTTCCCAGAAAAAAATTCCAAATCGCATCCCTCACATATCCCCCACATAGGGGCTATCATAAAACTACACATAAAACTATCAAGACATTAATCGCACTGTCTTATTTTTATGCCAAAATATATAACCACACTCTCTAACGTTCATATTAGCCCAAATAAGCTATTCTAATTCTTAGTCAACAATCTCTCCACGTACTTTCTTTTACATACCTTAGAAGCTAAAATACAAGGTCATATTTTTTAACTTCAAATCTCAAACTATACAATATAACCAAATATTTCATCAATAATGTAACGTATTTTATGCAAAATGTATAATATCCATTCTCATAATACCCTCTATAAGCTGAAAATCTACTGTCCTGACAGTGTGTAGAAAATTCTAACCTACTACCCTTACACTTTATTGGCTAAACAATATATTTTTCAAATCTACTATTCCAATAAGAAAAAATAACAATATATGTAATATGTGCGTATATGCGTATATGCGCCAGCATAGATATAGTCCCTTGATAGGGACGGTCTTTTCGCAGCGTTAGCAAGAAAAGAATATCTTTAGGGTAGACAACTGATAACAAGCCAATATCAAAATAGAGAATAATATGTCAAGGAGGCAAACATGATCAAATTACAAAAATATTCATATCTTTCTCATAAATATTTAATATTAGATACAATTGAAGATTGCTTTTCTAAAAAAGATCTTAATTTTATGCATATACCACGAGAAGAAATAGGATATATAGAATTTATTCGCAAGGATAAAATCATAATCATTTCATATCTACACATTTACACTTCATATAGACATAAACATTATGGTTATCAGGTAATAGATTATTTATTTTCTCATTATAAGTTCAAATGTATCGTAGGTGAAACTTTAAAAGAATCAAGAGGATTTTGGAACAAGTGCATACGTAAATATAATGGCATGAGAAGAAATATCTATTACAGTGACAATTGCACTTCATTATTTGTTATTCCAAGACAAAAAATAAGCTATAAGCAGATATGGGATCTATTGGATTACTCATATAACATAATTTATTAAGAAATATATTGGAATGAATTATGATCAAAAGAGAAAATAATGTATTAAAAAAGGAGGAATTGTATGATTACAGAAAACGAAATACCAAAATATCTCAAGCAGAAAGAAAGTAATATCTCAAAGAGTAATCGCAAATCAAAACACAAACATCATTATGAAGAATGTTTAATTCAATACAGATCCACATTTATAGGAAAGACTCGTCTTAATACAGATTTATATACCTACTGTACTATTTGTGGAAAAATAAATGAGCGATTCAAGGAAAATAAATCTATTGTAAAAGATTATATCAGAGAAGTTAATTCGCCAATAGGTAAATTCAAATGCTACTCTCGTATTTCTAGTGAGGAATTATATAAAAAATATCATGATAAATTGCCAATATTCTTTGTAGAGAATATTTACAAAGAGAAGTATGTTGATTTAGAGCAGAATAATAATCCAGATGGAGAATAAAACTATAGGTACATCATACATGTACCTAAATGAAACCATCAATTTAAAACATATGTATTTAAATCAACCAATAACAATCAAACAAAAGAAAGAAGGAATTATTATAATTGGGGTATATTCTATAACAAATTTGAAAACTAAAAAATTATATATTGGAGAAAGTCTTGATATTGATAAAAGATGGATTAACCATAAAAATGATCTTTTAAATAACCAACACGCTAATTATTATCTTCAACAAGATTTTAATAAGTTTGGGAAGGCATTTTTTAAATTTGAAGTTCTGCAAGAAGTTGAAAGAGATAGTATCACTATTACTCAATCCAAATTATTGATGTTAGAAAATGCTTATATAGAAAAATATAAAAATGAAGATTATGAATTATATAACATAGAAAATACACTAGAAGATGTTCTTTCAAATAAAAGGAAATTATTGGTTTGCGAAGAAATTGCAAATTATGTTGTAGTGTCTCAATTTTTAAGAAATAAATATGTATATGATTATACAAATAAAAGATTTAATTATTGTCAAAGAGATACAATTGAAAATTTAATATTATCTAATTCTTCCATCAAAGGGAAAGAAAAAGCAAAGCAAGTTGCAAACATAATATTAAAAGAGTTAATTGATCAGAATTTATATGAAAACTTTATAATAGAAAACACTTACTCTATTTATCTATATCATAAAATTCAAGAACGTAAAATTATAGAAATTAATTCTAAAGGTCGAGAATATATATTAAATCATTATGACTTTAATTCGTTTTTATTGAGAAAAAGAACTTCTGAAACCAAATTTTATATACAACAATATCCCTCTGAAAAGAAAATTAAACCAGAAGATCAAAATAGAATACAAGATGTTTGGCATAAACTTAAAGATAAATGCATTTTACCACCAGAAAATAAATACAATGATTTTCGAGATATGCTTATAAAATTAAATTTAATTATTATTGATAATAATAAGAGAACACGAGCAACTGAATTTGCAATGAAAAATAAATATTTTTTAGTTGTTAAATATAATAAAGCTAAAGATATTTATCAATATGTTATATCTCAAGATGGTTTAAGGTATATTTTAGCAAATATAAAATAAAATTTTTTAATTTACAGAGTAATTTGTGAAACAAATTGCGCTGTAAATAGTCTGTCTTATTAAATAAGTTATATATCTTCTTTCAGTTCAGTTGACCTACACAAAAGTGTAGTCAAAATTCTCATATTTTAAAATTGGACATACACAAAAGTGTAGTTTGCTGAACGCTCGTAAAGGCGTTTCTCTTTAAATAGAAACAGAGAATAAATAAATATCACATACAAAGGAGCATTTTTAATTGCAACAAAAAATAGAATATTTTACACGTTTCCCTAATGGCTATATCCAAGGGAATATCAAAACAAAATATGGAGTTAGTAGGAAATTTTATATCACATACATACTTATAGATAAATACAGATCGTATGAAGACTATAGTTGGATTACTATTCGTAAAGTAATGGAATTCTATGGCTATAAAACAACCAAACATAAACCAAAAGCATTTCACGAAATTCTCGATGTATTAGAATATATGGTTAATAATAAAATGATTGAAGTAAAACAAGACCTTGATTCTATAGGATATGATACTGGAATTGAGATTAAGATAATTCCTGAAAATTTTGATCCGTGTAAAGATTTTTCAAAACTCACATCATCTCAATATGATTTTATAATGATGAATGAATCTTCTATAAATAGAGAGAATATATTAGTAGCCTTTCTATATATTAATTCTTATATTTATCTACGACAAAGAGATAAAAATGGCAATGAGCTATTATCAAAACCACAAGACAAGCCAGAAGCCTTTTGGCGAAGTATAGATTCTATGTCGAAAGAACTTTCTATGTCAAAAGACACAATTAATCAATGTATTCAATATCTCACATCTTCTATTGGCGATAAAGAACCACTTCTAATCAAAAAAGAAGTCGGTAGTGTTCAGCCTGATCCCAAAAAACCACCACAAAATGTACCAAATATATATGTACTTAATAAAGAAGGATATGAGCAAGAAATTGAATGGGCTATTGCTAAGATGTTAGAAATCTATAATGTAGACTCATTTGGAGAAATCAAAAACGGCAATAAGTCGTAACTAAAACAGAGAATAAACATATGTAACAAATTAACGCAGCACTCAAAGGAGCTGATCGCAATGAATAATAATTTTAAAACAAAAGGAGAACTAATTAATGAACAGAACTGTAACTATCGAGTCAAAGAACCATAAATATGCAAATACATATGGGGGAAATATTTGTATATCAGATTTTTGCACTAATTATGAAGGCAGTCAAAATATTGCAGAACGTATTGAATCTGCATGGCGATTTGATAGGTCATGTGCAAGAAACAGAGTTGTATTAGATGATTATAAGGAGAGACAAAAATAATGGCAGATATAAATATGAGTGTATCAATTGAGGAGCAGGAAATTTGTATTAATGCAATGCGTGATGAAAAGTTTGCAACAATATATGCTTCCGATTCTACATATATTACGAAATTGGACAAGTTATGTAAGGAAAGCCCTGATATGTACTCTCTTATCGAAGATACAGGTAGAGGTAAAAAATATTTATTAAAGGATAAAACTCTTATCAGTTTCAGAGCGAAGAAAACAACAAGAGTTATGACTGAAGAGCAGAGGAAAGCTTCCGCTGAAAGACTTCGCAAGGCTCGTGAGAATAAAAGTGTCTGAGATACCATTTCTAGCCAGAAATTTACTATTCTGACAGTATACAGAAAATTCTACCCTTATTCATGGAGAAATACTCGTCTAAGAATTACATTTTTCAAATTACAATAAACAACAATAAATAGAAAGAAGGATTACATTATGCTGAGAAATTATTATCAAGGAACAATGATAACTGTCGAGTTACCAAAGAATCAATATAAAGGTTATGTGGTTGATTGCATATACAGATATGTCAAGGATATGAACAAGTATGCACTGAGCATGTGGCTTCGTAATACTGAAATTGACGACAGAATGCAGATTTGCTCACAGGAAATTAATACTCAATACATTACAAGCACAAGAGAGAATATAAAGAAGGATGTGTGTGCAATTGTTGAGCAAGCTGCCAATAGTTCATATTTTGACAAGTCGATTGAGACTTATGAGTATACACAGAAATGTTTTGAGCGTGGCAATGCTGAATTTGAGAATGAGGAGAACAGATCATGAGCTGTCCATATTGTAGAGGAATAGGTGAACATGATTACAGATGTCCTCTTTGGCAGCCAAGTAAAAAGGCAAGAGTTAAGTGCGGTTATTGTGATGAGTATATTCTTGAAGGTGACGATTATGTTGAGATTAATGGATGGACTTATCACAAAGACTGCTTAACTGTTAATAGGTTGCTTGATTTAATGGGAGTTATTACAAAGGAGATGTCATATGAGTTGGATTAAAAGAAAGATAAAATGGATTATTTATAAACTTAATGGACTTATACCTAAGATACATAACTTGCCTGACGTTGTGTATATTAAGTGGATGGGTGAAGAATTCATTATTAAGAAATAAATAGAAATTTCATTTGGAGAATATATAAGTGAAACATAATAAATAAAAGATAAAAGGAGGATTTATGGCTGGTATTAGCGTACCTCAATATGAGATTTTTAAAATTGGAACAAATAAACTAAAGTATTCTAATTGGGATTTACAGATTACCAAAGAAGAGGCTTTTAAATATCAGGAACTCATATCACTGTTTGAAGCTCAAGAATTCCGCATAATGGCAAATAAAATTTTAAAAAAACCTATTTGGAGTATTGATTTTTCAAAGATATTTATGCAGGTAGTTGTTGATAAAAAATCTGATTTTGCAAGAGTGACTGGTAAAAAAGGTGTTACCATAAATGGTGTTAATTATAAACGCTTCGTTGGAACTACTGGTGGATTAAAAAATAATACTCTTCTCTTCTGTAATTCACAATACATTGATAAATTAAATGAATTATGTGAATGTAAGAGAAATCCAGATACTAAATTAGTTCCTGCAAAATACGAAGCTTACAAAGCATTAACATGTTCTGCATCACAACCGATTTGTGATCCACATGGAATTTTGGTCGTAAAAGATTGTATTACACAATATTTTGCAGATGTTATATCACTCGATGATGGTGGCGATTCAAAAGAACCGACAAGAGAAATTATTAAAGATAAAGTTCTTGAAAACAATGTATCTGACGGTTTTAATCTTTGTACTATACAATATATGCAGCGAGTAGCTGAATCTTTAGGTCTTGATTATATTCCTGGCGGTGTGTGCTTGAGAAACGCATGGCTCAAAGGAATGCTCTATCCGTTCCCTATTTATGAATTTATTGAAAAATACAATAATGGTAATTATATGATTAAAGATATTTGGGGAAATATGCAAGATATTCGTCAATGTGAAATGATTGTTACAGAGTCTTCTCTTAAATTATGGGGAGCGTATGATAATATTGAGCAATATGTGAATGCATATAAGGAATGTGGATACGGATTTTCTGTAACAAAAATTTCACCACATATTCTTGAAGAACAGAGAGAATTGAATTACCAATATCTTCAGTCTTATGAATTTACAGACGAAGATGTTGAGGAATTGTGCGCACCAACAATCAACTATTTAAAAGATGCTATGTGTGGCGACTACTCTTCTACCGTTAAATTTCTTGGTATTAACGAAAATACTGATGTAAATTCATGGCAACGTGCTTTATATACAAGCGAATATATGTTGGGAGATCCATATATAATCGACTCTGTACATAGATATATCAAGAAAAAAATGAATGATGCGAAAATTGGTAAATTATTTGTAAAAGGTAACTATCAGATTGCAAGTGGCGATCCATTTGCTCTTATGCAATCTCTTTGTGGATTGGAAGTTACAGGTTTATTAAAAGCAAATGAATGTTATTCAAAATTTTGGATTGATAAAAATGAAGATGAAATTGTACTCTTTAGAAGCCCAATGACAAGTCATAATAATATTCGAATGTGTAATATCAATAATTCGGATGAATGTCGGTATTGGTATCAATATATGAATACTATCATGATTATAAACGGTTGGGATTCATTTTGTATGGCTGAGAATGGGGAAGACTGGGACTCGGATCTGAACTTTTCTACTAATAATCCTGTTATGAAAAGACGCTATAGATACCTACCTGCTATTGAATGTGTCCAACGAAATGCAGAAAAAATTGTTGTCACTGAAGCTGCTGTTAAAAAGACAAATAAAGCAGGTATGGGAAATCAAGTTGGAACAATCACTAATTATGTCACATCTATGATGGAAGTTCAATCTCATTTCGAGAAAGATTCACCTGAATATAAAGAATTAGAATATAGAATAGAATGTGGTCAGCTCTATCAACAAAATGAGTTGGACAAAATTAAGGGCATCATTGCAAAACCAATGGAAAGCAGTTGGTACAATTTAGGTGCTTGCGGAGAGAATAAATATTTGCAATCGCTTTGCGCATACAGAAAGCCCTACTTTATGATTTATGTTTACGATGAAACAAAAAGACAGTACAAGCAATACATTAAAGAAAGTAATGCTAAATGCTATGCTATCTATAAATGTTCTATCGAGGATTTACATAATAAAGATACCCTTACAAAAGAACAAGAAGATTTTCTTTTTTGGTATGAGAGAAAAATGCCAGTTGGTACAGGGAATTGTTCTATGAATCAGATTTGTAAATATGTTGAAAGTCAGTTAGATGGTTATAAATCTCAATTACATAAGGATTCTTCATTTGATTATAATACATTGAAGGTTAAAAGACGTTGTACTGAAGAACACAGACAAGCTCTGCGAGAACTTGAACAATATTATTGTGAATGCATTAAAGAATATAAAAAGAAACAGGGAAAAGAAAAAGGAATACAGCTAAATAGAACTGATATCTTTGATAAGCAGGATGAATTCGACAAGTATTATCAACGTGCAAGTATGGTTGAAATGTTTAAGAAGAAAGCTGAAGAAATATGTCCAAATGACGATGAACGTATGAACATCATTCTTGATATGACTTATGGATATAAAGGTAACAGACAGTTTTGTTGGGATTGTATTGGAGAACTAATTATTAAACGTTTAAAAGAAATGGAGGAAGAAGTTGTATATACTGAATGAAAAAGAATATATTAGAGAGATATTAGTGTCTGGTAATAAACCAGACAATATCTCGAATGGATATCTGATAACATTGATTGCTAAGTATTATTTTGATAGAGATAAAGATCCAAATATTCTAATTGATACAGTCAAAGCAAAGATGCTTGAATTCAATATTGAAGGATATCAAGAATATAGATATGCTAACAAAATCAAAAAAACATGTATTGATTTATATGATTCAGAATCAAAAAATCTCTTTAGGGAACTTGAGTATGTTCCTATCTATGAAAAAGAATTAAAAGTCGTGGAGTCTCTTCCAAATGATCGCCAAAAGAAATTTATGTTTACATTATTTGCTATTGCAAGATATATGAATAGTGAAGGATGGATAAATAAAAAAGACTCAAAAGGTCTCTCAGAAGTATTTAAACTTGCCAATGTTACTCTCTCATCTGATAAAAAAAATGAATTATTGCATGAGTTATATAGTAATGGTTATATTCATTTCGGGAAAAAGGTGAATAATTTAAATATCAAAATTGATTTAGGAGACACTGATGATGATATTGCTTATAAAGTAACTCAATTTGAGAATATTGGCAATCAGTACATAGGGAATTTTAAAAAGGGTTATAAGCAGTGTTCCAATCCTGGTTGTGGAAGAAAAATTAGAATTAAAAGTAAGAATGATTATTCAACCAAGTACTGTCCTAAGTGTGCAAAAGAAATTCAATTTAATCAAAAGAAAAAATGGGATAAAACACATAGAAAGTGCTAAAATCCGAAAAAGCCACAGTCTTTAAAACCTTTGATTCATAAGGCTTTTTGGCACATTTTCACAAAAAATTTGATTTCCTTAAATGTAGATATAGTGAAATATTCACAAAAACAAATACAAAAACGATTGTCATGGAAGAAACAAACCGACAATCTTTGTATGTCTGCTTTGCTGCTCTTTTGAGTGGCATTGCAGATTTAGAATGAAATCAGCTTTTCTTGGCTGATAAAACAGAGAATAATAAAATGTAAACATCAAGTACATATTCATTGTACCTTACCTTCTATAATCGGTGACTGTATTACAGTTCTTGCAGTATGGTCACTGATAATTCTTAAATATTATTGCTGGCGAGTGAAACGGATTATCACACATGGCTCATAACCATGTAATAGCAGGTTCGACTCCTGTGCTTCAGCAACTCCCCTACTTTTGTAGGACTGGTTGGTTTCGGATCAGGAGATGTTAAATCTCAAAAATAAGCATGGTGACATGTATAAAGTGGCTTTGTCGTATTACAAAGCTGCGACTATAGAAATATAGTTTAACAGAAAACACATAGGATTTATACCTAACCTTCTATTCAAGGACGACTGTTGGCGAATATGGTTGGGTAGGTATCTTGAGATAGGTGCTGTATTAACACAGAAATGTGGGGATAATCCATGTCTAAATGGTACGAGTTCCGCAAGAATTAGTGCTGTTTAAATTATTATATAAACATCTTAAGTCGAAAGATAGGTGTTTTGTAATAAAGGATTCCGATAGCAAGGAAGACAGGATGGTGATGATTGGGCTGTACTCAAAAGGTACGGATGGTCAAATGTACACCTCATCATCTATTTGTAAGTACAGACTTTTGGTAAATCAAATTACAAAATTATTAAAGAATAAGAATAAAGTTTTTAATAGATAAAAGCAAAAGTGTGTGCGACCACAGAGAGAAAAACAACTTATTGTTCTGTAATATGGACACATGTAACACTCGCAAGGTGTTATGTGAGAAAGTACAAGTACGTGCAACTCTAATAGGCTGCAACCTATGAATCTCGCAAGGAAGAATGTGCAGAAAGAAAATCTATAATACTTTGTGGTAAGAGTTTGCCAGTTATGTCAAAGCTGGTGTTGTTGCTAACTACAAGCTAATCGCTTGTGTGATAAACTGTGTCCAACCACAGTAGATGTTAGTGTATTGAGTCAAATATCTCAGCTCATATTAAGTAAGGATCTCATACTTCGGTATGGGATTTTTTATTTGCTCTCTTCGTATAGTTTGGTTTAGTACGACTGATTTGTAATCAGTAAACGGCAGTTCAAAGCTGTCAGAGAGCTTTAACTTGCCAATTGGCAAAATAAATTTAAGGATGTGAAAATTATTTTATTAATTAACAAAACAGAAGCTTTTGCAATGAGGAAACTTGTTGGAAATGAGAATGTAAAAAAGACTTATAGTGGTCATTCTAAATACTATCTGGTTGAAGATGACCAGAATTTAAAGGCTTTGAGTGATTATAGAAAAAGTAAAATCGTTGGATAGAGACGAAATCTAAAATGAAAGGTGGTCGGAAACCATCGGTACGATGAAATTTTATGATACTAACGCTATTTTAAAATTACAGGACAAAATATTTGAAGAGGATTTTATTATAAGTTCTGTAACATTACAAGAGTTAGAGCATATCAAAGTATCTCGAAACAAAGATGATCAAGTAAAGTATGAGGCACGAAAAGCTTTGCATCTAATTGATGATAATTCGGATAAATATGATGTTGTTGTATATGACAACGCAATTGAAAACTACATACTTGGGAAAAACATGGAAATAACACCTGATACTAAAATAGTTGGTAGTTGTGCATTTATAAATGCAATGAAGGATGTTGTTTTTATTACAGATGATATTGCTTGTAAAATGATTGCAAGGAAAATATTTAATCTTACCGTAAAAGGTGTAAATGATGAGCCTGTGGATGATTATAGTGGATTTGTTGAGAAAACACTATCCGAATCAGAAATGGCTTATTTTTATGAGCATTTACAGGAAAACATCTATGGGTTACTTGAAAATGAGTATCTTATCTTAAAAGATTCTAATAATCATGTCGTTGATACTCTCGTTTGGCGAGAAGGAATGTGTCAAAACATTAAATTCCCTAATATTAAATCAGATTATTTTGGTGCAGTTAAACCTCTTAATGGAGATATTTATCAGCAGATGGCTTTGAATAGTTTCTCTAATAATCAGATTACTATGATTAAAGGTTCTGCTGGTACAGGAAAATCATATCTTGCAGTTGGATATATGATGTGGTTACTTGAAAAACACAAGATTGATAAAATTGTGATTTTTGCTAACCCAACTCCTACTATGAATTCGGCTAAGATTGGATTTTTACCAGGAACACAGCTAGATAAGCTCGTTGATTCAAGTATTGGTAATATGCTTGCAGGAAAACTTGGAGACAAGTTTATGATTGAACAACTTGTGTCAAGAAACAAACTTTCTATATTACCGATGTGTGATATTCGAGGATTTGATACAAGTGGTTTAAATTGTGCGGTCTATATTACAGAGGCACAGAATTTAGATGTATCACTTATGAAACTTGCATTACAGAGAATTGGTGAAGATTCAATCTGTATCGTAGATGGCGATTACAATGCTCAAGTTGATCTAAATCAATATGCAGGCAATAATAATGGTATGCGAAGAATGTCTGAGATATTCAGAGGACATGATTTCTATGGAGAAATTGAATTACAGAACATCTACAGAAGTAAGATTGCTGCTGTAGCTGATGATATGTAAAATATTACGAAATTGGAGGCTAAATGCCTATGAACAAAGATTATTTACAGTTAGAGTTTGATAGTTTAGGAAATGAAGCAAATTATAAACTTGCAGATCCGACTCTTGTTGATTATTACAAGCGATTAAATAATCGTGAAATTCTTATTAATCAAGATATTGATGACGGGATTGTAGAATGGACGCAGGAAATAGTTGAATGGAACAGAGAAGACAAGGATATAGCGATTGCCGAAAGAAAGCCAATTAAGATTTGGATTAATTCAAATAGTGGTTCTCTTAATGCAATAAACGAGCTTATTAATATCTGTAATCTTTCTAAGACACCAGTTTATGCTATTGGAATGGGAAAATGTTACTCCGCAGGAGGGCTTTTGCTTATGGGTATCCCAAGGGGTAACAGATATATTCTGTCATCTACTGAAGCACTTATTCATGATGGCTCTACAGGCAGTTACGGAGACACTGGCAAGGTACTTGATGATTTAGAGAGAACTAAGAAAATTGAGGAAGATACAAAACAGTTTATTTTAAGTCATACAAAGATTACTGAGAGTGAATATGATAAAAATTATCGTAAAAATTGGTGGTTAGATGCTAACGAAATTATTGAAAAAGGCGTGGCTGACCACATTATTACAAATATTGAGGAATTATTTTAAGGAGGGCGCACTGCTCTCCTATTTTATTGGAGAAAAAGGAGATTGAAAAATGATTAAAATTACTGAGTCAGAGGAGAAAATTACTGCTCCTAAGAAGACAATTAAATTAGATAACATTTCCGTAAAGGATTTAAAGCTTGTAGATGCTGAAACTGGTGAGGACTTATCTCAGCAGGTAATTAACGCAATTCCATTCGATCAGATTGGATTCAAGATTACATTTGAACTTCCTGTAGAGGAAGATTCTGAAGAGTAAGGCGGTGAATATTATAATCGACTTACATAGATTAGAAAATGAAACAGATTTTGAATGGAAATTGAGATGTTGCCTTGCGAAAAAGCGTAAAGAAACAGATATGGATTGGATTGAGATTCGAGATATGCTTGGATTGAACATTACACCAGATCAGCTTAGAAAACAGGCTGTTGGATATGAAGAGTATGATAATTATATTCATGGTTATCAGGGTGTAGCCACTACTATCCTATCTGTGTCAGATTTACATGTTCCATTTCAGTTGCCATATGAGTTACTGAAAGATTATCGTGGAGTTGATATCCTACAAATTAATGGAGACGTTGTAGATTGCCAAGCATTATCGAAATTTTCAAAACAGTATAGAATTTCACCAATGGAAGAAATGATTCAAGGCAGACAATATCTTATTGATTTGATTGAGTATATTCGTCCTAAGAAAGTAGTATGTAATTATGGCAATCACGACAAGCGATTTGCTAATTATTTTGCAAAGAATTTAGATACTGATATCTTGGAACTTATGCCTGATACATCTTTGGAACTTATTTTTGTAGATGGATTTAAACACTATGATAAACGCAGTAAATCAAAGATTTGGTATGAACCACTTGTAAATATTTTTGATGATATTGATATTCAGTATATTGATGACTGGAAATGCAAGATCGGTAAAACTTGGTTTGTTCATCCATTAGCATATAGACAAGGGATGCTTGCTACTGCTGATAAGGCAAAAGATTATCTACAGGATACTGATAAAGAAGGATTTGATTGCGTTACGATGGCACATACTCATATGATTGGTGATTCAAAACGTGGATATGTGAGACTTCTTGAACAGGGAGCTTTTGCAAATGTTGATAAGATGAATTACATGGATGGTAGATTAACAAAGCCACAGAAAGAAGGTTTCGCTGTTATCTGTCAAGATAAAAACGGCAATTTGATAGATGCTAAGACGAAAGTTATATCATTAAATTAAATAACAATTGTAGTCCACTGTTCGGCTCAGTTTGGAGCAATTGTGAAAGCAGATATTCACAGTCACAATTAATATACGACTAATATATTATTCATTTTTGCTTATTTTGGCACTTTTAGATGATATATTAGTCTTTTCGATTAATGAAACCACTATCAGAGGGAGTGTACCTTATATGGACGCTACCCTCTTATTATTTTGGCAATAAATTAAAATATTGCCGAAAAATATAAAATAAAACACTCGAAAAAATATAAATGAAGATTAAAAGGAGATTTTTGAACAATGGTAAAAAATGAATTAGTAAGCGCAATCGCTTCAAGAATTGATGGAGTTAAGAAGGGTGACATTGCTGTTGTCCTTGATACATTTGCAGAGGTTATTACAGATACATTAAAAGCTGATGCTACAGAGTCAGTTCCAGTTGGTAAGCTTGGTAAGTTTAAGGTTAAGACTGTACCAGAGCGTAGAGGAAAGATTATGATGGGTGATCGTAAGGGTGAGGAGTATGTAACTCCACAGCATGACGAGATCACATTTAAGATGTCAAAGACTGCAAAGCAGCTCTAATCTGAAAGGTTGTGAATTGTTTGACGAAGAATAAATATGAAAACATTCAGATGATTGATCTTGAGGATAAAGTTGATGATATTGTAAAAATTTATATTAACAGACTTTATCATACTGATAAGACTGTTGGTGCAGTCGTAAACAAAGAAATTGCTGAATATATCTTGGATAATCTTATTAGACTTGACGAGACAAGTATTAAAGAGATTGACCTTGTTGATTATATGAATATAGACGAATATTTAGTATCTGTTGATGATGGTGGCGTAATCACTGTTGTCCCTATTGAGGACTTTGGTGTTCTTGATAAAACAGATATTTTCTATATTGATATGGATGGTGATATTAAACAGGATGTCATTGATTACTGTGTGAATGAGGATAAAGAAGTTATTCTGTTTGGTCAGGAAGATGACTGCGATGGTGATTGTGAAAACTGTCCTGCGAATGATGAGACTTATTTACATACTTCTGAAGACGAAGATGGAAATGCTCACGGATTTACTGCTAGTAGGTCAGATGGCGATTCTTATATGAGTTATTCTTACTACTCTAGCGATGAGTTAAGTCATGAAGATATTCAGAAGATGTTAAAGGCTTTTGGATTTTAATTTTTGGAGTGGAATTCGCACAATCCCACTATGTCTTAGCATAGTGGATGGATGTGAATAGAGAATATACTATTATATGTAGTAACTGGAATATCTATAGAAAAGCGGTGAGACGATGGAAACTATCATTAATCGAGGTTATAAATTTAAAATTGTTCCAACAAAAGAGCAGAAAGAATTTTTCTTACAATCATTTGGTTGTGCCAGAAAAATATACAATATGTATGTTGATGAGTTATATAGAAAACTTGAAGAGTCTGGTTATCAGAATGGAATAATTAAGAAATCAGAATTACATTTGAGTAAATATACTGATTTTTCAAGACAGTTTGATTATATGAAAAATGTTGATGCTCAGTGTTTATCAAGTGCAAAAATGGATTTTAATAATGCTATTAAAAAATTCAATACAGAATATGATAAAAAGACATATACCAAAAGAAGTCGAAAAAGAGAAAAGACATTAGGAATTAAACCTACTTTCAGAGATTTAAAAGGTATGCCAAGATTTAAGAGCATTAAGAACAATGATTTTTCGTACAGGACATATAACCATTCTCTAGGTGGTAAATGGAATTTAATAATGTTAAAAAATTCTATGTTAAAAATTCCAAAACTTAAAACATTGATTAAAGTAAAGCAACATCGTCCACTACCAAATAATTCAATTATTAAGAATTGTACTATTTCAATGGATAATAAAGGTGTATTTTTTGCCAGTTTATGTGTTGAATATGTAATTGATATTGAATCAAAGAAAGCAGAAAAAGTTCTTGGATTAGATTATTCTCAACATGATTTCTATGTTGATAGCAATGGTAAAAAAGCCAATTACCCTCACTATTATAGGAAATCAGAAGAAAAATTAAAAAAACTCCAAAGAGGATTGTCAAGAAAAGAGCTTAAATCTAAAAACTGGTATAAACAAAAACAAAAAATTACAACATTACAAAGACATATTGTAAATCAAAGATTTGATTGGTTACACCAGGAATCGAGAAGAATAGCTGATGAATATGACGCTGTTGTAGTAGAAGATATTGATTTAAGAAATATGGCTCAATGTCTAAAACTTGGAAAGAATGTTCATGACAATGGATTTGGAATGTTCCGAACTTTTCTGAAATACAAGTTGGAAGAACAGGGAAAACAGTTTATTAAGATTGATAAATGGTTTCCATCTTCTAAAATGTGTCATTGTTGTGGTGCTATTAAAGAAGATTTGCAATTATCAGACAGATGGTATGTTTGTGATTGTGGATATGAAAACGATAGAGATTATAATGCAGCGATGAATATAAGAGACTGTGGAACACGGTTATTAGCTTGGTAATGAAATGCTCATAAGAGTATAGTCCCAAGAAGCTACGAAGTATTCAGCTTCGTGGTAGTTCACAGTGTGTGGTGTATGCTGTATGCTGCGCACTTTTTGTATGACTTTATAGCTTAATGGTTAAAGCATCCAAGGTAAAACCGCAGACACCAGTGTGAAAGCCACTGACGGAATGGATATAGGTTCGAATCCTATTAAAGTCATTTTTCTATGTTTCTGTGGATGGAAACAGAGAATAAATATGTGTGCTCATGATTAGTGTCATAGCTGATTGTGGGATTTATGGAATGGGACAAATCGGAGTTGCAAACCGATTTGAGCAGAGTCTATTACCTTACCCCTCTCTCCCATTCTATTTTTATTGGTATTGGGTAAGGTGAAAGGGTAAAGGTAAAAATATGTCAGCAATTATAATGTTAAAGGTTGGAGATAAAGAAGTCCAATCTACTAAAGTAACTTATGATGATTTGGTTATCTTGTATAATCAATTTATTGATACTTATGGTGAAGTACCAGTATATTCAAAATGCGATTCTAAACATAATATGCCACAAGGCAGAATTATAACTCGTGTATTAAAAGAAAATAGTATCACCTATAATGATTTCTTGTTACAGTTTGGTAAAGTATCTCACGTAAGGACAGAAAGTAAAGATTATGATTTATATGTCGAAAGATTTAAAGAAGTAAGTGATAATATTGGTCATGCTTTATGCGGAAATGAGTTAATGAATAATAAATATGGTTTACCAAATCCAATTTGGTTCGTAAAATATTGTCCAGATAAAAATGTGAAAAAATATGATGATTTCGTGCGTTGGTGTGGTTATGAAAGCAATAAGCTCAAAAAAGAAAAAGAAGATATTGCGAATGCACTTATAAATCTTGAGAAAGAATTAGGTAGACCAATTTTGCGAGAAGATATTTCACTTGAGAAAACTGGTTTTTCAATGATTGTATTGGTAAGAATGTTTGGTGGTCTTAATAAAGCTAAAGAAGAAATTGGTCTTATGCCTACACCAACAGATAAACCTCTTTATCCATTTGAATATTATAGGAATACTATTACAGAAGCGTTAAATAATCTATATGAGAAAACTGGTAGAAAATTTCTTACATGGCAAGATTTAGAAAGTGGTTTATATCATAAAAATAATATTGAACATAAATCAATGACAAAAGCATTTAAGCGTGAAGATTTAGATGTATTTGCTTATATTAAAAGTCTTGGATTTGAAATGAATCCAAATAATTTTAGTTTTAAATACACGTTTGATGATGGTGAACGTGCTGTATCAACTATGGAATTTGATTTTTCTACATATATACGTTCTCTTGGATATGAATATAACAAATCATATTTTAGAGATGTAATGTATAAGACTTTTACCAATAGTGATAAGAAACGAAAAACAAATTGTGATTACTGTATGCTTTTGCCTAACGGTAAAAAGTTATATGTTGAAATTGCAGGTGTTATACCTAACGACACGGCAGATTGGAGACATTATGAATACAAATACAAACATCATCAAGAGTATCAACAGAAAATGTTATACAAAGAAAAAATACTTATAGAGAATAAATGTAATTATCTATTTCTGTTTTCATCTGAAATGAAAAATGGAAGTTATAAAGAAATATTGCAAAATAAAATAAATGAGATTTTACAAGAAGTAGCTTAGTTTACCACTGCTCTACTTCTTTTTATTATACGAAAGGAAGTGATTTAGTGGCACATGTAACAAGGGTAAAATATTTTACCAAGGATAAGGAGAAATTCATAAATCCTGATAACTTGAAGAAATATAAGAAATATCTCCAATCAAATATTATAAAAAATCAGGATGTTAAAGATACTACATATAAAAGATATGAAGGATTGTTTCGTCATTTCCTTATGTGGTTAGGTGAAAATTATGGAGATTTAGATTTGTATTCAGATGAGTTTATGGAAGATGCTGTTGATATTATGGAGAACTATATTATGTTTTGCCAGGAAACACTTTTGAATCATAAAAAGATTATTAACATGAAAATTTCTGCCGTTAGCTCATTCTATATTTGGTCTATGAAACGTGGTTTTGTAAAATATCATCCTTTTGATGGAAAACTCGATAGAATGAAGAAAGCTAATGAGGAACATATCTTAAATTCGTATTTCCTTACAGAAGAACAAGTTCAGACAATCCGTAGAGAGTTATCTGAAAATGATAAGTATTCAATTCAAGATCAGATTTTATTTGAGGTAAGCTTCGATTCTGCCAACAGAATTGGTGCATTGTTAAGATTGCAGTTATCTAAACTTGACTTAGAACATAACATGTTTATTGATATAAGAGAAAAGGAAGGATACCGTACACAGGTAGTTTTCGGTGATGTTGCAAAAGAACTTATTCAAGAGTGGCTTGAAATGCGAAAGAATGATTATGATCATTTGGAATGTGATTCATTGTTGATTACAAAATACAATGGAGAATATAAACCTATGGGTGATAGTGCAATCAGAGATAGAATGAAGAAATATGGCGAAATTATTGGAATTTCTGACTATAGACCTCATTGCCAACGAAAATCTCGTCTAAATTTGGTTTACGAAGAGACTGGCGATTTAGCATTAGCAGCCGAGCTTGCCAACCACAAATCGACAGAAACAACTCGTTCCTTCTATTGTAAACCTAAAACTAAGGCAGAAGTTATGGAAAAAATCAATGCTTTAAAAGAGAAAAATGAAGCTGAGAGTAAATAAATCTGAAAAACTTACTATGTACAAAGATTAGGTTGCGTCTTTACTGGCATATTGAATGGTGGCATTCAATAGCGTAAAACCTATGTCAACGTAAACTGACATTAATTTCCTAATCTTTTTTGCTTTTAAATGGAGAATAATTATAAGCCGAATGCTCTGAGTTACGAACTCAACAAGGCTCTGTGAAAATCAGACGGACTAACAGACCGATAGAACTGTATTATCCCAATAAAGCCCTTATAAACAGGCACGAAAGGTATATATAAAAAGGTGACGACAATGTAGAGAATAATACATAGAACGAATCCTTAATTGGATAATTCAGAATAATAAGTTGCTTACACTTTCACAAGAGTGAGGGCGGTCTGTCAATCCGTTGATAGATTTTTACAAGTGAGCTGTCGCTGACCGATATGCGACATAAATAAAAGGTCGGTTTGCGAAATTATTGACCTTGGAACGGTCTAAAACTTCCCACTGCTTACTGCTCATTGGCGGTGTTGTTTCACAATGTACATAACATTGTATTTTGACACAAGGAGAGGTCTTGCCTTAGTAGATGATTAACATATCTTGGCATTTCTATTCATGTAGATTGTAAGTCCTGCTACTGCATTTTGGTAGAGCTGACTTTATAGCAACTTTAGTGCGCACGAAACCTTAATGCAGTATTTCTATTGTGCTTCTCTACGTTAATGAGAACCTTAATTGACGGATAAGAGACATGAAACCTTATCGAGAGGTCTTTACTCCGAAGACTGAAAATATGTGGAGAACACTTAGGGAAATATCGCAGTTATAGTTGCAGTGGATGCACTGTATAAAATCACAGACATGTGATGGAGTGGGCGATTAGGCTTATTATGTTTCTGCAATGGTGATGAGGAGTAATCCATAAAAAACAGAAAAGTCCTTTCTTCTTTCGGGACTAAAAATATAGCGAGAATAGTTCAGCATGAATGGAATGCGAGTGCACAATGCATTCTATTCTAAATAACTGGATGTGTACAGTCCAATATCAGCTAGTTAGTGCTTTATGCTGATTTTCTAATGGATCGTTCGCCTAGTTGGTTATGGCACTACCCTGTCACGGTAGAATAACATGGGTTCAAGTCCCATACGATTCGTTTTTGGGGCATTAGTCAAAAGGTAAGACAACGGGTTTTCATCCCGTGAGTATCGGTTCGAGTCCGTTATGCCCTATTATAATTACCATTTAGGAATTTAACCTATATAAATAATTATTATATGTAGAGGAGCACATATTATGGCATTAATTGATAAATATACAAATGATGAATTCATAGATTTTGTAAAAAATTCTTTTTCTTATCGAGAATTAGCAAGAAAAATTGGATATAAATCTTATTCTGGTGATTTATCTCAAATATTAAAAAATAAAATTTTTGAATTGAATCTTTCTACAAATCATTTTGAAAGAGATAAAACAAAAGATATTACTAGAACTTTTGATAATATTTTTTGTAGTAATTCAACGGCAGATCAGAAAACATTAAGAAAATGGTATTTTGATGGACATTATACCCCTTATAGTTGTAAAATATGTGGTCAATTACCAGTTTGGAACGGAAAGGAATTAGTATTAACTCTTGATCATATAAACGGAAATAATCATGATGACAGATTGGAAAATTTAAGATGGGTATGTCCAAATTGTGATAGACAGTTAGATACTTTTGGTGGGAAAAATATAAGTAAAAAAAATAATAAGAAATATTGTTTTGATTGTGGAATTGAAATTGGCAAAAAATCTACTTATTGTAAAAAATGTTCTCCTAAACATCGTAAAAATTTATACGAAGTAAAATTAAAAAAATCTGTGTTATATGAATCAGGTATCACTAGAGATAGATTAAAAGATTTGGTGCGCCAAAAATCTTTTGTAGATATTGGAAAAATATACGATGTATCAAATACTACAATAAAAGAATGGTGTAAAAAATTTAATTTACCATTTAGAAAAAAAGAAATTGAATTATATACAGATAACGAATGGGAAAATATATAATTCAAGAACGAAATGCTGTGTTCAAGTCACGCCAGAGTCATTGTGTTAGTAGTTTAGTTGGTCAAAACGTCAGATTGTGAATCTGAAGATCGGGAGTTCAAGTCTCCTCTAACACCCTATGCGGTAAACCTGATGCCAAAACCTATTTTTTGGATGCATACGAAACTTAGGTGTGTAAGCTCAACACTTACTACCGCCCTATCAAATTATCCGTAGGCAACAACTACGCAGATTATTCTGATAAAGTCGTAATGAAAATAGTTTCATTTAGTTTAGAGAAAGATAATTTTTTAAGAAAGAGTCATTTCCTTTGGAGGCGGCTCTTTTGCTATATACGTCTTTAGTTTAATTGGTTAGAATATCAGACTCCAAATCTGAGAGATGTGGGTTCGACTCCTACAGGGCGTGTTTGTGTCAACTAAGATATGCACATATTCTTAGACTATACTGGTGTATAGGTGGCACTAAAACTGTGACGACAGTTGACTTGTTTATATGGTTCAAATCCATTCGCCTTATATATGAAAGAAATGAATGTGTAAATTTTAAGTATGATATAAGGTCAGGCGTTGGTATAAGCGAGGTTCGATTCCTCTACTCAAGTCTTGAATGTGTGAATTGCACTTTCATTGAAAATTTAATATTGGAAATTATGAGAAGTCATTTTGTATGAAGTGGCTTCTTTTTATATTGGAATAAAAGGAGGTGGTCGTTAGTTTGGCTACGACAAAAGAAGCACAGCCTACAAAATTAACGGCTGCACAATTAAAGAAAAAAGTTGAAACACAGGAAGAGAAAATCAAATCTCTTAAAGAAGGTGCTTGGTGTTATCTATGTGATACCCATAAAGCACGAGATAAATTTTATATGAGTACAGATCCTATGAGTAAAAGCGGTTTAACACCAATTTGTAAGGATTGTGCTCGTAGAATCGCATTAAAAGTAGATAATAAAAATGTTGAACATGAGCCTGATAAAGAATCTATAAAGCTCGCATTGAAATATTTAAACAAGCCCTATCTTGACAGAATATGGGATTCAAGTATGCAGGAAATGGAAAATCTTGCTTCAGGTAGAGTTAAGTCAAATATATGGGTTGCATATATCCGTCAGATTTCAATGGGACAATATAATGGTATGACATATTTTGATTCAGATTTTTATAAAGTTAAAACCAACATATTAGAAGATAAATCTGATAGTTCTTCCGTAGAAAATGAAGATAATTCAGATGAAGAAATTATGTCAGCTTACGAACAGAATAAAAAAGATGCTATAAGGCTGTTAGGTTATGATCCGTTCTCAAAAGAATCAACTTCTGAACAGCCTTTTTTATATGCAACACTCATTGGTTATTTGGATGCAGCTGAAGAAGCTAATGATGATAGAATGAGACTCTCTTCTATTATTGAGATTGTGAAAGGTTTCAATCATATAGAGAAATTGAATGATATTATTGCAAGACTTATGAATGATTACACAAATATTGAAGCAAATATATCTACTATCAAAAATCTCGAAGATACAAAAAGTAAAATTACTGCTTCTGTATTGAAGCTTGCAGCTGATAATGGAATTTCGTTAAAACACAGTGTTAATTCAACTAAGGGCGAAAACACATGGACTGGAAAAGTCCGTAAGATGAAAGAAATGAATTTGCGAGATGCAGAGGTCAATTTATATGATGCTGAATATTCTGCTGGGCTAAAGCAAGTTGCTGATATTAGTAATGCTTCTATTTTAAAGCAGATTATGTTAGACGAAAATGATTCAGCAGATATGATTATTCAACAGAGAGAACTTATTACAAAATATAAGAGAATTGCTGATGAGTATGAAGAAAAAGCCCGTATTTTACTCAGAGAAAACATTGACTTAAAAGCTCTCGTAAAAGAAAACGGAATCAATATTGAGGAGGATTAGTTATGGCGTTTGAGACTACTGAATCTGGAATATTGATACCTAAAAATTATGAAATTTATGTCAAACCAACTGAATTTCAAATATCTGAAAGGAAGTTGGAAGGATATAAAAAATTAGCGGAAATAAAACAATTTGGGATTAAATACCCGACAAAATTTATGAAAGAATTTATAGGAGTTGAGCTTCTTGATGCACAAGAATATACTTTTATGAATTCATGGACAAAACCATTTGTGTTATGGTTGGAAAGTCGTGCCGCAGGAAAGACGACATTACTTGCTTTATTTACCATAATAAAGGGACTTCTGTTCAACAACTACAGAACGTACATTTGTTCAGGAACAGCAGACCAGTCCCAAGAAACTTTTAAGAAGATCGAAGATATTGCATTAAAAAATATCGAATCAATGACTGGTCTTACAGATGTTTTTAAAAATGAAGTTGAAATATCGCAAGCAAACTCAAATGGATTTATCCACAATCCAATGGGCTTTACATATAGGCTGTATAATGGTAGCTTTGTAAAAACATTGAATAGTAATATCAACGCCAAAAGAGGTAAGAGGTGTGAGTGCGTCTGTTTTGATGAGGGCGGCTGGCTATCAGAAGAAGAATTTAATGTTATTGGTGCATTTACAACTCTTGATTCAAATTTCAAACTTGGTGGAAATATTGATATATCTTCTCTTCCAAAGGAATTTCCACATCAGCTCTTATATGCTTCTTCTGCTTCTTCTATTGACACAGCTTTTTATCAAAAGTATCGTGATTTTTCCAAGAAAATGATGTTAGGTGATCCAAAATATTTTGTAGCAGATATTAACTGTGATGTTGTTATTAATGCTACTTTTCATGGCAAACCTTATGTTCCACTTTTGAATAGAGAAACCGTTGAGACAGAATTAAGAAATAATCCAGAAAAAGCTCAACGTGAGTATTATAACAAATTCACTCAAGACGGGAATGCGAACCAGATTATTAAAAGAGCTTTAATTGTTAGAAATTCTTATACTCGTCCACCAGTATTATGTAATGATACTAATGACAGAACATTTGTCCTGGCATATGATCCAGCACGATCAACTGATAATTCAATTTTAGGAATTGGTGAGCTACTTTATAATGAAGAAGATGGTTATACAATGGATATTGTGAACGTTGTATCGTTTGTAGATTTAGGTCTTAGAAGAAAAACCCCTATGATGACACAAGATCAGATTAAGGAAATAAGAAATATTTTACTTGATTATAATGGAGATGCCTTAGATTACGATAACATTGAAATACTTTTAGCAGACGCAGGTTCTGGTGGAGGCGGTAATTCTTGGGTTAGAGATAGTTTAATTGAAGATTGGAAAGATAAAAAAGGTAATATTCATCGTGGGTTATTAGACAAAGAATATAATAATGGTGATGTGTATGCCAAAAGATATCCTAATGCAGTAGAAAAATTGAAATTGATTGAACCAGCAAAATATAAATCGGAAATGTTTGAAGCTCTGATAAAAATGGTTGAAGCAGATAAAATTCATTTTACAGAAAAATACGACAATAAAGGATATCTTAATATTATGGAAGTTGATACTAAACTCATGCATGACTCAGAAGAAAAAATTAGAGCAGAATTAGACAAGTTGGATTTGAGTATTGATGAATATGAATTAGAATTAGAAGAAAGACTTTCAGTTATTGAAGCCGCAAAAACCAATACTTACAAACTTACATTTGATGAAGAAGTTGCATTAATGCAAATAGATGCTATGAAAGAAGAAATTGTAAATATTTGTCGAACAAAACGTGAAGGCGGTAAGGACTCATTCAAATTACCCCCACATAAAGATGCAGATACAGGAGCTTCTGAAGCTACTATGCACGATGACCGTGCGTATGTTCTTGCTATGCTGGGGTGGTATTTATCTGAAAAGCGTATGGAACATATAAGGAAGAAAAAGCGCACCCAATCACCATCCGACATAACAAAGCTCTTTTCAGTAAGAGCTCCAAAGAAAGTAACAAGATTTTAAGAAAGGAGGTATAACACACATTTGAGTAATACAAAAAACACAAAACAGCCTATAGTACAAAAGGTCTATACAAAAACTGACGAGTCTGGCTATGAAGTAGAACGTAAACGAGCGCAGAAAATAAATTTTGCAAAGTTTCAGGAATTGTTACAGAGGAATGTGGGTAAAACTTTTACAAAAACATTCACTACATATACTAAAGAACTACTTCGAAATTATATCAGCTCGCCAAATAACAGTCAGGATAATCTTAGAGAAATATCACGATTCTTGTGTAGATATTCAATGCTTTATAAGAAACTTCTTATGTATTATCCGTCAATGCCTCTTTTCTATTATAATATCACTCAGTTAAATGATTTCACAAAAGAAATTGATTCAACTAAATCCATTAAAAATTATCAGAACTTATTAAAAAACTTCTGTAAGTTTGAATTAGCTAAAGATTCATATTCACAAATGTATATGGCTTTAAGAGATGGATTTAGTGTTTGGGAATTATACGATTCTGATGGAGACGGAAAAATATGGATGCCATTAGATGTTCAGTATTGTCGTATTTATGGTAAGACACAAGATAATCAGTGGATTGTTTATTTTGATGCTGCTTATTTTGATAAGAATGATAATAAAAACTATATCTATGGTGTAAATAATGATGGAGTTGGTACATGGTCTGAACAGCACATTAAAGGATATGAAGATTATAAAAATAATGGTCGTGATTATGAATGGTATAGACTAGATCCTAATTCTGTATTTTGTTTAACTGCGTGTCCAGATGATGAGTTCTATGCTCCTCTTCCATTTTTTCTGCCCTTATTTGAGCTGATACTTGATGATATTGATTTACAGGAGCTTATCAATAATCGTACAGCACTTGAAAATTATGTACTTCTTGTAAGTAAAATCCCAACTGTTCCTAATTCTGAAAATGTCGATGATTTCTCGTTAAGTCTTGAGCTTGTTCAACAGATGCAGGCTCTTATTGATGAAGTTGTTCCTGAATTGGTCGGCACTGCATACAGTCCAATGGATTTGGAGATGATTACATTCCCTAAGTCAAATACAACAGAGGCAAATAATGAATTAGCCCAGTCTGTTCAGAATATTTTTGCAAATGCAGGTGCTTCTCAGCTTGTTATTAGTGGTGGCTCAAGTACAAATTCGGTTGGACTTAAACATGCTATTCAAAATGATATAAGTACATGTTGGGTTTTAGTTAATAAAATCGAATCTTGGTATAATCATTATATTAAAAATGTTCTATCTGATGGATATTCGTTTAAGATACATAAAATTACTTGGTATAACCAAGAAGAATATCAGTCTGCCATGAAAGATGCTGCTACTCTTGGTGGTTCAGCTCTTGATTATCTTACAAGTCTTATGGGAAATCCTTATGAAGCTTATTGCAAATTAACCTTTGAAAATGCAATTAGAATTAAGAATTTAATGATTCCGCTTCAGACTTCATTTACACAATCTAATAAAAAGGATTCTGGTGGACAAACCAAGAATGATGATGATTTGTCAGACAGCGGCATAGAAACTAGGGATAATGACAAAAATGCTGGTACTTCAGCAAATAATTAGTTTGAGGTGACACACATGAAAAACGATTCTCAATTTCTATTCACCTCGGATGAGGTAACAAAAAATAATCTAACAAAATTAGGATTCTCAGAAATTCCATCTGGGGGTTCTTTTTTTATATTTATTAATGATTCAACTTTAAAATTCGAAGACACTATTCCAGTAGATAAAATCGGATTTACAAATAAGTTGATGTTTTAAATCACTCCCTCTTTGGGAGAATTTCACAGAAGGGAGGTAAAAACACAATTGAATAAAAAACTTCTTACTTTAGAAGATCTTTATAGTTTCTATAGTCAGAAAAAAAAGTCAATGACATTTAGTGCAGATAAGTCTGGATATAATATAGCTGTTCAGTCTTTGGCAACATTTGAGTTAAATGATGACTTATCAGAAGGATTGCTTTATGGAAAAATTAGGGCATTTCACGATTTAACAAACAACAATAAGTCTCATATAGAGACAGATGTTCTTGAAGAAAAAATGATGTCAATTAAAGATCGTCCAGTTATGGCAGATATTGTAGATACGGACGAAACCGATGAAGACGGAAATCCTATCAAAGATTTTTCAGGTCATACAATGTATTATGACGAAGCCTTGGACAAGATGATATATAAGGAAATTCCTATTGGTCATTTTATTCATCCTGAAAGTATTCATCTTGAATATGATGAAGAATATGATAGAAATTTCGTGTGCGCAGATGTTGTAGTGTACGAGGAGTATACAGACGCTTGTGATATATTGCGTAGACGCAAAACTGTTGACTGTTCAGTTGAGCTTTGTATTCGTAAGATGCATTGGGATAATACTGATAAAACACTTCATCTTGACGATTTTTATGTACAAGGAACAACACTTCTTGGATCTCATACCCTACCAGGTATGTCTGGTAGCAAGTTATCTATTAAAGATTTTTCTGAAGAAAACAATTCTTTATTCTCTTCTATTTCAGAAGATGAACACTCTAAATTAATTGAAACTCTGGATAATCTTAATAAAACTTTATCCAGTCTCAATATAAATTCAAAAACTAATCCAACAGTTGAAAAATTTGAGAAAGGAGGAAATATAGAAACCAATATGACAAAATTTGAAGAATTACTGGAAAAATACAATAAAACTGTAGAAGATATTACTTTCGAGTATGAAGGCTTATCTGACGAGGAACTTGAGAATGTATTCTCTACTACTTTTGATGAGTCAGAGCCTACTCCTGATACAGTTGTAACAGAATCAGATAAGTCAGATGACGACACTGATGACGACACAGACGATAGTAATACAGATGAGCCAGACGACACCACAGATGATGATAAGGACAAAGATACATATTCTAAGACTTTTGAATTATCACACGAAGATGTACGTTCTGCATTATATCAGCTCTTGGCTCCAATCGAGGAGACATTAAATGAGTATTACTGGATTATGTCTGTATATGATGATTATTTTATTTATGAGTCTTGCTGTGGAAATTACTACAAACAGGCTTACACAAAAGAGAATGATACTATTGCTTTTGATGGCGAACGTCAGGAAGTATTTGCTGAGTTTGTAACTGCTGATGAGAAAGCCGAGTTAGAAGATATGAGAGCTAATTACTCTTCTATTTCTGAAAAGCTTGCTAGATATGAAGAGGCAGAGGAAATCGCAGATAAGATGACTGTTTTCGAGGATCAGGCATATAGCAAATATCTTGAGACGGATGAGTTCAAGAAGCTTATGGACGTTGAAAATGTAAAGAAATTCACAAAGGATGAGTTAGTTGAGAAAGCAGATGCAGCTCTTGGTAAGGTAGTAAAAACTACAAAGACATTCTCTATGGATGCAGAGGAATCACATAAGGAGACAAAGCCTTCTTTCTTTGCATTTGCTAGAACTGAACATGAATCATCATTTTTAGATGGATTACTTAAGAAATAATTAAAAAATGAATATTAACAAATCAATCGGAACGTCAATAGACGTTCTTTTTTATTGCAAAAATTTATTAAACAAGGAGGAAATTTAAATGGTTTATACAAATCTTAAAGCCAAGGAAAATGGCTTACATGGAATTTGGGAGTCTAGTCAGCTCCTTAGTGTAGACGTAGGAAATATCTACGATGCACTTGTAAGAGACGGAAACAATAACCCTATTTCAGTAGACAATGGTGTTGCTTTAAAGATCGGAGACTACTCAGGAAATGGTCTTGAGGAAAGATATGCAACTATCGCAAAGATTATAGACAAGATTGCTGTAACAGGCGCACCAGCAGAGGTTAAGACAGCACTTACAACTGAGCAGGGACAGGCTTATAACTACACAAACCCAGCAGGCAAGCCAGTAAAGACATATCAGATTGCAGATCCATCTGTACATACAGATATCTTTGGTATTGCTTCTTACCAGTTCACAGATGATAGTGCAGAAAAAGTTAAGGTTGGAAATCTTGTAACAGTTGATGGCAAGGGTGCATGGATAGCTTCTGAAGCTACTAACCTTACTACTCTTCAGGGTACTAATGGTTTCATTGGAAAGATTCACAGCCTTTCAGTAGGTACATATTACACAATCGTTCGTATTCAGGTTCTTCAGAACAAGGATATTGCGTAAGAGAAGGGAGGATTAAATAGATGAAAGATATTACATGTTTCAGTGCGAACGTTTTAGCACAGTTTGACAATAAATATGACAATATGCTTGAGTTCAACTCACTCATGATGGACGCAAGCAATAGCGTATATGAGAAGTATTCTAAGGAGGACACACAGACAATTCTTAGAAAGCAGTTTGATAAGATTCTTGGTCTTAATTTCAAAGAGGCTAATTCTATGAAGCGTAGACAGGCTTGGAGAGATCATAATAAGGAAATCGCTACTCTTATCGAAGATGTAATTGCTGACAAGATGAACTCAGGTTGGAACACAGCTAATGCTCGTTTCATGGAGTATGTTGACGAAAGAAATATTGCTGAAGGAGATGCAAATGAGTTCTTCGTAGAAGATAACTCTCTTCTGACAGTTTCTAAGTTCGCAGGAAATCACCATGACATTGTACGTGCTTCAGTAAAGCCTGGTAAGGCATTCTCTATTGATACATCATTTTATGGTGTAAAAGTTTATACAGATTTCGTACTTTTCCAGACAGGTAAAGTTGATTTCGCTGCTCTTGTAGACAAGATGTATAAGTCTATCGAAGAGAACAGATATGCTGCTCTTTACACAGCATTTATGGGAATGGACGCTTCTCTCCCAACAGATATGATTCTTCAGACAGCAGTTTCTGAGTCTACAAAGGATTCTATAATTGCTCAGATTGAAGCAGTTGCTGCTGCTACAGGTAAGGATGTTATTCTTGTTGGTACTAGACCAGCCATTCAGAAGCTTCAGGGTACTGTAAATTACAATATGTTCTCTGATTCAATGAAAGACGAGAGAAATCAGAATGGTATTCTTGGTAACTGGGAAGGTTATGAGTGCTTACCTCTTGCTCGTGTTAATAAAGCTGGCACAAGAGAGAATGTATTCTCTGCCAAAGATCAGAAGAAGATTTTCATTCTTCCTGTAGATCCAGAGTTTAAGCCAATTAAGAGAGTAAACGAAGGAGATGTTATGTACTACGAGACAGGCATGGACGGTCTGAAGAAAGATATGACTGTTGATGCGGAGGTAGTATACCAGGAAGGTATTGGTGTAGTGATTAATGAACTCTTTGGAGAGATTAAGATTACTACCTAGTATTAGATTAATATAAAAATATGGAGAGTGGAAATATTCTACTCTCCTATTTTTAAAGGAGAAAACGGATGAAAGTATATGAATTAGCAAAAGAACTAGGTATTACTCCAAAAGAATTAATATCTTTTTTAAGAGAGAATGGATATAAAGTATCTAGTCATATGCAGAAACTTGATGATGATGCTATTGATTTTACAAACAATAATTTTGTAAAAGTCAACAACACAGTTACAGATGATAAAGCCGTAGCAACATCAAAAAATGAGTCTGCAAAACCACAGCCTGTAAAAATACATAAAACATTTAATCCTAATGACGAGATTCCATGTAAAAGTGTTACTCCGTGGAAATTAACTGCTGTTGGAGTTGATAAAAACACTGTATATCATTGGGAATATTTTGGGGACATTGAAGATATTAAATATCGTGATTTACAGGCACTTAGAAGAACTGAATATGTAACAAAACCTAGTTTTATTATTATGGATGAAGATCTTGTAGAGCAATGGAAACGAGAACTTGGTGACAGATATAAGTATTTCAAATCTATTGATTATCCAGAAGAATATTTTGACATGGATGATGATGAGTTTGAAGATATGATTAAATCAGCACCAGAATGGCTTGGTGAAATTGTAAAGGTAACAGCAATGACTATGATTCGTGCTGAGAATTATCCGTCTATTAAGAAGATTAGAATTATTGATGATATGCTAGGAACTTGTATAAAAGAATTCATTTAAGGAGGTAATATATGCCTTCTCTTAAATACGAAGATATATACAAAAGAGCATTAACAATGATTAATGATCTCGAACTTGCAACTTATACAGAAGAAGATTTTTATAGTATTCTCTGTGAATGGTTGCATACAACTGCTTCTTTCCCACTTCTTAGAAAAAAATTTAGTGTATATTCTTTTGATGATGAAATTATGAGTATCAATTTCACATTAACAAACAGTGTAGATGATTTCTATGATTCTGAATTTGTAAAAACTATTTTAGCAAAAGGAATTATCATTAGTTATTTTCCATCAAAATTAGAGAATACAAAGAACTTAGCAACTATGATTGGTGGCAAGGAAGAAAAAAAACTTATAGATAATTATTCAAAAAATATGGAAAGGCTCACACAGTTAAAGCGTGAATGGGAACTTGAATTGTCTCGTCATACCTATTACTTTGGTGAGTATGGTGGTTCTAATGGATAAATTAGTTCCACATAAATATGGAGAATTTAAAATTTCTCAAGTTAATTACTATAAGCAGAAATTACGAAAAAAAATATTCTGGTTAGTTTTATATACAGATAAAAACACAAAAGCTGATTTTGAAAATATAGATGTTGTGGAATATCATAAAAATCTATTATTTGAAATTTCTAATTGTAATAAACTACTACTCTATCCAAAGGATTTTGTAGAAATTATTAACAGTCTTGAATGTGCATTGTCTGTATTACAGTCAGAAGAATTTAATTTTAACAAATATAAGAAACTTGTGTTTGATGCTGGGGCTTTGCTTCAGAGAATGAAAGTTGGTGATGAGTAATGTCTGCATATGATTTTTACCAACGAAAAATGAAAGTTAATGGAAACTCTACTGGGAAGAATTATTCTACCCTTGGCGAAAAATTAAAATCTGATTCAGATACCCTCATGGAACTTACGTGGGATAACGATCTTGCAGCAAAGACTTGTTATATCTACGATCATTTTCATGACGACTTCTTCACAGATGAACATGGAATTACACGTTCACTTGCTGAAGGTATGACATATGAAAATACCAATAAGACAAAGATTGACGCAAAGTTTATTATCAAATCTTATCAGTCAATGGACAAAGATCAAGTAGAATACTATCTTATGTTTCGTCCAAGTCAGCCTGTAAGATTCAATGAAGGTGATGACCTTTACTATTATGAGACTGATTTTAGGAAACGCTATGGAGCAACATTTCCGATAGGACTTTTCGTGGATGTTCCAGATGATAGAGGAATTTATCATAAATGGATTATCTGTCGTGATGAACCTGCAAATCAGTTTCCAAAGTATTTGATTTTACCAGTAAATTATGAACTTACATGGATTGAAAAGAATAATGATAAACATATCAAGAGACGTATGTGGTGTTGCTTAAGACAACAGAATTCCTACACTATAGGCACTTACACCGACCGATATTTTACACATACTGATAATCAGAATAAGATATGGTTGCCAATGAACTCTATTACAGAGAAGTTTTGGTACACTTCTGAAGATTCTAAAAATATGCGAGTTGTAGTAAGTGCTTTAACAGAGCATCCTACCGTATGGACAGTGACTAAGGTTGAAAATTCAATGCCATTTGGTATTCAAAAGCTTACTATATATACGGCATTTTGGAACGAGCATACTGATTATGTCAATCTTGAAACAGGCGAAATGTATGCGGACTACTTCGATTCAGAAATCACCCCAACAGATCCAGATACCCAACCAATTCCATCACCAGTTACAAATGTTTTGGCTACGATTACTTCATCAGTATCAACAATTAAAATTGGTGGCTCTTATCGAACACTTAATATCAAACTCTCAAATGATTCTGGCGAAGATGTTACTGATATATTTTGTGATAGTAAATCAAATTTCGAATGGCATTTTGAAATAGATAATGAAGAATATAAAGGTATTATCAGAAATGACCTTTCTTTCTGTCAGATGAAAATAAAGTTTCCTGATGATTACGATTATGTTGGTAAGATTCTGACTATTTACTGCACTATTACAAATGAGACTATTACAATTGAAAGTAATAAGTTACAATTAGAAATAACAGATTAAGGAGGTAATATGATAAAAGATAAAATAGTATCTAAAACTGATTTGCTAAATAAACTTCGAGCATATAGAAAAACTCCTGATGACGATAATATTGTTTACAAACAAAAAATTAAAAAGGCATTATTGTCGAATCCTTATCTGTTGTATGCTCTTAATGAAAAAGATTTAGAATCCGAACTTTTTAATGATAAGGGAAATATAAATTGGGAATGGGATGAAAAAAATAAAAAATATGAGCCGCTTGGAGAATGGGATAGATATTTTGGAAGCAATTCAAATATCCGTCCTTTTTTATTTATTCCAGATACTCAAACGGAAGTAAAACATTATATATGTTATCAAGTTGGTTTTGACGAAATTCCACGATATTCTCAAATAAATAAAAATACAGAAATAACATTTACAATATTTGTTCATGGAAATGACCGTATGGATAAACTTACAGGCTTGCCTCGTCATGATTTAATAGCTTCTATTATACGAGAACAATTTAATTGGTCTAATATCTTTGGGTTGCAGACAAAATTAATCTCATCTAAAGAATCTATGACAGATAATAACTATGTAGTAAGAACATTGGTATTTCAGATTTACTATGATATTAATGGAATTACATATAGCCCGTTTGGTGAGCAATCGTACATAAGGAATAACGAATCTTGGCAATAGGCAAGGAAGAACACTATGAGAATGATGAACTAAAGATATATCGTGGTGAAGACTTTATAGTTCAAAAACATATTATCTTACATCAACCTACATTGGGTGAAATATGTGATTTTTCAGAGAAAGATTATTATTCAATGTTGTATAACTTTACAGCTACGCCACAATCTTTAAAGGTACAATTATGGGAAGGTGGAATAGATTATACTGAAATACAACCATTTCAATTATTCTATACACTGCTCTATAAAGCATTCCCAATTAAAAAAACTTCTATTATATTTGGAGATTTAGATTTTTCTAAATTTCAGGTTCGACAAAAAGAAGATGATGATTCAATTTTTTTGTATCAAGCAATTCCTACAGGGAATATCTATGAATTAATTGGTAGTAATATAAAAGGTAAAAAGTTACATCATTTTACAAGTTTAATTGATGCTGCAAAATTCGTTAATACAGATGAAGATACTTTAATAAATCAATTATCAGAAGATAATAGATTCGGCAACTATATCTTCGATGAGGTATCTTTAGAACCAGTAATAATAGATGAATTTACCTATAATATGATAATTGATTATCTTTGCAAAACACATTTCATTGAAAGAGATTTTAGAATTCCAGCTAATAATTCTACTAAAATGGTGTTAATAGAAGACGCAAAAGAAGAAATGGAACGAGCAAAAAATAAAGAATATCATTCTCAATTAAAAAATATGATATCCGCTATGATCAACTCAGAAGGATTTAAATATAATCATGAACAAGTTTGGAATATGAAAATTAATGCGTTTATGGATGCAGTTAAACGTATAGGAAAAATTAAAAATGCACAATTATTGTTGCAATCTGGCTATTCTGGTTTCGGAATAAGCTTTGATGATATAGACAAAAAACAAATAGATTGGCTTGGAGAACTCGACTAGAGTTCTTTTTTATTGCCACAAAATTATTAAGGAGGAATAAAAATGGCTAACTTTAACCCAAATGAATTAATTCTTGAGAAAATTAGAGCCGTAGAGGAATATGATCCTGCTACAATGGAGCTTACTGGTAGATATACACAGGTCGAAGATCCATCACTTAAGACAAGCGCTGATGGTACAGATGTTACTGATGCTATGGGTACACCAATTCAGACATTCTATCAGGCACAGAAAGGTACATTTGATTTCACTAACTCACTCTTTTCTCTTGACCTTGCTGCTTCACAGTTTGGTTCAACAAAGGCTGTAGCTTCTGATACAAATAAGATTAAGATGCCTGTATCTGAGACAATTGCAATTGGAGCTGGTGCAACTGTAGAGCTTAAATATGTTCCAATTGGTACAAAGGGTGCAGAGGTTAAGTATGTTAAGGTTATTAATGACAATAACACATTCGGTAAGACATATACTGTATCTGCTACAAAGGGTGAAGACAAGTTCACTATTGATGCAGCTAATAGAACAATTACTCTTCCAGAGGGAACAACTGGTCGTGTATTTGTAAACTATGAGAAGGAGACAGCTACAGCAGTTCAGGTAATTAAGAGAACTGATGGTGTACCAGAGGTTAAGACACTTCTTATCCATGCAATCTTCCACGATCCATGTAATAAGAACCTTGTATATGCTGGTGTTATCCGTTGTCCAAGAGCACAGATTGATCCATCAAGCGTAGAGCTTTCTCTTAAGTCTGATGGTAAGCATCCAGCTTCTTATGTTCTTAATAAGGAGTACTGTGCTGAGGATGGTAAGCTTTTCGATATCTTAGTATCTGAGGACTAATTTAAAAAATAAGAGTGGTTGAAATATACCACTCTTATTATGAAAGGAATTATTATATGTCATTAGAAAATAACGCAATTTGCACAATATGTGGAAAACCTTATAGAGTTTGTCATACATGTCAGAATATTAAAACTTATACTCCTTGGAGAACAGTAACTGATACTCTTCCACACTATACAATTTATCTCGCAATTTATGAATATAATAAAACAAAAGATAAAGCAAAAGCAAAAGAAGAATTATTAAAATGTGATTTATCCGAGTTGGATAGTTTTGATAAAGATGTTAAAAAGGTCATTAATGAAATTTTAGGAGAAAATAAAAAGACAGTTAATACTACTCCTAATAAAGAACAGACTTCAAAAACTGATAATAAGCTGGTACAGAAGAAATGATTATATTGAATAGTAAGTTGAATTTTTTAATTGTATAGGGTTACGCATTTACTATTCAGTATTTTGTGTAGCCCTATTTTTTACGCTTATAAATAGAATGGAGTGAACGGATATTAAAGAATATAGTGACGTATTCAATTGGGAGTACGATTCAGAAGATGTAATTTATATTCCTAATATGACTCAAAATTGTATGTATTTAAGTTCACCTTTATCACGAGGGAAATTAGTTGATATTTTTCCAGGTAGAAATAAACGTGTTGTTTTTGCATGGTTAAAATCAAAAGAAATAAATGAGTTATATAAAGAATGGAATAGTAAGAAATTTGAAGAAGAGGAGGATTAACCGATGAAGGAGTTCTTAGTAAATTTAGATTGGATGACACTGCTCTCTGCTATTTGGACAGTAATTTTAGTTCCAATTGGAACACAGATTTATAAATATCTGAAAACAAAGAAACTTGATAAGTATGCCTTGATTCTTTATAGAGAAGTTAAAAATGCTGTCAAGTCAGTATATGAAACAGAGGTCAAAGACATAAAGGGTACTGATGCATGGACTAAGGATAAGATGAATGAAGTAAAAGAAATTGCAAAACAGAAGGCAATTCAGGCACTTAATCAGTCGGTATATAAATGTCTCAAAGAGGCTAATAGTGATTTTGAGGATTATTTAGATTCACTCATTACAACCTCATTGTATGATCTTAAACATGAAAAATAAAATATGATAAATTATAGAGAAAATAACATATGGTCAGTTTATATACATATATTTCCGTCTAATAAATATTATGTTGGTATTACTTCTCAAAATCCTATAAAAATACGTTGGGGAAAAGAAGGAAAAGGATATAAACGTAGCCAATATTTTTGGAGAGCGATTCAAAAATATGGATGGGACAATTTTCAACATGAAATATTCGCAGAACATTTGACAAAAGAAGAAGCTTGTGAAATGGAAAAGACACTAATTCGAGAACTGAATTCTAATAATAGAGATTATGGATATAATATTTGTTCTGGTGGAGAAGGTGCGACAGGCTTATATGGAGAAAAGAATCCTAATTATGGATTACATCGAACAGATAAGCAACGAAAAAGAATGAGCGAAGCGGCGAAGAAAAAGACATATCAATTTAATGAAAAAGGTGAATGTATTGGTATATTTAATTCTGTAAATGATGCTGCCGAAATCACAAAAATAGATCGTCATAGTATTAGTGTTGCTTGTGCTAATAATAGAAAAGCAGGTAATAGTATGTGGGCGCATGAAAATAATGTATTTTTGGAAAATGGAATATATAAAATGAAAGATAATAGTTATATTGATAAAAGAATTTTAAATATTAAACAAATTTTTCAATTTAGTCCAGAAGGAATTTTTATAAGAAAATATAATTCAGTTATGGAAGCAAGTGACATAACTAATATTAATAAAGATACAATTAGAAGTAATGCTAGACATAAAAATAAATCTAAAAATTATATATGGAGATACAAAGAAGATGTTGAAGAATCAGTAGAAAATACTGGTTCTTTTTTATTGAAAGAAAATTAGAAAGGAGGAATCACTATGATTTCAAATTGTGGAAAGGATGAACGAGGTCGTTATTCTGGTGGAAAAGCTGGCGACCAGAGTGGTACTGAATGGTATATTCGTTCTTGGTATAATCATAATTGGAAATGTGTAATCAGATTTCCTGCGAATGTGCGTGAGCAGTTAGCTCTTAATGCAGAAAAGGCAGCTAAGAACAATTTAATTGGATATGACCAGAATGCGCGTCTCTCATATTACAATCATCTTAAAGCTAGTAACTGGGATGCAAGTAAAATTACAATAGCTTGTGAAGCTGATTGTTCAGCAGGTGTTTCAGCAAATATTATAGCGGCTGGTTATAAACTTGGAATTTCAACATTAAAGAATTTCAATAAATCCAATACTACTTCTACTCTTCGTGCAGCTTGTAAAGCAGTTGGCGCAACGATACTTACAGATTCAAAATATTTAACAAGTGATGCATATTTACTTAGAGGAGATTTGATTCTTAAGGATGGAAGTCATGTATGTACTAATATTACAAATGGTTCGAAGGCTTCTACTTCTACTCCAAAGCCATCTACTTCTACTCAGTCAAAGCCAAGTGGAAATTCACTCGTAAGATTAGGACAGCAACACGCTATTAATTTTACAGGACATACAATTGCTGTTGATGGACTTGTCGGAAAAGAAACCAACAGAATGAAAGCTAGAGTTTTACAACATGCTATCAACCTTGATTATAAAAAGGGCATCGGGGAAGATGGAATATTTGGCAGAAAGTCTAAGGCAGCTCTTGGCTCTCATTATGTTAAAAAAGGAGAAAGACAGTATATGGTAACTGCCGCTGAGATACTTATGTATCTTAATGGTATTAATCCAAATGGTGTAGAATGTCCTGGCAAATATGGTAATGGTCTTGTAAGAGCTTCAAGACAGAAGTTTGGAGATGATGGTCTTAAAATTACAGCATCTGAATTTCTTAAGTTAATATAGGAAAGGCTCAGATGGTGCAAAATGAAATGGATGAAATAAAAGCATTAATGAATTTAGATTTTCCAACTGTTATCTTGGGCGTATTTATAATAATCTTGGGATTAGATAAAATAGTATTCTTGATTCAAAAAGCAAAGAAAACTCTACGTGTAAAACTTGGTTATGAAATTGATAAAGAGACACTTGACAAAAGAATAGACACTTTGGAAAAGCATGATAACTGGCAATATAAAGAAATAACTAAAATGTCTGAAGGTATAGAGAATATTGAATCCGAGTTATTAGATAATAACTTGGAGAGAAAACGTAAATATATTTTGGATTTTTGTTCTTCTCTGTCAAATGGTCAGAAACAAAATAAAGAGGCTTTCAATAATGTCTTCAAGACATATAAAAAGTATGAAGAACTGCTTACAGCTCATAAGATGGAAAATGGTCAAGCAGAGGAAAGTATGAAATTTATTTCTGAAAAGTATCAGGAATGTCTACGAAATATGGAGTTTAAGTCCTAATATTTTTATTATATCATAAAATCCAGTAATTCAACTTATGAATTTCTTCCTTATTATATATGTATAGAAAAACAGATTATACACAGACTAAATACATGAAGAATGAAATAGGCAGATATAGGTATCAACAGAATATGTCAATATCAGAACTTGCGAGACGTACAGGATTGTCAGCAACTGCAATATCTAATCTTGAAAATGGATATACATCTGATATACTACTCTCTCATGCTATATCTTTATCTCATGCATTACATGTTGATTTGTACGATTTGTTTTGTATTAAAAGATAAGGAGAATTGATTGGTATGGAGAAAACATTTTACAACGTAATCTGTGAAGAATTTGAATTGTTAGGAGGTAAAGTAATTCATATTGATAAGAACTTTGGAGATATGAATGAAGTACATAATTTTGTAATAAGTAATATGTGTCAATATCCTAATGCACATTGGGAATTACGACCTATCACATTTAGAATTTAATATTAAAGGAAAGAGCAGTTTCTTCGGAAGCTGCTCTTTTGTTATGTAAAGGGAGTGAATTGGAATAGCAAAAGCTAAATCGAAATATCATGTAGATATTTCAGAACAAGGTAAGAAAAATCGAACATATAAAGGCGTGACCTACGACAGCCTAACGGAGCTTAGATTTTTGCAAGAATTCATTGAGCCTAGGATGAAAAGTGGAGAAATATTATCATATGAACGTCAAGTAGAATATGTTCTTCAAGAAAAATTTAAATATAATGGAAAGACAATTCTACCAATTAAATATCGAAGTGATTTTAATGTAACATGGGCTGATGGTACTTTGCAGGTTTTCGATGTAAAAGGGAATCCCGATTCTATGTCATTACTTAAAAGGAAAATGATGTGGTGTAAATATCCAGAGGCAAATCTTACATTTATATGCCGTAATTTAAAATACGGTGGATGGGTAGAATTTGATACTTTAAAGAAACTTCGTAGAGAAGCTAAGAAAGTAAAATCATGACAGACAACGAGATACATGAGTATCTAATAAAACATAACTGGGCTGTTAATTCTCATGAGTTTATTTCAATCATGAACGAAAGCCCTCAGATAGAACGGACTGAGTATAATAGTCAAAATGATATATTAACTGTTTACACTCACGATCATGTATTTTCATGCAAGTGGGTGTTGAATGAGATAAAGGAATGAAAGGAATATTAATTATGGAAAAGATTACAATTAAAAATTTTATAGATGAATATAATAAGCGTGGCACAGAGTCATTAAAGGAACAGTATATTAAAGATAATCTTGAAATTATACCTTATGTGCCATTTATTAAAAAGGATGCACTTATCGGTAATTTGCTCAAAATAACTATGATTGACAAAAAAACTGGTAATGTAAAAGTAAACTCTTCTGCTGAATATCTTTTAAAGACAAGAATTTTAATTGAGAATTATACAAACCTTACGGTTGAGACAGATGGATTCTATGAGGAATATGATGAGTTGAAGAAATCTGGATTATTTACCATTTTACTTATTGGTGATGATAATACTGCGCCGCTTATTCCGATTGAAGAAATTGCAGAGTTCAATCATTTACTATCTATTAAGAGAAATGATGTGCTTACTAATCGTTATGAGATTCACAGCTTTATTACAGAACAGGTAGATAGATTCAAGGCTCTTGGCGAAGCTACTCTCACACCATTTATAGATACATTAAGTAAGAAACTTGATGAGATTCCAAAAGAAGATTTAGATAAAGTTGTTGAGTTTGCTAAGAATGGTGGATTTAAAGAGGTATAGAGTATGGATTTATTTGATTTAATATATAATAATGTTTATACGATAGATAAAACATTTGATAGACCAAATAACTTTGAAGAAATTAGAAAAGAGATTATTTCTATTATAAAAGAAAATAATCTCTCTCTTAGTCAGTCTGCGATGGTGTTCAATTCTATTATAAAAAAGTTGGGGAATACACCAATCAACAAATTATAATTATTTGTTTAGGTATTTTAATATCTCGCTATGGATTTTCTTAAAATTTTCTATTTGTTGTTCAAGTGTAATTTCAGTAGATCTTTTTAGTAGATTATTTTGGTGAATATATTCTAATGCCAAATCGTAAGCTGCTTTATTAGTAAGTTCTGGATTCATATGTAATACCTCCGTTTTTTGTTTTGTATTATATCATGGATTTAGGATTTATTCAACGAAGTAAAGAATTTCAAATTTCAAAGGAAATAAATCATGGATAATAAAAACTTGTACATATGTATCTCAAATGAAAATCCAGACTATTATTTAACGTTTAATTCAGAAGTTACAGATGATATTAACCAAGCTGCTAAATGTGTTAATAAAATAACTGCAAAATATATTATTGAAGATTATAAGAAAGAACACAATAGTAAGGATGGTTTGTTTTTTATTCCAGAGGTATATTTAGATTAATATTTAGGCTCTATGCGTGTCACAGTGTATAGAGCTTTTCTTATGGAGAGCGGTTATACTGCTCTCCTATTTTAGTGTAAAAATAGTGAAATTTTTGGAGGTGATAATAAATGGCAAAAAGTAATTTAGTATCAATGATTATGGCAGATGTTAAGAAAAAAGAAAAACAGTTAGCAAAAGAAGTTGCACCTGAAATCAATCAGTTATTCAAAGAGTCTGTTCATAATTCATTGATTGATTGGTATAACGACTATTCTCCAATGACTTACGAAAGAACAAATAATCTTATGAATGTATATCAGTCGGCAAGAACAACTGTAAGTGGAAATATTTTAAATTTACAGGCAGATTGCTTTTTGATGAACACATATCATGGTTGGTTAGGGCAACCATTAAATATTGCGACAGCCTTCGATTACATGTTTATGAATGGCGAACATGGTCATGGTCGTTGGATGATGCACCAAAGTATACCTCCATTTGAGATTGTAGACAGAGATTTTCAAAATGGATTTGGAGGTCGTGTTCAGAAAATTATTGATAGAAAAGCAAAAGAATTATTTAGATAGGAGGGAATTAATATATGTCTGGAATGGCGAATTGGAAAGCCAAAATTGAATTAGATATAAAGGATTTACAAAAACAGCTCATTGACGCAGATGAAAAGATTGACAAGTTTGCCAATGAAGATCGAAAAGTAAAATTAGATATAGACACAAAGACATTAGAAAGTGCTATTCAGAAGCTCGATAAAATGCTTGATTCTCTTGGTAAAGGAACAGGTGATTTCAAACAGTTTGAGAATTTATCAAAGGAACTATCAAGTATTGTATCAGAAGTACAGAGTTTAAGTAAAGCTTTTGGTAAAGTAGATGATTCTGGTACAAAAACACTACTCTCTTCTATCCAAAACATTGATAAGTCACTTTCTGAATTGAGTCAGAATATTCTCAATGTTAATAAAAACATGAGTAATATGGGTGGCAATACGAGTGGTGCTGTCAAACAAGCGGAGAATATTAGTGATGCGTATCAAAACGTTGCAAAAGAAGCTGAGAAATTGGCTGATGCACAAAGTAAGATTGGACAGAAAACGAATATTTCATCTGAAAAGAAAGACGCATTTCCTTCTACCGAAGCTACTGCTTCTGTTGAGAAAACAACACAAGCAATTAGAGAAGAAAATAATACTTTGGATGAAACAGTAAGTAAAGCCAAACAGGCGGCTTCTGAATTGACAAAAACTAGAGATATTGTTAGCCAGAATTGGTATCGTGAAAAAGGAACAGTTGTAGGCAAAGATTCAAAAGGCAACGATATAACTCGTGATGCTGATGAATTTTCTTTTGTGGAAAGATTAAAAAATGGTCAGCTACAAACAGTTCTGGCTACATATGATGAGGAAACTGGCAAATGGGCAGAACAAGTTATTAATGTCAGAACTGCTTTTGAACAGGTAGAAAAAGCTATTATCAGTGCAGATAATAAGATTGCTTCTTTAGAGATAGCAAAAGAAAGGACTCTTGCATCTCATCCAGGGTACGATGCTACTGCTGATGATAATCAGATTGCCATTGAAAGAAAAAAGAGAGATGAATTACAAGCAACTCTTAATCTTTATGGCAGCGAAAAGGAATATGTTTTTGAGATTGAAGCTGCTACAAAGAGAATTGCTGATAATCAGAAAAGACTGAATAATAAGAAACAGTCACAGACTAATTTAAGACAAGCAGTTTCTGATGAAAAGGATGCAAAAGCCAACGAACAAGCAAATAAACGTGACGCAAAACAGGCACAAATTGAGGCAGAGAATATTAAATTAGCAGAACAGAAATCTATTTACAATGAGTTGATTGATTCTATTGATAGATATTCTACAGTTTCAAAACGAATTGAAAGTGGCAAGGCTTTTGAGGGTGACTACGAAGAAGCTGCAAGATTGCAAGAAAAGATTGAAGAACTTCAAAACAATCCTATTTTATCACAAGAACAGTTGGATGCTTCTCAGCGTAAGTTGGAGAAAATTGAAACTACATTAGAAGATATTGCAACTGCAAAAGCAAAAAGTGACTCTATTAAAGTTGATTCTGAAAATGTCAAAAATATTCAAGCTGAATGGGATAAAAATATAAAAGCAATCCAAGATTATATGGATGCTATGACAAAACTCAATAATCTTAAAGCTAAGGATAAAGGTACTGGTAGTGAAGCAAATCAGATTGCGTTACAGACACAGAATGTTGAGGAATTAAAACAGGCTGCATGGGATGCACGAAAGAATTTGTCTTCTATACAAGCAGAAAATCCTGATATCATCGCATGGAAACAATGGGTTGATATGATGGAACTATTCGATCAAGCTTCTAAAGGTTCTGCTGAATCAGCCGCAAAACTCAAAGATGTATTAGACAACATAAAAGCTCCATCTCTTGATAAATATGAGAATAAACTAGCATCTTACCAGACTAAGAAAGGTGCTTATAATGCTACTATCGCAAGGTTTAACGATGGTGGTTGGACAAGTGATGAATATTTAAAGAATGTACAGGCTGTCAAGGATGCTGTTAATGAGTATGAAACTCTGCTTAATGAATTAAAGGGCAAAGATGCTAGTTTGGTGACAAGTGATGATATTTCTAAATTGGACAAGTATGAAAAGAAAATCAAAGATGCTATCGCTACTGTCACTAATATGTCAGCTGCTGAAAAGGGATATAACTTTGTTTCAGGTCAGAAAGAATTAGACAAGATTCACAAGCTTCTCAATGAAAATAGTAAGATGTCTTCTGAGGCAAAAGCTAAAATCAAGGCTTACTATACGGAAATTGAAAGTGGTAATCCTAGCATGAGTTTGGATAGAATTCATGGTGAGATTATGAAGATTTACAATGCTGAAGTTGAAGCTGGTCGTGCTGGCAGAAGTTTCTTTGATACATTAAAGAATAGTGGATTTCATCAATTAGCTGCTCAGATGTCAGGTATGTTTGGATTTTATGATGTTATTAATATTGGGAAACAAGCGATTAGTACAATTGTAAGTCTTGACGATGCTTTAGTTGATTTAAAGAAAACTACGGCAATGAACAAAACTCAGCTTGAGCAATACTATTATGACGCTAATGATGTTGCGAAACAGATGGGTGTAACTACAGAAGAGATTATTAACCAAAGTTCCGCTTGGTCTAGGCTTGGATACAATACTGCTGAAGCTTCTACGGAAATGGCAAAACTTAGTTCTCAGTTTGCTTCTATTTCTCCTGGAATGGGAGTTGATGAAGCTCAGAGCGGATTAGTCTCAATCATGAAAGCATGGTCAATAGATCCAGATCAAGTAAAGTCTGAAATTATGGACCCTATAAATCAGCTTGGAAACACAATGGCTGAAGACAACCAAGATATTGTAGAGGGTATGGAACGTTCTGCCGCTGCACTTGCTGCTGTTGGTACTTCTACAAAAGATGCTTTTGCTTTATTTTCAGGTATACAAGAAGTTTTGCAAAATGCAGAAAAAAGTGGTACTTCCCTCAAGAGCGTTGCCTTACGACTGCGATCTTTTGACGAAACGACAGGAGAATATTCTGAGGATTTAGCAAATATCACAGGCGAATTAATAGATTTAACTAAAACTGCTGAACATGCAGAAGGAGTTTCTATTTTCAAACCTGGTTCAACTACAGAGTTCAAAGATTTAACTGATTATTTCAGAGAGATTGCAGGTATCTGGGATGAGATGACACAGAAGCAGCAAAATGATTTTCTTATCAAGGCTTTTGGTCGTAATCAAGCTCAAGCAGGTGCTGCTCTTATTCAGAACTTTAAAGCTGTTGATAAAGCTCTCGCTGAAATGGGTGAAAGTGCTGGCAGCTCGGATAAAGAAATGGAAGCTGTAGAATCCTCTCTTTCTTATAAAATCAACGCACTTAAGGAAACTTGGGTTGGCTGTGTGCAAGATATGATAGACAGAGGAGACTTAGGTACAATTGTAACTGGTCTTACAAAAGTCTCAGAAGCTATTACTTTCTTACTTGATAAATTGGGTATTCTTGGCTCTATTGGATTAGGAGCAGGAATATTCTCAGGAATTAAAAATGTCGGTGGGAATAAAATGCATTTCCCGATGAATATACTCGACAACATACATAATTTACTTTGGATACAAAGGTTTAGAGTATGTTATCCGTGAGATACACGGTGATAAACACCCTATAACGTCTGAATAGACTTGTATGCCATAAACATACAACTGGGAATTACGTCAAACTCACACTACTCTCCTATTTTGGTAACAAATTAGGCTATAGTGACAATGTGTGAACTCGTATGGTCAGGTCGGAAGCTTCCTTATTATAAGGAATAACCGCCACAGTAATGCTATGGGTGAGATTCAGTATATGAAATGATACTGATGAGAATAGACATTCGATGCTATTATGGAGCGTAGCCATAAAATTATGAGTTAGGAACTTATCTCCTACTTCTACGTTAAGTTTGAACCAACTGTTCCTTGGTAGATAAGATGGAACAAAAAGAAGTAAATCTCGATTTCTTTCGAGGTAAAAACAGAGAATAATAAAATAGAGAGCAGGATACTCTACTCTCTTATATATGAAAATGATATAATATTCCCACCAGATTTTCTAACTACGCACAAAGCTTAATGACAATAATTAATGCCACTATTGCTATGATAAAACTTGTACTAACCTTTATCTTACACTTCATGGTAATTGTCTCCTTCCTATGTTAATAAATCCTATTGGGATTTGCATTGAAAGGCGTAATGCTCAAGCTAGTGCCCGATACAACGACCTATGTAGTTATACTTATCTGGCTCTCCAACACTTATCTTTTGGATAAGTTTTCCACCTCAATAAATATTATATCATGAGTAAAGTTTCTGTAAAGTCTAAACATTTGTTTTACTTTATGGAGAATAATAAAATGAGGACAGTCGTGATGACCTGCCCTCAATTATGGAATAAAAGGAAATAAATTATGACTTATACAAAAGAATAAAATTATTTAGATTGATGTTTGTCTTTTGCAATCATGTGAGTTATGTATTTTACTTTCTCATTGCTAAGTTCAGGATGTTTGCAAATCAGTATTGTGACTACTAATTTGAGAATCAAATATCCAAAGTAACATACTCCTACACTGCCTAAGACTTTTAATAATTGTGTTAGACCTACTAACAATTCTACCCTCCCTTCTGTAGAAATTTCATAACATTAGGGAAATCGTATTGCCCAGAACGGGCTGAATTTATTTCCAAAATAGTGTTTGATTCTACGCAAACACTCCCACATGGTAACTAAAGAAAAGTACCAAGCACTTGCCGTGACAAATGGACTGCAATGTGGTCATACAGCCGTAGTATGCTTGGTGCTATTATACCATGTAGTATTTTTTATTAATAGACAGAACATTTTGTCGATTAATTATTCTATTTTAGAATATTTTGTGAAATTGAGTTCACATCTATTTACAAAATTTAGTATCTGTGTTATCTTCAAAATAGTAAAAATTTTCAATTTTTGAAGGAGGTAGCACGATGAAAAATTCTAGTAAAGAAAGAACTTTACAGTGGATAAATACTCAGAATAAAAAGGGTAATATATCCTTTGAACATCGTTTACAGCGTCCGACTGGACAGTGGAATAATCGCATGAAAAGTCTATTGATTCATAGTTTATTAAGTGGTATTCCAGTTAATCCAATTTATGTTGTAGAGGAAGAAAATGTAATCTATCCGTTAGATGGCTCTCAGAGAACATCAACCTGTATTGATTATATTAATGATGTATTTTCATTGAGCAAAGATACTCCAAATGTATCTATTGCTGTGAAAGAAAATGGAGAACAAACTATTAAGGAATATGAAATTGCAGGAAAGAAATTTAAAAAGCTTGATAATGAGGTGAAAGAAACTCTTCTTGCTTGCACGTTAGAATTCTGTACACTGTCTGATTATACAGATGAGGAAGTAAAAATCATGTTCGCTCGTCAGAATTCAGGAAAACCTTTGAATGGTAAATTGCTTCGTGTGGTTCATGAATCAGATGAGTTCAGCGAAATGGTCTATTCTCTCGCTAATCATCCATTTATGGATAAAATCATGTCAAAGACACAGCGTAAGAATGGAACAGATAGAGATACAATTATCCAAGCTATGATGCTTATCTCTTCAAATCAAGAACAGGAATTTACATCTTTTAGAACAAAAGATATTGATACCTATGTAACTGATTATGCAGATCAGTATCTTGATAGAGCTGATACATTAAAAGAAGCTATGGATAGATTTAATGAAGCATTTGATGGTGAAATAAAAATTCCATCCACAAGTGTCCCACAAATTTTATATAGTGGTTATAGAATCGTTAAAGATAAAAAATCATTCTCTCGTCTTGCAGAAAAGGTGTCTGAATTTATTACAACTTACGATTCTAATGAGGAATATAAACAGTATGTTCAGAGTGGTACAGGTAGCAAAGAAAATGTCAAAGGACGTTTTGATTATTGGCGTGGAATTGTAAAGACATTACAGTAAAAAAGATAAAGAGTAGTCGGTGGCTACTCTTCTTTCATGTTCATTTATAAACATACGTTCTGAATAGTATTCTGTCGATTATTGGTATATAATGGTAATATTAAATACTAATGATTGGGAGGATACTATGGGGTTTTATAATAAGAAAAAGAAACCTATTAAAAAGAAACCAAAAACTGAATATATAATGTTTGTAGATGAGACTGATCCAACAGCAACAGGTAATTATTTCTGTTTGTCTGGTGTTATAATTCAACGTAATGATTACGAAAATAATTTTGTGGACAGAATTAATCGTTTGAAGAAGACACATTTCAACGATTGCGATATTATTTTTCATTATACAGAGATGAAAAATAATCGAAATAATTTTAAGATTTTTAGAGATCCAATAAAAAGGAATAAATTTTATATGGATTTTGTAAATATTTTACAATCTTCAGATATTACTATTCTTTCTTCTTATTTCGATAAAAATGATATGAAAGCGACATATGGTAAATGTGCTGTATCAGATTATGATGTTGCTTTTAAAACACTATTGGAAAATTTTGTGCATTTTCTAAGAAATAATAACGGAGACGGTATGATTATAATGGAATCAAGATTATTTAATGAAAATGCCAATTTACAAAATACATTTTATCAATATATAAATATGGGTTCTGAGCTATTCTCATCTTCAATAGTTAAATATCACTTAAAATGTTTAGGTTTTGTTGTTAAGAACGATAACTGTATTGGATTGCAGATAGCAGATTTTATTCCAGCAACAATTGTTAGAATAATAAAAGACAAGATAGATAAATTTTCTATTCAAAAAACAATACATGAAAAAATATATTGTCATGACACTGAATATGAAAAAATTTTAGGTATTAGAAATATACTTGGAAATGATAATAACTAGAGATATCATACTTGACCTTGTGTTAAATATGATGTATTATAATAATAAGTTCAGATGGAGGAACGTGTAGCTAGTAGACCATTTGACATAGAAACCGAATATAAAGTGTGACGATTGAGGTCGGTTTCTTTATTATTCTCTAGGACGGGTGATTAGTGTTTTACACCATGATCTCGCAGAAAAAGGAAGAGTTTAAATACTCTTCCTTTTTTGCTGTATATAATATTGCTCTTCTATTCTGGTTATCTGTTAGTCGAAACATATATTTAGACGGTTCTCTTTTTCAATACAAACAAAAAGAGTAGCAATTTCTCACTACTCTTCTATCTTATATGTGTTCATTTGTCAATTATGGTCTACATTAAATCTGGTATCACAATCTTTGCATTGATAATTAAATACAGGAAATACTTCTTTTTCATTATCATTAGGACTCCATGTAGAAATTGCTGATTTATCTCTTACCTTATTGCTAATAACTATTGGTTGTAATTCAACAATATTACTACTTTTACACCATGGACAAAACATACCAATCAACCTCCTTTATAAAAATAAAAAAACGTTTTATTTGTTAGTACCATTGTACTACCACATTTATATAAAGGATAGTCTAAACGTATGTTTTGTGAAAGATTAACAAATCCTACCAAGTGCTACCACAATCATTGCATTTGTGTGTTTTACCTATTTTGCTACTTGCAAGACCGAACATACCGACTGATACTGCCCTATTTATTGTACCGATTTTTGTGACATTTGATGAATTACAGTATGGACAATGGATATTATGTTCCGCTAAATACTTTTGTTGGTATTCGTTTATTCTGGATTCTTCTGATTTTCTTATTCTTTTTTGTAATATTTCTTTTTGTTCTTTGCATGTTTTTTGGAAGTATTCTTTTTGTTTTTTAACCATAATTGGATCGAGTTTATGTCCAATAATCTCTTCTATATATTTATTCCTGGATTCACCTCCTAAATTAATAATTTTTCTTCCAATTAAAAACGACACCGTTTCTAATTTTTCAGTACAAATAGGACAATTATTATTTTTGTCATCTAAAAATATAGCACCGCAATTTTTACATATTTTTTTTATTCTCATAATATATCTCCTTTTTAAATTATATTACCATAAATGAAATAAATTATAAAGTGTTCAAACAACTTTATTAAATAATAGTATGATATTCAAAACATTTAACAGTGATATTGATTCTTCAATTTATAAAATTGGGATATTTGGTAAATCTTTTGGAGAAGTTATAGATAGAATAAATGATCGAAAAGCGGATATAGATGGTCTTGGAATAGACAAAAAAGAAGCAAAGAAACAAGTAGGAAGTATTTGGTCTTATCTTGGCAAGGATGAACACAAAGATGCACTAACTGGCGAATTCACAGCTTTTAAAGAATTGATGGAAGAAACAGGACTTGGTGCAGACGAACTTGCCAAACAAGTAGGTGGTGTAAGTAAATCTGTATTAGATTATGCAAAATCTGATGATGTTGCAAAACTATCTACTGTAGGATTTAAAGCTTCTATTGGCAACTTATCTATTGGTGCTAAAGCAGGTCAAGTAGCTCTCAAAGGTCTTGCTCTTGCAGGAAATATGGTTGTCGGGATTTTAGCAGGATTCGTAATATCTAAAGCTATTGAAGGATTGGATAATCTAGTTCATGCAGCAGATAATGCTAAAGAATCTGCCGAAAGTTTTTCAAGTTCGTTCAGTTCAATGAACGACGAATTTAGTTCTAATGATGATAAATTATCTGATTTACAAAAGAAATATGATGAATTATCCAAGGGTGTAAATTCATTAGGAGAAAATGTCAGTCTTACAACCGATCAATATGATGAATACAAACAGGTTGTATCTGAAATTTCAGACATGATGCCAAATCTTCTTGCTCGATATGATGATGAGGGTAAAAAAATCGGTTTTGTTCAAGGTAAACTCAGTAATTTAAACGCTGAATATGATAAATACAAAAAGAACAAAGCAATGGCTCTTGTTAATGGAGAGAATGATAACGGAGATTCTATTAATGACGTATTCAAAAATTATCAGTATCAAACTGCACATATAGATGCAAATGGTAACGCTGTTGGAAAAAGAAAACTTATTGGTAGTAGTAATTATGAGAAAATAGGTCAATTACAAGCCGAAATTAATAGTGGTTATGATGGTGTTTTTGGTCAAAATAAACTCACTAATGCAGATATTGAAAAGAAAACTGCATTAATCCAAAAATATCAATCAGAGATTGATGCAAGTGTGTCTGCTATTCAAGATGCGTTGTCTGCTATTGCTCAATCTGGCGATGAGTATTATAAGTTATCTGATCAAGAGCAGCAATTCCTTGATACATATATAAATAGTTTGTCACAAGATTTTATAGATGAGAATAATCTCACCAACGAAACAAATGCTAGAACATTCATAAATAATCTTATTAATGATATCGAGTCTGGTAAGCCAGAAATAATGAAAGCTTATAATGATTTGTTTTCATTTAATATTGATGATACAGATCTTAGTCCAAAGGAAATTCAGAAAAAGGTCAATGAATTAGTTCAACAGCTTGCAAAAGCTTTAGGTGAAGATGATTGGCAAGATTTAAAAATAAGATTAGGATTTGGGTTTGTAGATGATAATGTAAAAGATTACGAAAATACAATCAATCGTTTCAAATCCGATACTTCAGATTCATCTTCTAAAGAATTAGACTCTCTCAACAAACAGCTTGACAAACAGACTCAGAATCTAACCAATGCAAAAGAAAATCTTCAGAATGAATATGATAAAATTTCTGATTGGGGATTAGATGATTATGCTGACAAAATCAAAAATAATACTATTCAAACTAAATTCGGCAATGTCGATATGGATAAACGTACTATTATTCATTGGTCAGATGAACTTAAACAGACTTATGCTGACGCATTGGCAAGTTGGGATTATGATCCAGAAATAGGTTCTATTGATACAGTATTTGGCGGTTCTGAAAGATTTGGAGAAGATCTTAATGGTAATGGTTGGGAAGTAGCATTTACTCCTATCTTACCAGATGGTACATTCTTATCGAAAGACACAGTTGAAGAATATATTAACTCCATTCTTGAAGAAGCATATGCTGATGATGAAAAAGTTACAGAAGATGAATTAACTGCCATTGATGCACAAGGTCGTCAAGTAGGTAATACTTTTGTACAAGGTATATTTGCGGGAATTGATGATAACCAAAATTATGACAATAATGGAAACTGGGCAGAAACAGTTGGTCGTCTTATGCATTTTAGCGGAAAATTTGGTGCTAAACAGCTTGCAGATCAAGAAATTGATGATACCAATGCAAAGCTTGAAGAAACGAAAAAGAAAATCAAAGAAGTCTCAAAAGGATTTGATGATTCCAAAAAGATTAAAGATTTCTTTGATACAGAAGGTATTAATACTCAGAAAGAAATTGATTCTTTTAATGATGTAACAAAAAATGCAAAGACTGCCGAGGAAGCAATAAAAGCTTATACAGATGCAAAGAAAGAAGCTAATGAAACTAATGAAACAACGATTTCTTTAGCGGATATAAATAAGACCAAATCAGGAATTGGTGGATTATTTGATAAATACGAACAGAATGAAGGATATCTTACACAAGATGAAGTAGCTTCAGTACTTGAAACTAATCCAGAATATATTCAGTATCTTGTCAAAGTTGGCGATCAGTATAAGCTTAACGAACAGGCTCTTAATGATTGGAACGAAGCGAATAAAGAACAAGAACAAGAACTCAATAATCAGATGGGTGGAAATGATTATCTCGGTAATTATTCTTCATTACTTGATAGTATTCAAGATAATGCTTCACATCCAAATGGCGGTGTTGGAAATACAAATATTGGTTCTCAGTTAGATGATTTGATTAATAAAAATAAAGAATGGAACACATCTTTACAAAATGGCGAAATCACAACTGCACAATATTTTCAAAATATGTCTAATGCTATCACTGATAGTGGGCTTGAAGACGCTCTCCATTCTCTTAATGGTACATTTGATAATTCAACCGATTATATAGAAGAAACTGTTAGTGTATTAGCTACTCAGCTATCAGACGGATTAACACAGTCTACCAAACGCTTTGAACAAGGACAAACAAGCGTTCAGGATTATATTAAAGAAATAAATGCTGGTTCAGATGCAGAGAAAAAGTTATTAGCTTCTACCTATAATTTAGATATCAGTCAAGAAACAGGAAAAGCTAGTTTAGATGGACTATCTGACTCTGCTCTTGAAGCTGCTCAAAGTTATAATTCATTAGTTGATTCTCAGAATGCTTTGGCAAGTACATCTGGTTTCGTAGATGTATTGTCTCAAAATGCAGATTTTTTGTCACAGTATATAGATGAAGCAGGAAATCTCATGGACAGTATATTTGATGATAGTCGTTTTAATGATTATGTATCAAATATGAGTAATTCGATTGTAGATTTTGCAAATCAGAATGCAGACACTATGGATCAAACAGCAAGTTGGTTAGCGGACACGGCTGGCATGAGTGTTGAGCAAGCTTCCTCAATAATTGCCCAAGGTGGAGATGCAGTTCAAGGAGCAGTAGGCAATTCTTTGAGTGGCGTTCAAAGTATGACAAGTTATGCCATGAGTCAAGTTGGTTCAGCAACTTCAAATGCAGCAAGTGCTGTTGGCAATGTATTAACCAGTTTAGGTAATATGATAAGTAATTTTAGTTATAAAATTACCGCCAAACCTTTTATGCAAGGAAAATCTAAAATGGCTTGGGATCCAAAAACAGGACTTGATGTATCTTTGCCTACATTTGGCTTTGATATAAGTGGTTCAGGTGGAAAAAGTGTTAGTGCTTTTGCAACAAGTATAAAAAATGCTGGTTCTGCTATTAGTAAATACGGTGCTTCTCAGAGTGCTTCTGCTGCTTTTAATAATATTAATAGTTATAAACCTAAGAACACATTATCTGCAAACAAACCTTCTTCATATCGTCCAACTTATAAGCCAAAATCTTCTGGCAAATCTGGTTCTGGTGGTTCTGGTGGCTCAGGTGGTAAAAACTCTGGCGGCGATGCCGAAAAGCAGAACGAAGAATATCTTGATAAATTCATGGCTTATCAGAAAGCTCTTCTCGAAGCAGGTAAGATAACATATCAGCAGTATTCACAGTATGTTTCTGATGAACTTGAAAGAATGTATAAGAATGGTAAAATTTCTGCTAGTAAATACTATTCTGCTGTCAAGGATATGATTGATGAGCAAAAATCTATCTATGATGCCGCACTTAAAGGTGTCACAAAACTTCTCGATGACGAAATTGATAAATGGAAAGATAAGATTGATGTTATTGAGAAGAATAATGATAAACTTAACGAACAGAAAGATAAATACGACTCTATCTTATCAGCAATTCAAAAAGTATATGATGATGAAATCAAAAAAGCTAATAAGAAAAAAGATTCTATTCAGGATGTCATTGACGCTATGTCTGATGAAAATGATGAATATGAACGTCAGAAAAAGTTGCAAGAAGCTATTTACAATTTAAATAAGGCAAATTCTCAAAAGACAAAATATCTTTTAAAGGATGGTCAATTTGTATATAGTACAGACAATTCTGCTATTCGTGATGCTCAAGATTCATTACATGATGCACAATATGATGTAGATGTTGCCAATTTAAAGAAACAACAAGACGATATTGATAATTATATTGATACTCTTAATGAGTTTAAGGACAAGTGGAATGAAATATCCGATGCTTTTTCAGAAGCACAAGATACTATGAATCTTAAGCAATACTTAGGATCAGAATATCAACGTATAATTCTTTCAAACAATCTGGCAGATATTGAAAATTTCAAAAATCAATATGTTGCTATTGAATCACAAATTAATAGTAATGAACAACTAAAAACAAGCTATGAAGAAAAAGTTGATTATTATAATAATTTAAAACAGCAATGGGAAGATTGTACTTCTAAATACGATGATGAAAAGAATAAGCTCTATGCTTCTCAAATTCTTGGTGCAAATTGGGAAGCTGAAGTACTAAGCGGTAGACAACAGACACTTGCTAATTTTACATCAGAATATGAGAGACTTTGTCAGAGACAAGCCGATGCTACTGTAAATGCCTACAATACTGAAGTACAAGCTGCAAAAAACGCTGCGGCTGGTATTGCCTCTGTTTCTTCAAGTGTTGCAAGTTCTGGTGGAGGTAGTAGCTCAGGTGGAAGCTCAGGTGGTAGTAGTTCATCAACACACAAAGTAACTTATGATAAAAATAATAACCCGAATAAACCTGCGCTGAAGTCTAATGATTATTGGACTTATGAAAAGCTAAGTAAAAAAGGTTATAGCACAAGCGGTCAGGCATCAAGCCATATTAGTGATTATGCTTCCAAGGGTGCAAATGGTTTTACGCAAATTGGCAACAAGTATTTCATTGTTAAATGGATTGCAAATGCTGGTACACCAGCTAATGCTTCAAAAGCAAAGAATAAGCTTGAAAAAGATAATCCTAAGAAAATAGGTAAATATGGTTATGCTAAACGTTATCATAAAGGTCTTGAGCTTGGTAAGATAGAAGCTCTTCCAAAAGATAAGGCTTTTGATTTAGTACAGGATATAGGTACTAATGGACTTGAAGCCGATGAAGTACCAATTATTGCAAAAAAAGGTGAAGCTGTTCTTACTGAGGAACAGATTGAAAATCTTGCTAAGACATTGCATTTAGTTCCAGTTCAGAATGAAATTATGGAGAAAATGAGTAAAATTAGTCTAGGTGATCTGCCAATGAATACACCTAAGATGAATTTTGATGCTAGTAAGGTTGGTCAAAGTGTTACTAAGAATAACTTTGCTCCAAGCGTAACACTTAATCTAAATTGCCCTAATGTAAGCAGTGTAAGTGATGCGAAGGCTATTACAAATGTAGTCGATAAACAGCTTAATAAGTTTGCTAATGATTTTTATCAAGCTTCATTACATTATATAAACAGAAAATGATAAATATTTAAGAGAGTGGTAGTAGATATCTACTACTCTCTTCTATTTGTTAGAAAGGAAGGAAATGGATACTCAAAATTTATTTGTCAAAGGGCTAGAAAACATATTTCAAAATAGCAATAATAATGTAAATGACAAAACATATGTGGGTGTCATTATAGATATAATTGATACAAAAAAATATATTATTCGATATAATGATGCAGACAGACCATTTACCACAAAATACAACGATTCACTGAAAGTAGGTGATACGGTTCATGTTATGTTACCTTTGGGAAGTGAAGCAAATAAATTTTTGTTGGAAGATATTAGGAAATATTAATACTAATCTTCCATTATAATAGATAAGGACTTAGCTTTGCTAGGTTCTTTTTTCATATAGAAGTTTTTAAGAAGGAGGAATAAAAAGAAATGGCTAAGTCCTTAAAAGACTCTATGAAAGAATTAGAGGAAATGAATAATGCAAAAATAATGTCCGATGATATAACTGCATATTCATTAAAAGCAGCTTCTTTTCCATCGCCAGTTGTGGATAATGAAGCCACAGTATCAACCTATACTAATACTACTCTTCCGTATAGTGAAAAATATATCATTTATAATGAATATGTAGACGAAAAAATAAGCACAATTGATGAGAATAAAAACATCGAACTTGATGAGTCGCAGGTGAATTTAACACAGGAAGAAAATTCTCAATATGTTAGATTCAAAATGTTCAGACGCTATGACGGTGTTGACCAGTTAAATATGACACTTTTGATGCACGCTGTAACGCCTGATAAAAACGATGTATATATTAACCCTGTAAATGTCCAGTACGATGACAATTATCTCTATTTTGGTGTTATTTTGCCCAAAAGTGTTTGCGCTGTAAAAGGTACTGTACAGTTTGAAATACAAGCTATTGGTGTGAATGAAAAGGGAGATGCATATACGTTAAAAACAAGAAAAGCCGAATTTAATGTAGAAGAATCCTTATCAGGTAATGGAACAGTAGAACCAGGTGAAGACACTGGATGGATTACAACCTTTTTACAGCAGGTAACTGAAAAGGTTGGAGAAGCACAAACCGCTGCAAACGAAGCAAAAGCTTCCGCTAATTCCGCTAAAAGCTCTGCTACTACGGCTCAGAAAACAGTAAACACGGCAAAGACAGAATTGACAAATACTGTTAATTCTACAATCAAAACTGCTCTCACAAATTACTATAATAAAAAGGAAATTGACGACCAATTTGCAAATATTGATCTGTCTGACGTATACGATAAGATAAATAGTATTAATGGGTTGGCAAAATTTAACGTCACATACACTTCAGACACTTATACTCTCTCATTTTACAATGGTGACAAGAAGATTAAGGATGTTGTATTGAATTCAGATCCGTCTGCTACGTGGGTTGCTGCTTATGGTAAAGTTGTCGATAAAAAAATAACAGATGCAATAACTCCTGTTTCTAAATCATTAAATGATTATAAAACAAAAACAGATGCTGATTTGAGTGCGATACATAAAAATATAGACAATCTCCCTGATACGTTAAAAACAAAATACTATGATAAAGAGGCAATGAATGACTTATTAGGTAAAAAAGCATCTAATTCGGATGTAGAGTCATTAACAACAAAAGTTGGGGCTGTTGAACAGGTTACAAATTCAAATAAAACAAGCATTTCTACTATGGGAAATAAGATTGCTTCTCTTGAAGATGCTATTGGAAAAATTGATGTCGAGCCAGGAAAAACCTATGAAGCAACTTATGATACAGAATCAGGGAATTACACCTTATGGGAAATTACAAATGAAGGTGAAACTAATGAAGAACGAACTATTAAGAGCCAGTTTAAGATTGTTGGCGGCAGCGGAGGTGGATCAACATCTACAACTTTAAAGATTGAATATGTTACAAAGTCTCCTGTTATCGTTACAACAAATGATAAGGCGATTATCAAGTATAACTTCTCTGGTCAGGATTCTTCTGGTGATATCGTTTCAGAAGGAAATTATACATGGAAAATCGGCAACAAAGTCATTGCTACTGGTATTGCAATCAGCGGAGAAAATAGCTTTGATTGTACAGATTATATCAGTCTTGGTTCTCAGAAACTTGTACTTACAATTTCTGATGATGCAGGAAGTGTTGTTGTAAAATCATGGACTGTACAGAAGGTAGATATTCATATTGAGTCAACCTTCAATGATACTCTCAAGTATCCGATGGGCGAAGTCTCATTTGATTACACACCATACGGTGCTATTTCAAAGGATATTCATTTCAAGATTGACGGAAATGAATTATACAAAGTAACTACTACTGCCACTGGCATTCCGATGGCATATAATATCAAGCCACAGACTCATGGAGCACACCTTGTTGAAGTTTATATCACAGCAGAAATCAACGGATTAACAGTTGAATCAAATCATATTTATAAGGATGTTATCTGGTTTAATCCAGATTCTAACGTTCCTGTAATCGGATGTATTGCGAACAATCTTACTGTAAAACAGTATGATACAGAGAATATTACTTACACTGTATATGATCCTAAGACAGAAAACCCGACTGTTACTCTTGCTGTGGATGGGAAGAAAGTTTCAACTTTACAGTTGGATTCTAATACAAACATATGGCAGTACAAGCCTACCGATGTCGGAAGTCATGTATTAACAATTACTTGCGGAGACACTGTAAAAACAATCAATGTAACTGTTGAGAAACTGGATATTGATGTTGAGCCTGTAACAGCAGGTCTTCAGTTTGATTTTAATCCTGTCGGACGTTCCAACAATGACGCAAACAGATTATGGTCTGACGCAGATCATCCAGAAGTTAAAATGACTGTTTCATCAAACTTCGACTGGTCAAATGGTGGATACCAGATTGACGAAAACGGTGATCAGTATTTTGGAATTAAAGCAGGAACGACTGCTACTATCTCATACAATCTTTTCGCTGATGACGCAAGGAAAAATGGTAAAGAATTTAAATTCATCTTTATGACTAAAAATGTTGCAAATGCAAGTGCTACATTTTTATCTTGTGAATCTGATGACATTGGTTTACAGATGAACGTACACGAAGCATATATCAAGTCAAGTGTGAAATCGTTGTATGTTCCATATAGTGAGGAAGATATTATCGAGTGGGAGTTCGACATTGATAATAGTGATATCACACCTATTGTCATGTCTTACGAGGATGGTACTCCGTGTAGACCAATGAGTTATACAAAAGATTATTCATTCACACAGGAGACTCCTGTTCCAATTACTATTGGTTCAGAAGATTGTGATGTTCGAATCTACAGAATGAAAGCATATAATAAGAGTCTTGATTCTAAAGCAATTCTAAACAACTTCATTGCAGATGCAAGAACTGCTACAGAGATGATTGACAGATATAAGCGAAATCAGATTTATGATGAGGATGGTAATTTAACACCTGAATCTGTTGCAAAAGCTTGTCCAGATATGAGAATTATCATGATTGAAGCACCACATTTTACAAATAACAAAAAGGATTTTGTGAAAAATACTACTGTTAAATGTTTATATAAGAACGGTGATCCAACATTAGACAACTGGACATTTGAAAATGCATACCACTCAGGACAGGGAACGACCTCAAACGAGTATGGTGCGTCCGGTAGAAATATAGATATTATTTGTTGCTTTGATGGAAAGAATCAGGTAATAAGTAAGATTCCATTAGACACAGATTATAAAACAATATTGACACTCGGAGATGGAACTAAGACCGAAGATGGAACTGGTAGAGTTTCTTTAACAAGAGATTCTATTCCAAACGGCTGGTTCAACATAAAAGTAAATATAGCTTCCTCTGAAATGGTTAATAATGCTTATTTACAAGCTAGATACAACACATATCTTCCATACAAGTCACCTGCTCAGAAAAGAGATCCTAGAATAAAGAACGACATGGAATTTGTAAACTGTGTTGTATTTATTAAGGAAAGTGATCCTGATGTTAGTACACATAGAGAGTTCCAAGATACAGAATGGCACTACTATGCACTTGGTAATATAGGTGACTCCAAGAAAACAGATTTGACAAGAGCCTACGATCCAGACGATATGAATGAGTTCTGCATTGAAATTAGTGATAATACTCTTGCAAACTCTACATTTCAAACTGGCGTTACAAACTCGGATGGAACAATGAAATATCCTATCTCAAAAGAAGAATGGAAATCTGGAAATGAAGCATATGATGCTTTGTATAACGATTGGGAGGGAACGTATGAGTTCAGATATGATTGTTGTGGAGATTCTAAAGATGGAGATCCAATATCAACAGATGAAGCAAAAACAGAAATAAGAAAGAAAAACAAACAAATTTGGAGAGATTTCTATGAGTTTGTAATCACATCATCTAATAAAGATTTCGTAGATAAACTTAAAGATTGGTTTATTGTAGATTCTGCATTGTATTTCTATCTTTTTACATTAAGATATACGATGATCGACAATCGTGCAAAAAATGTATTTCTGCATTGGGCAAAATATTATATTACTACAGAAGAAGCAAGTACGTTAGGAGATAAAGTACAATATTATACTATTGATGATGAAGCTGCTAAGATTAATAAAGGATACCGTTTCGACTTCTGGGATTATGATAACGATTCAGCAATCGGAATAAATAACAGCGGTGAACTTACAATGACATATGGAAAAGAAGATACTGATTATCGTACAGATGGTGACAAATCTTCTGGATACATATTCAATGCAGCTGATTCAGTATTTTTCTGCCGTATTCGTGATTTGATGCAATCACAACTTCGTTCTATGTATAATACTTGCGAATCAAAAAACTGTTGGAGTGCAACATCTTTAATCAATCAGTTTGATGAAAAACAGAATGAATGGTGTGAAGCCTTATGGCGTGAAGATTATGTTCGAAAATATCTTCGTACCTATCAAAATGGTAATACACGATTCCTAGAACAAATGATGAATGGTAAAAAGAAATATCAGCGTAGACAGTTCGAACGTGACCAGGAAATGTACATGGCAACAAAATTTATCGGTACTACTGCCACCTCTGACCAGATTATGTTCAGATGCAACACACCTGTTGATGCAATGGTCAAGCCTGATTATACACTTCATCTTACACCGTTCTCTGATATGTATTTATCTGTAATGTTCGGTAATTCATCCCCAACACAGATTAGAGCAAAAGCTGGACAACAGTATGATATACCATGCCCTTACAATCAAATGGATGATACGGCTGTACTCGTTTATGGTGCATCTAGGATTCAGTCAATGGGTGATGTATCTACTTGTTATATCCACGATAATGATTTTTCAAAAGCAACAAGACTCAAAAAGTTAATTATCGGTAATGAAACAGAAGGATATTCAAACAACTTCCTTACTAATTTAGTAATTGGAAATAATAAGTTATTAGAATTATTAGATATAAGAAATACACCAAATCTTGTAACGAGCTTAGATTTATCAAAATGCGGAAGTCTTAAAAAACTTTATGCAAGCGGTTCTGGTCTAACAGGTGTTACATTCGCAAATGGTGGAAAGATTGATACTGCCATTTTACCAGAAACACTTACATCTATTATTATGAGAAATTTAAAATATCTTACAAATTTACAGATTCCTGCATATGATAAGTTCACGAGTATGGTAATTGAATACTGTGATACTGTTGATTCCGCTAGTATGGTTGAAAAAGCAACAAAACTGAATCGTATCAGATTACTTGGTATCAAATGGAATCTTGACACGGCAGATTTGTTGGCTAAGTTATATAAACTTGGTGGTATTGACAAGAATGGCTATAATGCTGATCAATCAGTCGTAACTGGTTCTGTACATACACCAGTCATGAAGGAGAAGTTGCTTGCACAATACAATGAAACTTGGTCTGACTTGGATATTACCTACAATACATTGATTCAGCAGTTTACTGTAACATTCGTAAATGATAATGGAGATGTATTAGATACTCAGTATGTTGATAAAGGTGAAAAGCCGATTAATCCAATAACAAGAGCAGATAATCCAATTCCAGTTCCAACAAAAGAAAGTACTATTAGTACAGATTTTACATTTAATGGATGGGATGCAAACTTTGTTGCAGTCTTTGGTAATCAAACTTATAAGGCAACTTATTCCGAAAAAGTAAGACAATATACTGTAAAGTATATGTCAATGTCTACAGTTATTGAAACACATACAGCGGATTATGATAGCTATGTAGCTCCACCAGAAGAAATCCCAACTTATACTGCTGAGGAATCAGCTTATAAGTATTATTTGTTTAAAGGCTGGGATAAATCTGGACGTGTAGATGGAGATAAGGAAATCCATGCTGTATATGACGTGTTTGAATATACACAAGATTATTTTAAAGATAAAGAACTCTCTGAACTTAAACCAGTGGAAATTTATGCCCTCACAAAACTTGGTCTGCAAAGTTCGATGATAACACTTAAGGATCAAATCGTATTATCTCTTGGTTCTGATTGTAAATATACTGATATTGAACAGAATGAACTTATCTCCGAAAAAACTGTATTTAGTGGAACAAATTACATTGATACAGGAGTAAAGCTATTTGATAAAGATAGAAGTTTTGTATTTGCTATTGACTATAGACTTGATAGTAAATCAGCCTCTTCATCTGTTCTGGCTCAGTGTTTTAAATCTGATGGTTCTAGTGGATTTAAGCTTTGGACAAATAGTGGCGCAAAATTAGCATGGGGTACATCATCAACCAATGTTGCCATAGGTACAAGGAATATCATTGTCATCAGACATATAAAAGGGGAAACTGGATTACATGTATATAACGGCAATTTGACTGCAAATGCTCCGAGCTATGTAGAACTTTCCAGAAATAGAGAGACTGTTGTTGATTCTACTCTCGTATTTGGTTGCAGTAAGGCTGATGATGGTATGTATGAAAATTATGCAATAGGAGAAATCTATTGGGCAAAAGTGTGGTTTAGTGATCTTGGTGAAAAGACATGTATGGAACTTGCATCATGGACACATGATACCTTATCTGCAAGTATGTATGGATTCAATAGATATTACTTGTCAGATGGATCTGGTAAAAGAACGTCTATGTCTTTTATTGCTGATAACGTATTATCTCAAACAAGAATGCTTGGTGCAGGATCATCCAATTCAGGTGGATATGCAAATATGACAATTAGATCTTGGCTTAATACACGTTTGTATAATGCATTATCTGTTGAATGGAAACAGCTAATTAAACTGGCTAAAATAGCATCTTCTGTAGGAAATCAGTCAACAGAAGTAACAACTTCTGATAACTACTTCTATCTTCCGTCAGTATATGAACTGAGTCCTGAAGGTGATATGGAGCAAGAACCATATACAAACGAGGGTACACATATTGAGTTCTTTACAAATGCTTCAAGTAGAATCAGAAAAAGTTCCGATGGCAAAGCACAGTCATATTGGACACGTTCACCAAATGTTTCTTACAACGGATACTTCTTCCGTGTTGAAGAAAATGGTGCATTATCTGGATATGATTATCCTTATACTGCTTACGGAATTGTAGTGGAATTTTCATTTTAAATAATTAAGGGTAGGATACTCTCCTACCCTTTTTATCATGGAGGAAAAACATGTTTTACAAAGTAATAAAAGACGGAAAAATAATTGACCTCCTAAACCATCCTATATGGATTAAATATCAAGCAAAGCATGATGTTATGCTTACATGTCCAATAAATGAAGCCGAAGGAGTTATGTCTTCTGACGGTGAATATTTTTGGCATGTTGATGTTTTTCCGTCTATAAAAAAACAAGATGTTGATACAGTGTCATTGGTTGAGATTGATGTGTATGAATACAACAAATTAAGAGCTTTAAATATGAAAACACCTCAAGAAATCATTGATGCTTATACTCTTGATTTAATAACGGGAGGAGTTTTATGACAAGTGAATTTGTAGAGAGTTTACAAAGGCTATTTTCCAGTGGAAAGATAGCTCTTTTTAAATTAGATGAATTAAAAAATAAAGGCGTGATTTCTCAGAAAGACTACGAGTATATTACAGCCAAAGAGAAAGTAGGTGAACAGTAATGTACACGATTCTTGTTAAAGATACAAACGAGCTTATAGTGTCTGTCAAAGAAAGAATTGTTCAGAGAAATAAATTAGTAGATTCATTGCACTTCCTTGCTAGTCAGACATATAAAGGTGAAGATATGTCTTCTTATAGTGTTTTACTTGAGTATAAATTACCTGTAAGTAAAGCATATAAAACTGCAATGTTAGAACTGACAGACGAATTATATAAGGACATGCTTGAATATAAACTTCCATTCGATACAGAGTTCACAAAAGAGCCTGGTGATGTAGAAGTACAACTTACATTTTTTAAAAATGAAATGGGTGAAGATGGTGTTATTACGCAACGTGTAAGACACACAACATCAACATATATCCATATTGTTCCGCTTACAGCATGGAGCGATTTAATTCCAGATGATGCGTTAAGTGCTATTGATCAAAGATTGCTGAAGGCTGACGCACAAGCAAAACAGTTGGCAGATTTGATTCAGGCAGTTGACGATAATCATATTGACAATCTTATTTATAAGGATGGCTATTTACAACTGTCAAAAGGTGGTGTCGCTATTGGTGATAAAGTTCATATCGCAGATGGTGATGATCCATCAGGTCAGGGTAAGACCATTAAGGTTGTCGAATTCTAATTTAATGAAAGGAGGCAAAAAGCATGGCTGATATGAAGTTTGGTTACGGTAATGCGAATAACATTGATACTGCTGTTGAAAGTGGTACATTAGACGAACGTGACCTTGTACTGACCAAAGATACTTCCGAGCTGATTTATATCAAAGATGATAAAACTCAGCAGAAAATCAGATCAAGGGTTCGTACATTTACGAGCACAGAAGATGCAATTACTGAATTAAATAAAAGTTCTGACACTTATGCAGGACAACCTATTTCAATCAAAAATTCTGCTGATGGTAAGTATTACCCTTACACAGTACAGCAGGGTGCATCTTCATTCGTTATAGAACCTGTAATTTCAAATACAGGTTCTGGATTCACTTGGACTGAATTTTAAAACTGAATAATGGAAAAACAAAATTAAAGGAGATTTTATCTATGAATAACATTGTAAATTTTAAATTTGGTACACTTGCAAATTATCAGGCATTACAGGCAAAAGATAATGATACTTTGTATTTTGCCGATGGACAGATTTTTAAAGGCGATAAAGTATATAGCCAGAAGTTCGAGAAAGTTACTTCTTTACCTACTGCTCCGTCTCAGGGTGTTGTATATGTGTTTCCTGATTTTTCTGCAAAATTATACACAGGAGTAGATTATGTAGATATTGCTGTTGGTACAGTTGGCGAGATTGGGGATGACACGGCTAATGATGCAAAAGTAGCTACTCAGGCAGCTATCAAAGCATATCTTGCAAAGAAGTTGGAAGGTATGGGGTCAACTGACCAGTTACAGACAAAAATTGATAAGGCTAAAGATGAGGCTATTAAGTCTGCAACGGAGACAGCTGCAACAGATGCAACTAATAAGGTAAACGAAGCAAAGACCGAATTACAGAAGCAGATTGATGCAAAAGTTGCTTCTGTATTTAAGTTTAAAGGTTCTCTTGATAACAAAACTGCTTTAGATGCTATCGAAGGTATGATTGTCGGTGATGTTTATCATACTTCTGATGACGGCAAAGAGTACGTTTACACTGGCGAGGAATGGGAGCTGTTAGGCTTTACAATTGATTTATCTGCATATGCAACAACAGAATCTGTTACAAAGGCAATCAATGACAAGTTTAATGAACTTACAAAGTCTCTTGAGAATTACTACAACAAAGATCAGATTGATGGAAAAGTTACTGAATTAACAGGAGCTATTGCAACAGCAAAGCAGGAGGCAATTACAGCGGCAGCTACCGATGCTCAGTCAAAAGCAGACAAAGCATTATCCGATGCGAAGGCTTATGCCGATGGTTTAAACGGAGCAATGGATACAAGAGTAAAAGTTGTAGAAGGTGCTGTTACTTGGGCTGAAATTGCCTAAGTTATCCGTATCGGCTAATGGGATATCTAGGAGGTTATAATGGCATTTTTATCTTTAACAGAGGTATCTGAATCCAAACTAAAAGATGTCCCCATTACAGATGGTCAATTAATTTTCTGTAGAGATACGGGGAACTTTTATAAGGATTCAGCGACTTCGCGAAATCCTATATCTTCAGATTTTTTGGTGGTAAATGATCTTCCTCTCGCACCTTTAGCAAATAAATTGTATTTGTTATTGCCAAATACTCTTTGTTTTTATAATAACGGAGTATGGGAAGAACTAAATGAATCACCAGTTGTAACGAAGGATACGAAATATGCATTTCCGAATATTGGTAGTGCATCAAAAATTTATGTTGCTACGGCAGAGAATAAAACTTATCGTTGGAGCGATGACGATTTGAAATATTACTGCATAGGTAGTGACTACAATGATATTAATATTATAAATGGAGGAGGGGCTGCATAGCTTCTTCTCCTTATTTGATTAAAGGAGAATACTAATATGGCAAACAATGTTTTAAATACAAGGATTGTCCTTTGTAATGACACGAGTGTTGCATGGGTATCGTCAGAAAAGGTATTACTTAAAGGAGAAATGGCAATCGAGCTTTCTGATTCTAGCACACCAAAAATTAAAATTGGTGATGGTACAAACAAATTTTCAGCTTTACCATATGCTATTTTAACACCGGAAGAGGTTGCAAGCAAAATCAAAGCTGCTGTTGATACAGCTAGTCATACACATAGCAACAAAGCTATTTTGGACGCTATTACTGCATCATTTACAACTCAGTTGAAAGCAAACTATGACGCAGCTTATAAGCATTCTACATCTGCACATGCGCCTAGCAATGCACAGGCAAACGTAATTGAGGGTGTTTCTGTGAATGGTACTAAGCTTACACCGAATTCTAAGGTTGTCGATGTAACTGTACCAACAAAGGTAAGTCAGCTCCAAAATGATACTGGCTTTATCACATCATATAAAGATACAAAATATACATTAGGTGCCCCATCTGGTGCTGTAAATGGAAATGCAACTATTGATATTACAGATAGCGATAAGAATAAACAGTCACTTAAGATCAGTGGTGCAGGTGCAACTAAAGTAACAACAGATTCAAGTGGCAATATCGTTATCACATCAACAGACAATAACACTGTATATACTCACCCGACTTCTGGTGTAACAGCTGGTACATATAAGTCTGTAACAGTTGATAATAAGGGACATGTAACAGCTGGTACAAATCCTACAACTCTTTCTGGATACGGAATTACTGATACTTATACAGGCGCACAGATTGATTCAAAAATTTCTAGTGCTGTAGCAAATGCAGATCATTTGAAAAGAACTATTGTAAATACACTTCCAAGTGTTGATGCTGCTGATGAACATACAATTTATATGGTACCGAAAGCTTCTGGTGCTGTAGGTTCTGGTACTAATAATGGTTACGATGAGTATATGCTTATTGTAAGCGGAAGTACAAAGAAATTTGAGAAAATCGGTGATTCTGCTGTTGATCTTACTAACTATGCGACAAAAGCTTATGCAGACCAATCCGAAGCAGATGCTTTATCTGCTGCTAAAACTTACGCAAATGGACTTGCCAAAAATTATGCTACAGCAGCACAGGGCATAAAAGCCGACTCAGCAGTTCAGTCTGTAAAGATTGGTACGAAAGAGTATAAGTCTGGCACTACTGTTACTCTCCCATCTTATCCTACAACACTTCCTGCAAGTGATGTTTATGCTTGGGCGAAAGCGGCAAATAAGCCTACATATACGAAGTCAGAAGTAGGGCTTGGAAACGTAGATAATACAGCAGACGCAAATAAATCTGTTAAATATGCAACTAGTGCAGGTTCAGCAAACTCTGCGACAACTGCAACGACTGCAAGCAAATTAGGTACAAATGCAGGTTCTACAACACATCCTGTATATTTTGCGAACGGTGTTCCAGTTGAGGCAAATGTATCCTCTGACTTCTTAGTTCAGGGTTCTAACACAATTGTTTTTGATTGTGGAAATGCATCAGCATAATAAAATATAGATTTAAATAAATGGATACCTCTATGTGTATCCATTTTTCTATGCATAGAGGTATATCAATACCTTCATATATTTATAAATTAAGGAGGTTGAAAATGTAATGGCAGAAAATACCATTAATGTAAAAGTAAAACAAAGAACTGATACGGAAAGTAACTGGGCTTCTAAAAATCCTGTTCTTCTCAAGGGTGAAATGGCTATAAGCTCAGATAAGAATAATAAATATAAAATTGGTGATGGTACAAGTGTATGGAGTGCTCTCAGTTATGCCAAGGCAGACTTATCTAAATCTGATGTAACTACAGCCCTTGGTTATACACCACCTACAACCAATACTACTTACAATGATGTAACTCAGTCTGCTCACGGACTGATGACAGCAGCTGACAAGAAGAAACTAGATGGGATTGCTTCTGGGGCAACAAAAGTAACCGATTCCACTGTTGCAGGATGGGGATATAAGAAAACAGATACTTGGCGTGGAGTACAAAATAATCTCACCTCAACTGCAACCGATCAGTCATTGTCAGCTTACCAAGGAAAAGTATTAAAAGATTTAGTAGATAAAAAGACAACTTTTACTTATTCATCAACACAGCCAACTTCACCTGCTAGTAATGCTGTTTGGATAGGTTAATTTGAAAGGAGAAAATTATGAAGCCTGCTATCAGTAAAATTATACCGTTTGATGCTACGGCTGGTTACGTTTTCTTCTTTTCTTATATAGGAAATCAACCATATAAGAATAGAATTGTAATCAGGAATGCATTAACTAATGAAATTATAAAAGATGAAACGATCTCAGAAATGAGATTTAGACATCCGATTAGTGGGAATATATTAACTAATGGAACATCATATACAATACAAATATCTGTTTTTGATGAGAATAATAATGAATCAAGTCTATCTGACAAAGCATTATTTACTTGTTATTCTACCCCTACTTTTAATTTTAGCGGATTAAATAATGGAACAAATTATGTAAAGTCATCATCATATAATGCTACAATTAATTATTCTCAGAATGAAAATAGGAAATTACAATCATACATTTTTTATTTGTATGATGCCACATATAATGAATTATCTAATAGTGGGACTATATATAATCAAACTCCTACTTATATATATAATAGTTTAGATAATGAGCAAATTTATTATTTAAGATGTGTTGGTATTACTGTAGATTCGGTAGAAATAGATACTGGTTTTGTAAAAATATATACTCAGTATAATTCTTCTAATTTTTCAGGCATTTTCAAGGTGAAAAATAATTATAAAGGTGGATATGTACAATGTATCTCTAATATTGTTTCAATTGATGGTGTCGCTACAGATTCATATACAATATCGAATGGTGTGTTACAGTTTAATAATTCAAATACCTTTGTAGAATACAATGATGGATTACTTATAGAATCAGGTCATAAGGTTGGAATTAAAGCCAAAAACTTTAAAACTGGACTTATTTGGTCTGAAACAAATAAAGTAGATAAAATTTTACTGTATCACTATATATATGAAGGTTTGGATTATTTTAAATTGGATGTTTCCAACGGATTAAGTCATTATATTTTATATAGCCCAAGACAAAAATTAACTGCAAATCAATTTTATACAATTTACATTACAAGACAAGACAGCTTATTTAAAATAACAATACAGTAGAAAGGAGGAGATGTGCAATGATAATTTTAGGTTCAACTTTTTTAGGGGCAGACTATTCGTACTCTCCTACCCCTACTAATGTAGATGATATAAGACAAACAAAAATTGGTAATGCTGATTTTGATACGTTTGTAATTAGTACTGATAGTAATATGGAAGAATCAAAAGAAATTGATACCACATGGAATAATAATTCTATACTATCAGCTAATTATGAACATAGCTTATCAGCAGGAAATATTGAGTATGTACTTAATAATACTTCTGACATTATCATTCAAAAACGTTTAAAAGGTGATTTTACGTGGACAACTATATATAGAAAAGCAATACAAAAAATTGAAGATTTTGATATTACTTATATTGATAATATTGTTCAAAACAAAAAAACATATGAATATGCTTGTGTTAGTCTTTTAAATGGCGTAGAGAATGGACGAGATATAAAGGAAATCATGGTTTCATTTGATGGCATTTTTATCTCAGATTTGACTCATAATTACGGAACTATATTAGATATAGGAAGTATTGACACAACGCGAAATAATTATAAGCTGACAAAGCAGGAAATTCCTATGTATAGATACCCATTTGCTCATACATTTGGCGATCTGAATTATGATTCTGGCGAAGTAAGTGGATATTTTGTACCTATGAATGATAATTGTGATTTTGAACTTGAAAAGTCTTTTGAATATCAAAAAAATATTATGAATTGGCTTACAAATGGTATGCCTAAAATATTAAAATCATTTGATGGACGTATGTGGATGATTAATGTTGACGGAAGTCCAACAGATTCGATGGATGGACATTGGCAGCATAGAATCATTGATTTTCAGTGGTATGAATCAGGTGACTATACTAACGAAGAAGATTTATATGAATCAGGACTTAGTAATGTTTCCTCTGAATTTTGGGGAAAAGATGGTAATTATGTTCAAGTTTCTTCTGATGAGAAATATAGCAACTATGACAAAGACATCATTATTGATGACAATGAGCCGTTTATGCCAAAGAATAATCTTGTATGGATTGACTATTAAAGAAAGTGAGGATTTTGTATGTCAAATATAAGTACATTAGATAAGAAACTTGCTTTTTCAAAATGGGTAGAATATTTATATAAGATTTTAGTATTTGATAACAATAATTGTATTGTGGACGAAATAAAATTCACAATAGATTATGGCTCAGTTTCAATAGACTCAAGTTCAAATACAAGGCGTACATATTCTTTTACCATGTTCCCAATTATCATGTTCCCAATAGGCGATAAAATGACACCTTCAGAACGAGCAAGAATGTGGATGAATAAAAAGACCATGCTTCAAATTGGACTTAAAACTCCACGAATGTCAGAATATAAATGGTATAACGAAGGATGTTTTATTGTAACTGATACTAATTCTTCTATTTCTGTGGATAGTAATAGTTTAACTATTAATTGTGGTGATTTGTGGAACAGATTAGATGGCACTCAAAATGGGCAATTAAGTGCGTTGACTACTACTATCCCAGCTTATGAAGAAACTGATGATGGTACTCCATTAGTATATAATACAATCAGAGACTCATTAGTATCTACGATAACACAATTAGGCGGTATAAAAGATTATATTGTTGATGATATTGGCGAGTCCAAGGGATTAGAAGAATTCAATAAGGATTATATGTCTTATAGAGCTTCACACCCTTATTGGAATTGTGTGCCATATGATCTTGAATTTTCTGTTGGGGATAATGTATCAAGTATGATAACAGATATAACAGAATTATATCCAAATTTTGATTCAGCTTTTGATGAGAACGGTATTTTTATGACAAGATTAACGCCTTCTTGCAAAGAAGATAATATTATTATAACTAATGATGATATTAAAAATTGTCTAGTTTCTGAATCAATCTCAACCGACTATTCTAATGTACGAAATGTTGTACACGTGTGGGGTGAGACATTTGATGTAGATTTTTATTCAGAAGATGTTACTAATTCAGATTCTACCTATACCGTCAATATGAAAGCATATCACAAAGATTATTCTAATGGAGATTTAATCGCTATTAAAATTCCAAGTACAAATTCTTCAACACAATATATCAATGTAAATAATTTAGGAGCTATTCAGATTTATGATGAGAACACTGACAAACCTTTAGCTGAAAATTATTTACCTGCTGGGAAAGTATATGTTTTTAAATTTAGAAAAACATATCAAAATAAAACATGGATAAAGCGTTTTTATGCACAAGGCGCATGGCAAGCTCACGCCCTCTCAGCTTTAGTAGATGGTTCTGTGAGTTCTGAACAATATACTTGTGCAGATGGTACAGTTACAACTAAATATACACAAAAATATTTTCAAGATAAATACAATGTTGATACTGTATCTCTAAAAATAATAAAAGATTCTCCGTTTACAGTACAGAGACTTGGAGAAGAACGTTTAGATGTAAAATCAGGTGATGTATATGAAAACATTTCATCTGATAGTCTTGCTCTTGAAAGAGCTGAGTATGAATTATTTGTTGACGCAAGATTAACTGATAATATAAGTATTGAAATTGGACGACTTATACCCTGGTTGAAAGAATATATGAAAGTATCTTACGCTAAAATAGGAGAATCAGAAATAAAACAATATATTACGGATAAAATAACATTAAATTTAACAGATGGAACAACATCTATCACAATGCATACATTTTATCCATTATATGAAGAATAAAGGAGAAACGTATGGCAGATTATACACATGAGTATTCTAATTTTCCATCTGCTGTAATGGATAAGAAGACTTATAGAAATGTGACTAATTCAGATGCAGTATTGATTGAAAAAATAAAAGAATACCAAAAGGACAAAGACTATATTTCTGCTGCAAAATTAATCAATGCAAATCCAAGTATAAAACAATGTATGCCTGATTGTGCAGATTTTAATGCCTTAAATGAAGAAATAAGAAATGCAGAAATATATGCAAAAACAATTAAACAGTCTGTATTTTATATGGAAGACCAACCTTCTACTCCTAATAACTCAGATGTTTGGATAGGGGGTATGTGAAATGACTTATAAAGTAGAATCAGTTTTTCCAGATAGTATAGACGATTTACCATTTATATCAGATGTAGATATACCAAATAAAGATATTATGATTAATATTCAGAATTATATTGATCAAGGTGATTATGATAATGCATCGAAATTATGTAATACAAGTAACATTACTACAATTAATTCTGATTATTTTAACATGGTTCAAAATAGAATTTATTCGTTACAAGAATATCTAAATACTTTAGAAAAATGTGACAGAATAAATTCTAGTACAGAAGAACCTTCTTCCCCTACAGATGGTATGGCATGGATAGATGATTAATTAAATATGAATACAGATTTAGAGACACTAAATGTGTCTCTTTTTTATTATAAAGGAGGAATTTAAATGGCTGTTAGTGAAAAAAAAGTAACAGGAAAATTTTATAGAATTTGGAGTACTGCTGATAAATTATGGCACAGAATATCGTTTTGGACTCACGCAAACGATGTTGAATTCAATGATGGGAAGACTGCTCAGACAAAAGTGGGCGCAATAAAAGGAATAACTACAAGTACAAATACGAACGAGACTGGATATGCTGCTGATGCTACTACTATAACTACATTAAACCAGAGTGTAACTACATTAAACCAGAGTGTAACTGAATTAAACCAGAGTTTAGGTAATCTAAAAACAGATCTTAATCTTAATGGATTAAGTAATATAAAAATCGATGCTGGTACTGTAGTAAAAGAAGTGAAATCGGGTAATAATTCATTTGTATTATTCAACTTCCAACAAGTAGCAGAGATATTTGGATTACAAACTCTCTCTGCTACTGATATTGTTATATTAGTATCTAATGGTGACGGAAAGGCTTTTCCTGCTCACTTAGAAGGTGTAACATTCATGAATAATAGTTGGTATGTAGTTTTTAAAGATACACTACAAGGGGATATGAATTGTAGAGTCCAATATATAATGTTTTATTGTAAACATTAATTATGTAGTAACGTATTCACAACTCATAACAATTGAATAGTTACCTGATAATGTAAAAGGTTCGACAATGGATATTAAGCGAAAATATCTGTCTTCTGTGTTTAGTTATTTATATAAGCACAAAAAGATAGCTGATAATCCTATATCTATTGTTGAACCTGTAAAATATAAAAAATGTATCAAAGTTCCTCTCAAAGACGAGGAAATTGAGTTACTAAAAATAAATACTACAAATTCAAGAGATTTAGCGATTATTCACTTCTTTCTTGATACTGGTGTTAGAGTTAGTGAATTATGTGGAATTAATTTGGAAGATGTAGATTTTAAAAACTATACTTGTAAAGTATTAGGTAAGGGAAATAAAGAACGAACAGTGGCGTTTTCTGGTAAAACAGCAATGAGATTAAACGAATATTTAAAGCAACGAAAAGATATAAATATGAATGGTACATATTGTACATATGCGTCTAATACGCCATTGTTTGCTTCTAGGAAGGGATATCCTGCAAGATTATGTAAAATTGCAATAGAAAGTATGGTAAGAAAATTAGGCATAATTAGTGGAGTCACCAGAGTTCATCCACATTTATTTAGAGCAATTTTTGCAACCAAATTAGCAGAACGTGATACAGATATAGGTGTGATTGCAAAATTATTAGGACATGCAGATTTGGAAAGTGTTAATAGATATGTTCTTATTGATCAAACAAAGATAGAGGGTACTATAAGACAAAAGGGATTCTGTTCGTAAAGGATATATTGCCAAAGTTACAAAATGAATATAAATTATCTTTTCGTTGCGGAAAGGATTTATAATGGATAAATTAAAATTTAATAAAAATGAAACTATTTCAATTGGAAAATTATCATATATCTCTGATGATATATATAAATTGGAAGTTGAAAACATTACTGAAGATATAGCTCTTTCAGGATTTTATCTTTTAAATGAAAATAATGATGAAATCATGGGAGACTATTCAAAATTTACAACAAAATATAAGTCTACCGATGAAGGTAACACATATTATATATCAACAGGTGTTGTCTATACTGAACCAGAAAAAAAAGAACCAGAAAAAGAACCAGAAAAGGTATTGACCGAAGAAGAAATTGCTGAGCAAAAAAAACTTGTTTTAAAATTCACAAAAAATAATAAAATTTTTGAAATGTCTAATGCTTGTGAAGCTGTTATTGAGAATGGTGTGGAGGTTAACGGAAAACATTATTCATACACTGTTCAGGATCAGAGTAATATGCTTAATGCAATGAATCTTGCAAAAGAAACTGGAATGGAAGTTCCTTATCATGCTGATGGTGAATCATGTGGTTTATATAATTATGATGCTATTTCTGCAATTTATATTCAAGAGACAATGAATTTAACAACTAATCAGACATATTTTAATCAGCTTAAGTTATATATTTTATCAATTTCCGATGTTGACAAAACTGATGATATAGCTGCGATTAAGTATGGTGATAAGTTGACTGGCGAATATCTTGATAAATATAATGAGATAATGAACCAGAGTAAAAAGATAGTTGAGAAAGTTGTAACAATAAATGCATAATATGAGGTAGAATTATGAAAAGAATTATAAAATATTCTACATTATTTATTGTATATGGTTTAATATATTTTATCATTGAATGTCTATATAAAGGTAAATTATCTGATTGGAGAATGTTTGTGTTGGCAGGTTTTATAGGAATAATGATTGGCTTGATTAACAATTTATTTGACATCAAAACCGATTTTATTCTTCAATGCATATTCGGTATGTTAATTGCAACATTGTCAGAAGCGATTGGTGGTTTTTATTGGAACTTACAATGTGGATTGCATATTTGGGACTACTCTTCTCTTCCATTTAGTTTTATCGGAGGTCAAATAAATTTATTTTTTAGTTTGATTTGGATGTTTTTATCAGGCATTGTTATAATTCTTGATGATATTCTCAGATGGAAATTGTATAAAGAAGAAAGACCTAAATATTATGTTCATGGTAAATTAATATTAAAAATATAAATGTATAGGGTATGTAGATTAATTTCTACATACCCTATTTTTTTACGATTTTTCTTCTTCTATTATTTGATATTCAGATTCATTAATGATAACTTTGTTCCCATCTAATACTCTTTGAATCTGTTCTTGGGATGCAATACTATGCAAACAATTCCAGAAATGTCTTTCATGTTGTCGAATATTATTAATTAAATATATCATTATTTTATCCCCTCTTAATATATTTTAAAAAGAATTATATCACAAAAGTCTAGGGTATACAGATTGTTTTCTGTATACCCTATTTTTACGCTATACAAATGCCTTTTTTTGACACCAATTTTGACACCAGTTGTTATGATTTATAACGTTTCAAAATGGTGTAAAATGATTTGAAACCAATTTTCAATACTTTGAAACCCTTGAAAATACAGTAAAATCAAGGGTTTCAGGAGTGGACTAGACGGGAGTCGAACCCTTATATAAGTCTTGTACCCCTTGAAAACACTGGCTTTCAGCCATGCGATAATTGTTTGACACCAATTTGACACCACTTTTTTACGATATTGCTATCATGTCCATTGCGAGAGCTTCTTGTTCTTTCAAAACATGAATATACTTATTGTAGGTTATCATAATATTCGCATGTCCCATCAATTTACTTACCACCTCAACTGAGACACCTCGTCTGATAAGGACAGATCCAAATGTATGTCTTAGTGTATGAAGAGACATGTTTTGTGGTAAATTCGTTCCATTAATAACTCTTTTAAGACTTCTCTCTAAATTTCTGTAAGTGTTTCTAGTACCTACACTTGTACTTGACACATAGTTGGAAATAATATTTTTACGCTTGTCATATGCTTGTAACTCTTTGAGATACAAAATAGTGGTATCATTTAATTTTAACACTCTTATTCCAGATTTTGTTTTAGGAGATTCTTTAACTCGATTGTATAATTTCTTAGTTTTAACGTCATAGATATTACTTTGGACTGTATTATTGATATACATTAATTTGTTTTCATAATCAATGTTATTCCATTCTAATGCCAAAGCTTCACCTGCACGTAATCCAAGATTTAGAATTATCATTAAAACCAAAGCATCTCTGCTTTTGTATTCCCCATTTTTATATCTTGCCAAAGCTGCGTTTTTAAATTCTTCAATCTGTTCATCAGATAAGCATAATTGTTTTCTTGTTGAAGTTTTTATATAACTATCTGAAGGGATGATAACATCATTTGCAGGGTTGTTTTGAATAATTCCATCTTTAACAGCCTTGTTCATGCATGGTCTTATAATCTGTACCAATTTTTTTAATCCTGAACGTGCTAATGGTTTAATTTTATCATCTGTTGGACACGCATGTTTATCAATCATATCCTGAATCATTTCTGTTGTAATACAGCCAAGTTTTTGTTGTCCTAAAACACTATCTTTTATTTGACAATCATATACTCTATATAATCTTGTAAATGAAGAAGGTTCGATTTTACCATATTTGTATTTCATTAGCCATTCTTCCATATAATCTTTTAAAAGAATGTTCTCTGGCTCAACATATCCTTCTTTTATTTTTATAAGATAATCTTTAGCTTTATTTTTTACTTCTGTTTTGGTCTTACCATAAAAACTTTTTCTGTGAGAATTAACAGTAATTCTTCCCATATAACGACCATCAGTCCGAGTACAAATCGTCATGTTATTAATAGTCGCCATTATATTGTTCATATTCCACCTCCTATAACAATATAAAGGCATTTGTATAATTATATTATACTCCTGCCTTTATTAATAATCAATCAATAATAGATTTCTTCGCCTATATGATTTTTTATCCATTCTTCCAATAAATTAAATGTTGTAATGTAATCTTTACCAACTTTTACTAATGGAAGTTCACCTGATTTGATTAGCTGTAATACTTTTGTTTTTCCAAATGGCAAAACATCATATAGGTCTTGCTGAGATAGAATTTTATTCTCCATATCACGCCTTTCCAGTAGAACCAAATGAACCACGAGACACTTCGTCTAAATGCTCTACCTCCTCAAACTCAATCTCTGGCTGAATTTTATTAATTCTAAACTGACAGATTCTGTCATTTTTATTAATTAGTGTATCTTCCATAGCAATTACTGGTAACTTCCACTCATCTGAGTCTCCCGAATATGAATTATCAATTACTGCAAAACAATTTGTCTGTAAGATTTTAAAGTTTTTATATGTACTGCTACGTGGTACAATATTCGCCTCATACCCCTCTGGAAGTTTCATTCCAACTCCAAGTGGAATTAGATGGAACTCACCTTTCTTTAGATGTATAGTTTCGGCACTTCTGAGATCAACCCAGTCGCCCTTATTGATTTTCTTAATTTTATCAATGTTCTTATCAAAGTATTTGATTTTTATCTTTTCCATGTTACTTTCTCTCCTATCTTTCTTCTGATGCTTTATTGATGAAATCATTAAGACTTAAAGTTGTCTGCATCTCGCTCTCTCCTGTCCTCTTCATTACGTGCAGCTACACATAATGCCATAATTAATGTTCAGACAAATCCACCGATTATAAAACTTATTACACCTACCGCTACCATAGTTAGTCCTCCTTAATTACAATATAAAACTATTTTGTTCTGAGTCAAACTTTGCTTAACATCAATGACTCTTTGGTTTAAACTGCCTCGCCACCTGAGCGTTATATCTCTCTGTTCATCTATATATTCTCCGTCTACAAGTACGTCACACAGTTTCACGATAGACTGACGCAATACTTTATCTTCCCATTCACTATCTAATGGATAATGTATTCCGTTTATTAAATCTTCAAATTTATATCCTGTATACAACCAGATAGTTTTTTCGGGAAAAGAAATACGGATTTCTTTAATTAGAGACAAGACTTCATCGAGGTTTTGTTTCGCTAAAGGTTCGCCCCCTAGAACAGAAATTCGATTAATATATGGTCTATCAATAAGCTTTATAAATTTATTTTTTGTTTCTTCTGTCCATTCTTTACCACCATTAAAATCCCAAGTATCAGGGTTAAAACAGTTAAAACAATGTCTGTCACACCCTTGAACGAAGAGGGAGACTCCAACTCCCTCTCCATTTGAGATATCAAGATTACGCATACTTGCAAATCTCATATTTAATCCTCCGTATATTCCATGTCATCCAAATGATAAACACGGTCATGAATGTCGCCATATCTACCCTGATTACCACCATTTTTTGCAGTACCAATATAACCACAAACTCTAAATGCTATATCCATTGTTGTATTATCAGTATTTCCACAGCTAGGACATTCCCATTTAAGTCTATTGTTTTCGTCTGATACAAGAGGAATATCACCATCAAAGCCACATTTTTCACAATAACAACTCTTTGTATTAATCTCTGCATACATGATGTTGTTATAAATAAACTTAATAACCTCTAATATAGCAGGAATATTATGACTCATACTTGGTATTTCGATATATGAAATTGCTCCTCCTGGACTTAATTTTTGAAATTTTGATTCGATTCTTAACTTTTCAAATGCTGTGATATGTTCAAAGACAGGAATATGATATGAATTAGTAATATAATTTCTATCGAAACCATCTAATTTTTCAAAGATATCGTTACCAAAACGAGATTTTAGGCACTTTGCAAATTTGTAAGTTGTGGACTCTAATGGTGTTCCGTACAAACTATAGTCAATGTTTTCAGCTTGTTTCCACTGATTACATTTATCATTTAACGCCTGCATGACCTTTAATCCAAACTCTTCGCCAATTCCTTCATCCGAATGAGAGTGACCAGTCATAAATTTTACACATTCATATAAACCAGCATAACCAAGTGATATTGTAGAATAACCATCATAAAGAAGTCTGTCGATTTTCTCATGTTTCTTTAATCTAGCATATGCTCCATGCTGCCATAGAATAGGTGCTACATCAGAAGATGTGCCAAGTAATCGCTCATGTCTTGCTCTTAATGCTTTATGACATAATTCCGTTCTTTCCTCAAAGATTTCCCAAAACTTATCAAAATCTCCATCAGATGAGAAAGCAATATCTGGAAGAGAAATCGTTACAACGCCCTGATTGAATCGTCCATAATATTTATGTTTATTCGGATCAAAGTTCTTTGCATTTGCAATATTTCCCACTTTATCTGTAAATCTATCTACAGTAAGGAAACTTCGGCAATTGTGACTATAAATACCACTAACTTCAAAATGCTCACTAGATGTTGTCACATCATAACTATACATTTCTTTATGAATCGGATTAATCTTGATAACCTCTGATTCAATAGCATATCCTGATACATTTGATTCAATATAGTTATCACATTTCTTTTTGCATACAATGTAATTAACTAATTCATCAGTTGGGTAAAATTCAACCCTATATCTAATCAATTCTGGATTTTTCTTTGTGTAATGATTATGATAAATTTTAGCTGGGATTCCAATAGATTGCGCTAATGCCATTTGCTGAAGTGCTAATTCTTTATTAGTAGAGCCGATTTGAACAGTAGAAAAGTTATTTTCATTTTGATGTGAATTGATATATCCGTCAGCATCAATCATTCCTGCAAAAAAGGCAAGCTTCGCTTCATAATTCCATGAGAATACTTCATTTGGAATTTGTCTATTTACTTTATTGATACCGCCAAATTTTGATGTAAAATAATTTGTTACATATTGAATTCCACCGTTATTATCTGAAATTGCACATAAATCTTTGTATGTTCCTTTTTTACCACGTTCTTGTAGAATTGTTTTAACATTCAGACCGAAATACTTAGTAAATGTATTGCTAAATTTTTCTTCAATTTCATCTTCTCCTGTTGCAGCAATAGATGCAAACACATGGTTATTTTGATAACATCCATCACATAACATAAATCCCAATAGCCATGCTTTATCAGTATTGAACAGAATTGATTCTTCATTATATTGATTTGAGTTGATTAAGATTTTGTCTCCAAGTTTCAATTCTGATGCGTGTACATTTCTACCATCTCTTAATGTTAATGGATGATCTGTTGTACATAATAATCTTCTACCATTAGAAAAGTCCACATCCAACCATTCACTTGATACATTACGAATAATTCTTTTTGTATCAACAAATCCTTTTTCTGTATCATAAATCGTTACTTCTGATAAATCCATATATAAATTAGGATTATCTTCGGAATACTGGTGTTTGATTTCAAATGAATCAGACAACCTCCTCCACATTCTTTCGAATGATTCTACATATAAATTATTCTTAATCTTATATGTGATAAGTTCTTTTCCGTCAACACACCCCATACATGTATAGACATCACCTTTTAATTCAAGCATCATTTTTTCAGATATGTAATCAGGGACAAGCCTCTTAGATGTACATTTAGCTGCTAATTCTGTAAGATACCAGTACTTTGAATCCTCTGTGATATTATCTTCTTCTAATACATAGATAAGTTTAGGAAATGCAGGTGCAATATAAACACCCTCTTCGTTTTTTACGCCTTGAATTCTTTGGCGAAGTATCTCTTCGATTAACATCGCTAAGTCAGCTTTCTCTTGATTGTTCTTTGCTTCGTTCAGATACATAAAAATTGTGATAAAAGGTGCTTGTCCATTTGTTGTCATAAGTGTGACTAACTGATACTGAATTGTCTGAACACCTTTTTCTATTTCTTCTTTTAATCGTTCATTTGTTATATTAATGACTTCTGCAAGGTCTTCATTATACTCACTAATCAATCCATTATTATATAATTCTTCTGTTACTTTCTTTCTGATTGATTTTCTACTTACATCAACAAATGGGGCTAAATGTGCTAGAGAAATACTTTGTCCACCATACTGATTACTGGCAATCTGAGCAATTGCCTGTGTCTCGATATTGCAAGCAGTCGAAAAACTATGTGGCGTTTCAATAAGAGTTTCGCTAATTACGGTATTATTTTGAAGCATATCTTCAGAATTGACCAACCCACAGTTATTCATATGCTGTAAGAAGTAATCAGCATCATGAAAATGAATTAGTCCTTCGTTATGAGCTTGAATTATGTCAGGAGATAATAAATATCTTTTTGTCATATCTGTACTAACAGATCCAGCAATATAATCTCTTTTAGTGGGATTTAATGTTGGATTTTTGTTTGCATTTTCATCTTTCCAATATTCATCTTTGTCTTCCACAAGGTCATAAATCTCTATATCTGTTGTATTCTCATTCTCTCTTTGGAACTCACGAATACTTCTATATCCCTCATAAGCTTTTGCAGTAAGTCTCTGTTTCTTAGTAATCAATTTATCAAATACCATTGACTCAATATCAGATACACTTGCCTCATTCTTATCTTTACATTCATTTTCAATCTCATTTGCAATATCTTCTGCAATCTTTGGTTTTACAATACCTGAACCATTTTTCATTGCTTTAAGAATTGCTGTTGAAATTTTTGATTTATCAAAATCAACTTCTGAACAATCTCTCTTAATTACTTTCAAATTTTATCTCCTTTCTAAATTACTGTTATGATTGCATAACCAAGTACACATGCTGCAATCGCTGCCACAGTTTTCCAATCAATTTCAAATTCTATACAATCTACAAAATTGAATTTCATTTTATTTCCTACCTTATTATATTTTTACCACTCATTTCATTGCACATAAGAGCTTTATGTGTACAACTGTCATCCATATTTGCATGAGTTCTTACACTTTTAATGTGGTCAATTATATATTCTCTGTCTCCAACGACAACTGTTATAAAATTATCTTCCATATCTTTTAGCTCTCTCATTAATTGACGAGTGGTAGTTATCCCATCACTATAAGCGATGGGACGTGCACCACTGTTTATCTTAATCACCCCCATTTCAATACTTCATTTACGACTTCTGAAAGCTCTTTTCCTTCATTGTTATAGATAATTCGATTTGCCAACATTTCAACTCCACGAAAATCTATATTGTCAGCTTTCATTCTTCTTTCAGCTTCTTCTTTATTATCACCACGTTTTAATAACCTATTTTTAACTGTAGTTTGGTTGGCATATATGTATATAACTTTGGGATTTATACCCTTAGAAATAAGAGTATTTACACCATCAGGTGGTAGAATTGATACCATTTTAGAGTCTTTTTCATAATCTTCTTTTGCTGTGCCGTAGTACCATAAGCCATTTTCAGAAAGATATTTTCTATATTCAAGGAAAAATCCATCATTTATTTTGTTGATAAATTCATCCTCTGATATAAAATGATATGTTTGGTCTTGAATTTCATCATCTCTCATTGGGCGAGTCGTGTAAGATACTAGGTTCTCATAACCATGTTTGTTTACTAATTCATTTGCGATAGTGTCTTTGCCAGAACACGATTTACCCATTAAAACTAATAAACTCATGACTCAACCACCCAATTAACTATGTGACCGTCATTTATAATAACGTTCTTGTTTTTGAATCTGTGAAGGTTTTCGCAATCTTCTAATGTTACTAAGTCAACATCAATTCCTAAATAAGTATCCATACTATCTGGAATAGGAATATCGTGAACAAATTCCATTGAACAGTTCAACCTCCTTCTCATCATCACTGTTAATTCTTACAGTAACAGGATGTGTTGATATGCTAACCATACCCATAAATGACTTGGCATCTACTATCTGATGCTCGTAACAGCCATCTACATCAGCAGAAATTTTACTTATTAGTAAGCGGACGAACTCTTCCAAATCGGTTAAGCTGTCCAAATTCAAAGTAAATTCCTTTCTCATAAATTCTTTTGAACTCATTTTTCCTCCTTACTTGTATACCCTTATATGTGCTACTGGACTGCCCCATTCTTGACATACACTTGACATATCACCTGCTCTTTTAGCATTTATATCTAATGCAGACTTGTCTACAACAAACTCGCTTAAGCAATCAGTCTCTTTGGTGATGATATTGCTTGAATCAGTATGTATATCAGCCTTTTCGTCAGACATAATACAAGGAATTACAGTACCATTCGCTAATACTAAATCAAACTCATCGCCAATTTCACATCCAAAATATGAACCAAGAGCCACACAATATCTATCTCCAACCATGCGAATACCATACTTACCAGTATAAGCGGTCTGTTGAAGTTTGTATTGAGGACTTTTTCTATTTGTAATAGCTGTGTATGGCATCCATGTTTTATGTGCCGCATATGGCACTTCAAACATTTCAAACTCAGCTTCATGATCTTGAAGATAGTCCTTGTTAATGTAATAGATATTATCATTCCAATATATTAAGTCCCATTCGTTATCAAATGAAGCTACACTAACTTGCTGATTCCAGAGCAACGTGGTTACAATCTCTGAATCAGTATTCGGTTTGGTTCTTACATTAACACTGGTTGTAGTCCAATAAGGTTCAAATGTGGTTTCAGATGCCCATGCAGATGCAAGTGTATCACTTACACCTGCATTCATCTCCAACCAAGGTTTGTAATCGCAGTCGTATTTACTAATGTCTTCATTCTCAGCCCCCATAACAGGGGCGACAGAGGTTGCGGATATTGCAAAAGCGACCACTAACATAGTTGCTAGTTTCTTTCTTTTCATATATAGTTTTCCTTTCATTTTATTGATTGGTACACTGATATATTCTCTTTTTAGTTGTTAAGCATTGATAAAAATTGATCCTCTGAAATGATTGGGATATTTAAAGATTTTGCTTTCTTATTTTTAGAACTTGTCGAATTTATATCGTTGTTAATAAGATAATTTACTTTAGAAGATATACTTCCTACGACTTTGCCACCATGAGCTTCAATATCAGCTTTGAGAGCATCACGATTCTGATAATGATTTACTGAGCCAGTTATAACAAAAGTCTTATTCTCTAATTCATTTGTGGTTTCTGACATAATGGATTTCTGTGTTTCGAATGTAAATTCATTTGCTAACTGAAGTATGTCTGAGCAATGATTTTTCCAATAAGTATTGAGTGAGCTTATTAACGCATCTCCAACACCAGGCAAATACCTAAAATACTCAGCACCCTTAATTGCCATTTCATCAATAAATGTGTCGAAGTTATAATCAACAGAATCTGCTATTATCATACTTGCTGATTTGCCTAGCAATGGAATAGATAAACTATAAAGAAAACGCTCAAGACTTGTTTTACGAGATTTCTCAATAGAGGCAAGAAGCTTATCTACTGATTTCTTACCAAAACCGTCTAAAGCTTTTATCTCATTTTCATGATCTGATAGATGATAAATATCCTTAATGGAATTTAACCAACCAAGATTGATGAATTTCTCTATTGTTGCTTCAGATAACCCATCAATATTGAGCGCATCTCTCGACACCGCATGACTGAGCTTACCAAGCAGCTTGCCATTGCAATTATCATTAGTACATACAAGTACTTCTGAGTTATTATCTTTTACTATCTTAGTAGGCTGACCACATATAGGACATATATGAGGTATATCAATATAAATTTTTGTATACTCGTTATCTTGCTCTGCCCATCTTATCTGAGGTATTATGAGATTTGCCTTAAACACACCAATATGTTGACCAACCCACGGTTTATCCATAATTTCTTTCATAACAGATATATTATGGAGTGAAGCTCTTTCAACAATTGTACCCTCAATCTCAATTGGCTTGAACACTGCTGTTGGTGTTAATATACCAGTTTTACCCATTGTGTACTCTATGTCAATGAGTTCTGTTTCTACTGATTTATTATATACTTTATAAGCTATACCATTATTGAAGTAATCTGTTGTTCTACCAAGTGATTTACCATACTCAACATCTTCAAATTTAAATACAACACCATCTTGAGGAAGATTTTCTTTTTCTGCAATATTAATAAAATTATCAATATGTGTCTGTAACTGATTAAATTCATTTATTGTAATATTGTAGCACGGAACTACATCGAATCCTAAATTCTGAGCATTTAATAATCTTTTGTAGAATGAATTATCACTATCTCCTTTAACAACTTCCCACGCATACCAATACAATTTCCTATCTTTTACAACAGATGTATCAAGACCGCCAAGTGTACCTGACGCAAGATTACGTGGAGTCTTGTACTCACCATTTTTATTTAATTTCTCAAAATCATCTGTTTTAATAAGTGCTTCACCATCAATAATATAAGTTCCTTCCTTATTAATATGTAAAGGAATATTAAGGAACTGCTTTACATGATCGGTTATAATATTTCCTATAGTGCCATTACCTCGTGATTCAGCCCTTACTAATTCGCCATCTTTAAAAATTAAACGACAGGTTAATCCATCGAGTTTTACAGAACCTACTAATGTATGTCCTTTTGCAAATTGCTTGACCTCTTCTACACTATGACACTTTGCAAGTGATAGCATTGGTGACTCATGAGTAACTTTCTTAATATTATCCAAGACAATAGCACCAACATTATGTGTTGGACTATTTGCTAATGCAATACCAGACTCTTCTTCCCACTGTCTTAATTCTTCAAGCTTATTATCAAATTCAGCATCACTCATAATAGGCTGCCCAGTATTATAATAAGCTTCTGATGCTTTATTGAGTTCTTCAACTCTTGCTGCAATAGTATTTTTATCCATTTGCTTCCTCCTTTTCTCCACAATATTCTTTTAAGTATGTAAGCATTTCTGACTCTTCTGGGAAGAACGGATCTCGCTTCTTTTTACTTTGAACAAAGCCAAGAAAATTCATCATAAATTGCCCGAAACGCCAATCTAAATAATATGTCTTCCATATTCTATTTAATTCTGACGTAAATACATCAATTCTTTCTGGATTTCTAATATTAATCACCTCCTATGAAATGAACATTTATTTACCGTCATACATAATTAGCTCTTCTGCATACGGAAGCGACTCTACCCACTTTATAAATGACTTTGACCACTCTGTAAGCTTATGGTTTCTACGCTGAAAGTACATATTACGAATATTTTCATAATTCATTGTAATTGTTCGCTTCTGTAACCAGCTCTCAGGAAGCCAACGCACAAGCTCTTTCCAGTATCTCTTATCTTTCGTCTCAAGATACTTCTGACGAATATTTTCTAATACATAAATAATATCCTCTTCAAATGTTGAAATATTATCCAATCCGTCATCATCCTTTGGATTATCAGCAAGAGATAAATTCCTGTCATAATCATCAATCTCAAAACAATCTAATGTAATTGGTGTTGTAGCAAGCTTGTGCATTGTACTCGTTGAGTTCGCAACCGTTCCTACTTTATAAGTATCAAATTCTTTCCACCAATAAAGAGGTGCTGTAATATCAACCGATACAAAAATCTGTCGCATAAACTTTCTATGCTCATTTCCTGCTTTAATAAGAGTTTGAGCAAGTTTCAAATCCGCTTCACCAATAATATCTGCATAATATCCATTAATGTTACAATGATGTATATATGCATTAGGATATACTTTTAATAATTCATCAAAATCAACATCTGCTCGTTCTTCGTCATAATAATCATTAAATTTACTATCACTTCTATTCCAAGAATTTTTTGGATTCCTTAAACCCCTAAATGCGTGTTCAAATCCCCATACCTCTGTATTATCAAATTTCAAATCTTAATCCTCCTTAAATCTTTCCTTTAATAAGCTTGTATCTTTATTATTACAATAATTCAACATACTACCTGCCATCTCAGTTATGCCATCGACAAAGCTTATGAAGTTACGCTTGGTATTATCATCATTCTCCATATCTATGAAATCTGGTAATGAATCAACAATAGTCTCATATGTCAATTTATATACTAAATTCCTATCCATATTAATCCTCCTATTAAAATCATTATTATTTGTGTTTAAATATAGACAAATGTGCCTATTTTAAAATGCGACTGTCCCTTACAGCTGCTCCATCCTCTCTAATTTTGTAGTCTGAGCCATTCAATATCTGACTCAAATTGTTGTAATTCATTTTCTGGTATGAATTTTGATACATTATTCTCATCAATGTAATGACTTGTACCATCTGATATTTTGACGTTCAGCCATAAACCAAAAGTTCCTTGTATCTGGATAATACTGTCTGAGTTAATCAGCTTACCATCCATTGTTTTTATGAACATGTTTTTCTCCTTATGAAATAATTATTATTTACTTAACAATTAGTCCTTAAACGACCAACAATAATCTACAAATCTGTTCCAATTAAGTTTTACTTGACTGTAAATATCTATTTTTATTGGCTTAGATTGTCCAACCCATGAAGCCATGTAAATAGTTGTTTCATATTCACATTTGCTCCAGAATGAATAAAGCAGCTTTCTGTCCAGCTCTTCCTCAAATTGTTCTTTAGTCAAATCCGACTTAAGCAATTTGAGAACATCTTGATTAAATGTGTAGTGCTTAAATATATTTAATGGCACAATCTTATTCTGATTGAAGTCATCATAATAAACATACCATTCCATGTTATTTGTTCTTGTCATACATTCACCTCCCCATATCCAATTCAGATAGTTATTTTTTATTTATATCCGATATGGATAGTTCTTTACGTCTTGCTATAATTTCACGAAACCTGACTTGATTATTAAGTTCCCATAGATCTAATGAACTTAATTCACCCGATATGAGTACTTTATGTAATGTCGGATTATACAAAATTTCTGTAGCTTTATTGTCTGGGAAAAATCTGATACAACCATCTGAACACTCTTCGTACTTCATATACTTATTCTCCTATTCTCCACATGAATAATGGCTTATTCTTCTTTGCTATCATCACCTTTATCACTCGTACTAATATCAACACTAGCTTCAATACAAGCAGGAAACAATAACGCCCAGAGACACCAAATAGATCCTGTATATTTAATTGCAAAAATTACAGCTATTGCGGTTGCAATCCATGCAGACGCATAAGCAATTGTCATTGCGATATTTTTCATTAGTATATTCTCCTTTCATCTTCTGAAGAAACTGTTGATTCTTACTGTATTATTCTCCTTCTAAAATCTCTTTTGGACAGTAAATAATCTTCTTACCTGCTTTCTGTGCTTTACGAATTGTTGACCACACACCACCTGATTTAATTCCATCCCAAACTGCAAGAAGTACGTCACAATGATCAATCATATATTGATCTCTTGCATTATCACAACCTTTATAAAATTCATCTGACAGCTCAATCCATTCATCAGCTTCTGTCTTTAATTTATTGTAATATTTATTAGATGAGTTGTAGTTTTTACATGGTAATATGCAATGTAATTTTAAATTTCTATTCTTCTCTAATTCTGGCGAAGCTGCTCTGTATCTCTCCTTAATAACACAAGTATTTAATCCAATTAAAATATCAGAGCCATTTGCCATACCACAATAAACATCAGATACATCAAGTATTTGATTAAAAATCCAATAACCAATTCTTGTCCATTTAATATCTAACTCATCATCTGGTAATCCTAATCTCTGAGGTCTATGACCTGTTAATGCTACTCTCATTTATTACCTCCAATCTTCAAAAGAAAGTCGTTTTATTATTTTAATAATTTGATTTATTAATAAAACCCTTTTTCTGAGCACATGATAAACAATAGTTATATCTTCCATATATAGTGCATCCACATTTTCTGCATTTGTGAGGTCTTTCTACTGCTTTCCCAAATGGTTGCCCAAGTTCAAAATAACATCTCTTACAATATGTATAATGGTCTTGGCAATACTCACCACATCTCTGACAATATGCCATTGTTGTCACCTCCTTAACAAATCCATCAATTACTCTACAATTTCATATTTCAATTTTGATATGTCGTATCCCATTTTTTCTAATTCATCAATCCACTTCTGTTTTATTGGGCATGTAGCAGTAAAGTTTTTAAACTGTGTTATACAATGATGAACACAATCTCCAATTTGTTGTTTACCGTATCGAAATTCTTTTAACCCACTTTCATACTCTGAATTTGTAACATATTCTGTTCTAAATGGAGACTGTGGTTTATCTTCTTCTCCAAGAACAACACCAACCGCAATATCTTCACCATTTACATTTATGTATGCATTGCTAATTTTATATTTCATGTATTTTCCCTCCTTAAAAATTGTCGATTCTTGTTATTTTTTATAAATCACATTTCCGTCTTCATATCTCTTATAGACATCCTTAGATAGATAAATGTGATATTTTACTGCTCCTGTTATATCAATTCTTCCCAGCAACCAATATGACGAGTAATCCTCATATTTAGCAATAACCACATTAGAATGTTCTTCGTTTGGTTCTTCTAAAATAATATTAGAACTCTCACCAAATCTTTTTGAATCATTATTGAAATAAACACTACTAAATGTAACTTTATCAATTGAATATTCCTTGTAATAAAATTTTGAATTATAATGTTTAATAGGCGCAAATAGAAAACTAACATAAACACAAATGCTTAGAACACACAAAATTCTACATATATTTAGTGGAATCTTTCTATATATGTTTAACTTATATGCAGCCAATATTAGAATTCCAATTACAAGAATCAATACAGCTAATATCATTGCAATTCCAAATGTCATAGTAATTCACCTCTTTTTCGTCATTTATGCACAATATATGGGATAGTTACATTGTCTTTATGCACTATATATTGTATCAAAAGGAAATCCGTCTTTCCTTGGCTTTTTGAGTCTCTGAAACGCCCTATTTATGGGCATCCCAGAAATCCAAATTACTCTTCTACTGTATTATTCTCTGTTTCCAACATCATCCAAGTATTTCTATTGTTATGACTTGTCCTAATACACTGTAAAAATGCTTCTGGTTCAGCTAATAACAAACATCTCTTCTTTGCTCTGGTCAACAATGTGTAAAGCATACAGTTATCAAGAAGCTGATGATGTGTATTATCAATAATACCAATTACTGTCTTTCGACCAGCACCCTGTAATTTATGTACTGTCATAGCATAAGCAAGATCCAAGGCAGCTAACTCTTTCTTTGTATATTCAATGATTTTGTCTTTTCCAAAAATATCAGTATAAGTTACTTCACAATACTCTTCTTTTCTTTTACCATCATATCTTTCACTGATTTTTGTCACATAACCAATCTCGCCATTAAATACATTTTTGTCATAATCATTAACTGTTTGCATGACTTTTGCACCAAGTTTGAAAGTTGTATCAAAACCTTCAATACTCTCTAAAACATCACCAAGTAATTCATTTTGAATAACCTTGTTAATTTCATTGGTACTATTCAAACAATCTTTTCTACGAGGTACTGCAATAACTACATTGTCAATTCCATCTGATTCAACAGATTTAATAAATGTCTTAATAGCAATATTAAATAATGACTGTCGATTTGTACGGAACATATAATACATATCCTGCAATTCACCGTGAATAATTCGTGGCTGTAACTTCTCAGATATAGGATTTATATTCTCACGAATCTTATTTGCATCAACAAGAATACCTGATTTTTCAGCCTGTCTCATAGGTTTTACTAACTTACTCACAACTGATTCATCAAACATTTCAATTAAATCTGAGAACACGTTACCAAATCCGATAGGTGGTAACTGCTTATGATCTCCTGAAATAATAATTCTTGTATTATCTCCAATTGCCTCGAGCCAATGTAAAAATAAACTGGCATTAACCATACTTCCCTCATCAAGAAATGCAACATCTGTAATCAAATGATTGTCTTTATTGTATGTAAAATCATTTAAACCTTGGCATCCAAGTGTTCTATGAATAGTCATTGCAGGGAATTCTGTTGCTTCTGTAATTCTTTGAGCTGCCATTGCTGAAAGAGCTGAAGCTGTCATCATATAATTATTCTCCATATAAGCCTTAACAATTGCTCGCATTATTGATGTTTTACCAGTTCCTGCTTTTCCAGTTATCAAACTAACAGTCCTATGTAAGCTCTTATGAATCGTGTCTAACTGTTCTACTACATAATCAAATCCTTGTTCTTCTTCGGCATGTTTAATTGCTTTATCAATCGCTTCATCAGGAATATTGATTGTTGTTTCAATTTGAGATTTATTCAGAATCAAATGATAAATCTGCATCTCAATATCGTAATAATATTTCAGACCAATTCGACCATTATCAATATGAAGAAAGTCATTATTTTCTAATAGCCAATCAACCTTATTGCAACACTCGTATATATTATTACTTATGGCTGCCCTTAAAATCTTTTCAGAACACCATGTATGACCTTTACTTTCTCCTAGGTCTTTAAAATAGTATTGGATAAAAGCCACAAGTCTTTGTGTAGAATCAATCAGTTCAGGTTTTAACTTCAGTGCTAAATCATCGACACGTCTGAATCCCAAACCGTCCACACGAGTTAAAACCCAGGGATTTTTTTCAATTTCTTGCTTTAATAAAACTGGATTTGGTTCATCGGATAGAAGTTTTTTAATCATCGCATAAGTAACACCAAGTGGTTTTAACATCATAATAATGTCAGAAATGAGATAGTTATTGATGATTTTTTCCTTGATTTTATTCCAAGTAATTTCTCTAACACCTTTTACAAGACTGTAATCAATAGTTTTTAATGTACCATTCGCTACATCATTGACTACATTTGGATATGCATTTATTAAATTATCCGCCATCCATTCAGGAATCATTGACTTCAAAAATAATAGCTGTGTTTCTCTGCTTTGTGGAATAATGGCGTATATGGCAATCGGTGTATATTGATCGCCATATTTTTTATCCTTTTTATATTTCGCCTTAACCACATATTCTCCACCAACAACTAAATGTTGCATCTTTCCTGCCAACTTACTCATTTTTTTATCATCAGTATCATTTGCAGAATTATTATCACCAAACGGATCGAATGTTTTTGTAGGTTTTGTAAAGAATGGAATATCATCTTTTGTTGAAAATCCAAACACACCCCACGTTGAATCATCCGAATAGTATTGCTCATATGTAATTATCGCTGTGAATTTATAAATCTCATCTTCATCCAATTTAGACTGATACTCCTTTCTTTCTCACATATTCAAGCCATTTACTATATGGCTTTAATTTTTCTACAATTACCTTTTCTTCGCTATCTTTCTTACAAAGAATTGCTACTTGCTGTCCTTTTTTTACTAAATCTTCATATTCTTTTAATTGACTATGCCATACAATTCCTTCAACAAGTCCAAAACTTGAATAGATGTTTATATATGCGAACTGCTTACCATTCTTATCTTTCTTCTTTTGAACCTTTGCTATAATTCCAACTAAAGTACATTTCTCACCATCAGGTACATCCTCAAATGGTGTCAAGAATGTATAAGCTGCATCAAATGGATTATCATTGATAAATACCTGTAATGTTTGGAATTCCCAAAACTGTTCATCTTCAAGATATTTTTTGTTATCGTCTATGTACTTTTGGAATCTTATCTTCTGATTTTCCTCAAACTGTATCTTTTTCAATCTGTTATATTCAGCAAGTAGTGCTTCCTTGTCATATACAATTCGTTTTCCAGATGAAGGAATCGCGTACTTCTTTAAGTTAATGTTCCAATCTTCTTCGAGTTTCTTATAGGTAGGCAATGATTGAACTTCTGAGAATTTTAATGGTTGATACTCTGATTTAAGATATGATATAAGTTTTTCACGCTTATTTTTACAAGGAATTGCACCAGATTTTATCAATGCAATAACAGATGCCTTACCTAAAGAAAGTCTCTGAATCAAATCATCAAACGATTTGTATATACCATTATTCTCTCTTTCTTCGATAATTTGCTTAGAGAGTGATTCACCAATTCCACCAATAGCAGACAAACCAAAAAGAACCTTATCTTTATCGACTGTGAAATTCATTCCAGAATGATTGATATTCGGTGGCATAATATCCACATTAAAATACCTTGCATCAAGAATATACTTATTAATTGCACCTGCTTTATCTTTATTCTGATTAAACAATGCTTTAAAAAAGTAAGTTGGGTAATGAGCTTTAAACCAAGCTGTCTCGAAACAAAGAACTGCGTAACTAAATGAATGACTTTTATTGAAGAGGTATCCACCCTTAGAAGCTAATTCATCTGCAATTTTATCAGCAATTTCTTTAGAATATCCGTTTGCTACAATTTCACCACGAAGAATTTCTGACTCTTTCTGTACTAATTCAACTATCTTTTTTCCAATCGCCTTACGGAATAAGTCAGCACCACCGTATGTTCTTCCACCAAACTTTTTAACAATATCAAGAAGCTGTTCCTGATAAATCATACAGTAATTTGTGTCTTTTAAAATTTCATCCATATCTGGATGAATTGATGGTGGTCTACTTCCACCTGTTGCCATTTCAACATACTCGTCAAGTGCTCCCATACTATCAGGTCTATATAATGCCAAAATGACAGATATAACCTCAAAGTCTAATTGTTCAAGCTTTGGTTTTAATCGAATAAGCAAATCTTTCATTCCTGCTGATTCAACCTGGAACACACCATTAGTCTTACCACTTGCTAATAATTCATATGTAGCTTTGTCATTCTCAAATTCTGGATTATTGATATCATAATCCCAAGGATCTAAGTGTAAATCATCCTTAATTTCCTTCACAAGATTAAGTGTTGCTACTCCAAGAAGGTCAAACTTTACAATTCCAATGTCTTCTACATAATGTTTATCAACTTGAATTACATGCTCGCCCTTAGTTCCTATTTTCATTGGCATATAGTCATTAATTGTTGTATCAACGATTCCAACACCACCAGCATGAATAGAAACTGTTTTAACACGACCACTTAAATGTTTTGCAATATCAAACAAATCAGCATATTGTGGATTGTCTGCGAGTAAATTTGGATTTGCTTTCATACAGTCATCCCATTTATCGAATGTAAATTTCTGTGAAAGTTTTTGCATCTGATTATATGGAAATCCAAGTATCTTACCAACGTCAGTAATTGCAACTGTTGGAGTGATATACGAGTAGTTAATAATCTGGCATACTCTTTCTTCTCCATATTTGTCTACAAGGTAATCAATGATTGCATCTCTGTTACCAACATCTGTATCAATATCTGGGAGTCCTACTCGTTCAGGATTTAAGAATCTCTCAAAAATGAGTCCATATTTAATCGGATCAATATCTGTGATATGACAACAATAGCAAACTAAAGAACCTGCTGCACTTCCTCTTCCCTTACCAACTTCAATTCCAAGTTTCTCAGCAGCCTTGATAAAATCCCAGACAAACAAGAAATAACCATCGAACCCCATTGAATGAATAATACCCATCTCGTAGTTCAACCTAGTTCTTCTTACTTGCTGTTCATCTTCGCTAAGATTGTCGTATCCTCTATCTTTCCAACCTTGTCTAACTAAATGCCATAAGAATTCATTGTTATCTCTATATCCATCAGGTAATGGAAATGTAGGTAACTGTGGTTTCTGAAATGGCATATCTACATTTTCAATTAAATCTGCTACTTTATTAGTATTCTCCAATCCAAGACATACATTTTCATATCCAATCTGACTATCCATAATTTCATGGATTTCATCTTCAGATTGCATATAGCAACCTTCATATACCTCACTATTTTCGATAGCATTTTTGTCATTGTTGCTACTTTTTCTACCAATCTGAATAAGCTTGTCCTGATAATATAAATCTTCCTTTTTAGGTGCATGACTATCTGTTGTAATGATAAATGGGGTATTTGTTCTTTTTGAAAGTTCTAAGATTTTCTGATTATATGAACACTGATCCTGATGAGAATGCGACTGCATCTCAAGGAAGAAATAAGGAAAAGCTTCTTTATATTCATTAACATATTCAATACACTTCTCAAAATCTGACTCTCTCGCTAACTTGCTTGCTAAACAAGCAGAAGAAATAACAAAATTATCAGCATAGGGTTTAATATCTTCTACTGTGCATCGTGGTTTAAAATAAAACCCTTCAAAGTTACTTTTTGTAATAACTTTATTTAAGTCTTTTCTGCCTTGCTCATTTCTTATCAAACAAATCAAATGAAAATATTTATTGTCTTTATCCTTAACAGTAATATCTTCACATTCATATAACTCACATCCATATATCATTTTAATATCTGGATAGTCTTTTTTAATAAGATCAAAATAAATAGAGCTATACATATTGCCGTGTTCTGTGGCGGCAAATGCCTTTACACCTATTTCTTTTGCTCTATCCAACATTTCTTTTGGACTACCATATCCATCAAGTAATGAATAATATGTATGGTTATGTAATGAACTATACATAACTCACCTCCTACCAATCATCGTCTTCATCGTTACTATTTGTACTAATAACAGCTACATCTTCGATAATAATCTGTGGTGTTCTAATACCGTTATATTCGTTTATTGAAGGTTTTCCGACAATATTAAATGTGATACTATCGTTATCATCCCATGCGTTTTGAAGAAAATCATATAGCTGATTACCTTCTTTACATTTGAACTGAATGTATTTAATATCATTTACCATAAAACTAATAGTATCCTCATTCTTGCCAAATACTTCAAAACAATCTCTTGTCAATGATATATTCTCTATTGCAAGCATAGGTTCATCAATTCCTTGACAAATAACATCTTCAAACTGTGATAACTTAATAATTAAAGGGATTGTGACATGATTAATGTCTAAGATAAAATCTACACGATATGTAGAATCATATTCAGTATTTTTAAGAATACTGTTCATCATATTAATTGCTTTTTCTTTATCATCAACTGGTAAATCTACAATACCAAAAGCATTTGCATGACCTTTACCATTAATGAATCCTGTTGAATTAACAATATCTTTAAAACTATCAATTGGACTATTATCAATATTTCTTGCACTACCACCAAATACAGTTGTTTTTGTCTTTTTATCAAAATGTTTCTTTAGCAGAATGCAAGGTTTATTATATTGCTCTGCAATTTTAATTGCTACAACACCAGTTAATCCACTATCAAGTAAGTCAGATACATCAACCATAATAACTTTATCATCAATTGGAAGATTATCTACAACTTCTGAAATGGCTTTTACGCCTTTTTCTTTCATTTTATCTTGTCGTGATTTTGCATTTTTACAAAGTCTAGCAGCTCTATCATAAATGCTTTCCTGAATTGTTTCTGCTGGTTTATTCTTTGTGGCTCTTTTTTTATATTCAAAGAACTCATCTTTTTCAATAAAAGCTCTAAATAACAATTCCTTTTCATCACTTGAACCGATACGAATCATTCCGTTCAAAATAGGTGTTATATACCATTGGATATTGTGAATATTAACCTTACCATTTATACTGTAATCTTGTGCTTTAATAAGTGCCTGAAAACATTTATTTGTAATATTAAGTAATCCAAGATTTGTAATATATCTTGTCTCAAATGAACGCATATCCATAACATCGCTAATATTTGCTAATGCACACAAGTCTAAATAGTCATCTGCAAACTCATTCCAGGTCTCAGCATCTAATGCTTGTAAAAACTTATATACAACACCTGCTCCACAAAAATCCTTATTAGAATAATTGTCACTCATTTGATTATTTATAATCAATGCATATGGATTTTTTTCTTCTGACTCATGGTGATCAAGAATAAGTATATCAATACCCTTTTCTGAAAGCTCTCTGCACTGTTCTGTGTCATTTGTACCAGCATCAGGGATAATCAATAATTTTGTATCATCAGATATCACAATGTCATCATCTAGTCCATGTGCCTTTGCTCTTGCGTGTAATATATAATTAACTGGATAATCCGCATTCATTTTCTTAATATAAGAATACATCATAGCTGCTGAACAAAATCCGTCTGGATCTTCATCAATAAGTATTTCAATTTTATCTTTGTTATTAAAGTGTTTCATAAATAACTCTACTGCTTTATTCATGTTATCCAAATTTTCGTATGGAATTAAAACATCTTCATTTAAGTTGAGATATTTTTCATAATCATCAACTCCTCTATTTCTTAAAACCTCCTCTAATACATTGGAAGTATTATTGTCGCTATTTTCATATAATTTATACTTCAAATACACACCTTCCTATCTTAATCTGTATATATTATTCTCTACCAAATGCTTCCATTTAATAGGATCATCTGTTGGGGATTCTTTCTTACCAAGAATATTATCTTCATCAAACATATAATAAAGTGGAACACCATCAGGAAATCTTTCTGCCAATTCCTCTAATTCTTCTTTTTTTACATCTTTGTCCAAACATAAAACTATATCAACACCAAGTCTAACTAGCATATCAATTTGATATTGTGAAAGTTCCTTTCCACCTGTACCACCAGTGTTTTGGCAACCATAACTCCATGCTTGTTCAACAAATTTTTCAGATTCACCAACATAAATCCTTCCTGTTCTTTTTATATAAGGAAGAGTTTTATACAATCCATATATAATTTTTGATTTTGCACATGGCTCTAAATAAATATATTTATTCATTCCATCAGGTACTTTTCTATCAAAATATCTTGCTTTTACACCGACTAAATCTCCTAATTCAGAACGAATAGGAATTGTGTATCGGTTTGTTTCTTCATCAAAACCTATCTCAAACTCTCTTTGTGTTTCATAATCTATATGGTCTTCGTAGAATAAATCATTTACATAAGGTTTATAATACGAAAGTATTTTCTCCGAAATAGGTTGTAATGGTTTTTCTTTCTCTTCTGATATATTAGAATCCATATCTTCTAACATTTTCAGTATTTTAAAACTATCTGGAATATCCTCTTCAAAATCGTGATAATAAGACATTCCTATTTCTGAGCATATTTCCTTTAATCCTTCTGGAAATGTAAGGTCTTTGACATAACACACAAAATCAATAATATCTGTTTGTCTGTTACTCTTTATCATTTGTCGAGTTTTATTCAAACAGATAAGGGATTCATTATTGTATAAAATAATTGCTCCCTTATTATCTCCATCAGGATTACCAGCAGTCCAATATGCTCCAACTGAATGATATTTGATATGGTGGCAACCAACGGATTCTAATATCTGTTCACAATAATTATTTTCATATATATAATTCTTTAACTCTTTTACATCCAAGCTGCCACCCTCCAATTAGTCACTATTTTTTGGTTTTTTAATGATATAACCTATATTTCTCCAAATATTTAAGTTCAAATCAATCTCAAATAACATAATCTTGTCTTTACTACCTGCTCTGTTTTTATCTGGTTTGATACAAAAATATTGTTTACTTAAATCCAAATCTTCCGTCACTGGCTCACCCCAAGAATCACATTCTAAAACAACTTGATATTTATGGTATTCTTCCTTATTTAACTTTTTACCAATATTCAGAATATCAGCTACATGCTTTATTTGCTTTGCATTGGCAATGTTATTACTACTCAAACTAAAAATATCAGTAAACACCGTATCATCACTTAACTGGAATACTGCATATCCACTCATACGAAGTTCTTTTGTTAATTCTTTCAATTTAGTTGCAAATTGTTTAATTTGTGACCAATCATCAGTGTTATAACCTTTTAACGTGTCATAACCATAATATTTAATGTTCTGAACCATCTTTGCTTTACGCAATTCAAATTCAATTCTCTCAGGGCTATAATCATCTCCAACATCTTTAAACATAACTTTGCCCTTACGATCACTACTATCAATCCAATCTGTAATTTTTTTTACATTCCAATATTCCTCTGATGTATCTTTTATTCTCTTTATGTAATCCTCATTGCTTTCAAGATAAACACCATTATCGTCAATTTTTCTTCTGATAATGTCACCATTTTTATCATGATAAACACCTAACACAATCTCTTTCTCAGGCTTTGTAATATGTACACCATGCAATTCTTGAAACTCTTTATTGTTAATAACAGTCGTAATAAGACAACTACGAAGGTCTTCTTCATCCATCTCGTTGCTCATAAGAAAAAAGTTCTCATTTTGCACAAGTGCCACATAAGCTGCTAAAAGTACAAGTTTTCTTGTTTTACCCTCATTAGAAAGGAAGCCTTCAAAGAGAACTTTTGTCTCTCTAAGACCAAGAAAAAATTCGTTATACATATACCAAGGGAAAGGTAAGCCGAAATTTGGCTTTTCAAGATATTTGTCGATTTGAGATGAGTTTTTATCAGTAAGCTCAACAGCTTCTTCACCAGCATTAATTACTGTATTTATCTTATCTGCTTTTGTACGGATAATTCTGTAAATGTCATTTGGTGACATTTTATCAAAGTTCCTATGAGATAATATCTTCTCAACTGGAAACCCATTTCTTCCATACTCTCTTACTAATGAATATTTCTTAACAGTATCAAAATAATTTTTCACATCATTTTCATCTGCCAATGTCATAAACCTTTGAAGTGTTTTCCATCCTTTATACTGCTTATATAATTTAAGTCGTTCTTCATTCTGACTCATAAACACATTCATTTTTGTTTCATCTAATGTTTGTGAAAATGTAAGAAAATAAGTTTCAAGATTATCATAAAAGAATTTTGTCGCAGGATCAGAGAAGTCATACTTACTTCTCATAAATGTACTGTAATTTACAATCAAGTCTAAATTCTTTGCTATAGAGCCAACAAACAGGATTTCTGCTTGCACGTTACAATCTTTTAATTCATGTTCATTATCCAATATTATCTCCTATCCAAAAATATCATCCACCAAGTCTGAAATATCATCTGTATCAGCCTTACTATCTTTAGACACATTAGTATAACCAATTGATTGACTGACAATATTCTGTGATTTTTCTGTTTCTTTCTCCGCTTCAAGTATTTTCTGTTTTTCTTTCCACCTTAAATAACTGTCATATTTATTTATTAATATAGATAAATCATATAACACTAATAGTTCTGGGGTTATTACCTTATTTGACTGAGATATTAGCTTTTGATTAGAGCTTCTTAAATAATCTATTTTTCTTTCCCACATATCTAATAATTCACTTGCAGATATAGGAACATCTATTTTTTTACTAGTACCATTGATTACATCTTTTATTTTTGTCCAAGGTAACTTTACAATATTATATTCATCTCTTAAAAAAGAGCATAAATCAGATTCATCAAACCATTGTGAAATATATTTATTTGCATCATTAGAAAATTTTTCAATATTGTCTTTATTTATGCCCTTTTTGTTAAGAAGTCCTAATATAATTTCTTCTCCCTCGCATAAATACTTTTCTAAATTTTTTAATGCATTTGTTCGTTTAGGTGTTGGAGTTTTTGTTGCATGACACCATTCAATAAAGCAATCCTTGTGATAATAATGTTTATCATAATAAACCAGTTTATGCTCATTTTCTGTAACATCTATATCTTCATGGCAATAACAACATTTTTTTCTTATTTTATTCATATTGATAAAACAGTCTTTATGATATAAATGTCCATCAAAATATATAACATCATTGTCCACTTTATTTCTATAAATTATTAGAGATGACTTACAACAAAAACAAGTAGGTCTAGGATACATAATTTCTTTTTTATTAATTACTATTCGTGCCATATTTTCTCCAAATGAGAACCTAAATCATCTAATTTAAAGATGATTTAGGTTAAAAAAATTTAATCAAACATTGCTAATACTTTATTAAGAATCTCAATATCAGTTACATTCTTGTATGCTGTAGGAAGTCCTGCTGCTTCAAGTTTTTCCTTCATTGCTTTCTTCTCTGTAGGTGGAAGTGCATTTCTCTTAGCAATAATTTCTTTTTTGATGGCTTCAATGTCTGCACTATTGCCATTATCAGATATACTTGTTGTTTCCGAATTATCAGGCTCTCCGACCTTGCCAAGAATCTCCTTACTGTAAATATCCTGCTCAACATCAACTGCCTTTGTTAAGTCATTCTTTACTACAAAAGCCTTCTTATCTGCTGTCTTATCAATAACTGACTGCCAATCAAGTAATGTAGGATCTTCGATAATCGAATTATCTTCGTGTGTATGTGTTCTATCCTTTTTAACATGCGCACATACTGTTCCTTCTTCATTTCTGTACATACGGATTTCAGTCTTGACATTATATGTCATACCCTTAAATCCATCAGGAATCTTTCTACCAGTTACAACACTCATAGTTGAACCATCAGACTGCTTAATTGTTTCTTTTTCATCAGTCTCTCTAGCAGTTACAATATAGTGAACGCCAGATGCCATAAGATCAAGAATTAAGTCCTGCCCCTTGAAGTTAATTGTCTGATAATCTTTTAACTCCATTCCTGCTCCCTCAATCTTAACAAGTCTGGCATCACCAACAAGTCCATCCTTATCAGCCTTAACCTTATTTCTCTTTTTAGAGAATTCTACTAATCCCTGCTTTGTTGTTAAGTTAAGAATTGTAGTACCATCAACAACAATTGCATCTGCTCTAAATGGTTCTCCATCTGCGTCAAGAACTACATTATCTGTCTCATCTCCGTCATCATCAAGTTCATAGAAATCTTCTCCATTCTTAACTTTTGCGATATACTGTCTTACTTCTCCAAGTGACTGAGTATATACAATATAAATATTTTCAAGGTTTACACCATTCGCTTCTAAGTCACCTAAATAATCATCAATTGAACCAGTCTCAGGATCAAGGTATAAAACTCTGAAAGGCTTTCCATCAGGACGCTTAAAGTATGCAAGCTGCATAGCCATTGTTGACTTGCCTGTAAACTGCTCTCCATATAAAATCATACCTAACTTACTCTGTGTGACTGACGCTTTTCTTGCTTTTGCCATTAAATAATTCCTCCGTAATTCTATAATATTGGTTTATTGGAACGCCATTTCTGACGTTCCACTTAGTTATTCTCTAGTTGCTAAAGGATTAATCCCAAGCTTCGTCCTCGTCTGATCCGTCAAGATCATCAGCACTTCCCCAATCATCATTAGAGTCAGAACCGAAACTCTCCTCTGCCCTATTTGCATTCCTAATCTTTGCAATAGCTTCTGTTACATTCTCCTCTGTGTAAAGCTCCTTATCAATTGAAGAACCCTTTGCTCCTGTGATAATAAACTCTCTCTTTGTAGGTGCAGATACTTTCTCCATACTGTCCTCTTCGCCCCAATTGTCATCATCATCTGTTGTAACTGTCTCTGTCTGAGTAGAAGAAACCATATGTCCACTTACCTTAATTGCATTATAAGGATTAAGTGACTTTTTAAACTTATTAGCGAGAGCCTTATCCTCAATGATAAACTGAACATCTTCAATATTGCTGTATGTAACAATCTTTGCAAGGACAATAAATCTACCTGTTGGCTTATCATTATCATCTTTTTCCTGCTCAATACCCATGAAAATAATTACCTGGTTGAAATCATTCTGTTTCTCAAACTTCTCATCATCAAAGTTGACCTCTGAGCAAAGTGAAATCTGATTTGGAACAAGCTTTGTAGATGTTCTCTTATTGCCCTTGTCATCTGTGAAACTGCTATAATCAAGATTTCCACGAATAAATACGCTTGCACCATCCTTCAGATTCTCTTTAACTTCCTTACAAGCATCAAAATCTGTAAGAACCTTCTTGTCATTAACTGTCTTACCCTCAGAATTAACCTTCTTTTTTACACCAATGTTTTTACCAATCATACGGTAGCCTTCACGGTTATAAGAGAATCTATCAGCCCAAGGTACTTTTACAGTATCAGCCTTTTCACCCTTTTTCTCAGCTCTCTTAGAGAAATAAACATTCTCCTGCTCCATTCCCTGAAGATTGACATATAATGTCTCACCATCAAGATAACTTGTGCCAAAATTAAGCATTCTCATAGGTTTTCCACTTTTAGTCTTAATCTCTTTAAATGCCGTATCCTTCTCCATACCAGATACAACTCCCTTTAACTGGAATGCACCCTTTGTCTCAGGTAAATCAAATAATCTTCCTTTTTTCTTTGTCTCTGCCATTTAAAAAATGTCCTCCTTATAATATGTAATAAAATTTTTGATAACTATATTTGAACAGTCTTGCGACTGGAACACAGAAGTTAATTTATGTAAACATCTATGTATAATCAGTGATTTTTGAGTATAAAAACCCAAGGGTATGCTGTTCTTCCACCCATATTTATATTCTCTATTCAGTTTTGATTTTTGGAATTTTTTGAACTGATTTGTTCGAGACTGATTAGATAATCTCTAAGAACAAGATGATTTAGCAAAAATCACTTGCATCCATGCCATAATATTCTTGCATCTCAATACAACATTGGTCATCATATAATGGAGTTTTCTTAGCTCTTTCAAAATACTTGCCAATATCTAACCAACATTGATGTTTCGTAAGAGGTTGAATATCCATACCTAAGTGATTGTTGATGAATAATATTGTCTTTTTCTGTTTTTCCGTTGGATTATATTTCTCAGGAATCTTCCATTCATCATCTAAATATATAATTTTACAGGACTTACAAACAAATTTTTTATGTTCAACTTTCTGATAATAAATCTCTTTATCTCCACAATGATAAAACTCTTCCATTTTACAATAGCTTTTATTATCCATTTCTTTGTCACAATTAGGGCACTTCACTTTCTCACCTCGCTTATATATTCTCTTATTTCCAACGAATATAATATTCATTATGTATGTTTTTGTTTGGAATTTTTGAACTGAATCGTTCAAGACTGATTAGATATTATCTAAGATATTTCCTGTTATTTCATACATTTCCAAATCATTTAATTCACACCATGATTCAAAGTTATCTCTCTGAACATACCAACCAACATTCATTCCGAGAAATTCATTTTCACCATTTCCATAAGATACTACATTATATAATTCTCCGTTTAGAATGTCGTTTTCAAAGATTAACTTACCATTCTTATCATGGCTGCCTGTACATCTACACAATGTCTTTGGATCTATTTCTTCAAAACCATCAGTTTCGCCATTAGAATAGAATATTGTTGCTGATTCAAATATTAGATGAACTTCTTTGTCATACATATCTAAACCTTTTACATAATATCCACAAACCCATTGACCACTACTAATGCTCTTTGCTTTACATAGCTGCGTATCCAAGTTTATCACCTCTTAACTATGTATTCTCTGTCTTACTTGCTTCCCATAAACATTCCAATATATTAGTTTTGTTTTTATCTTGAAATTTATAATCCATTTCATAATCTGTAAAACTAATTGTTGCCTTTTTCTTATGCTCAATTTTTCCAGTTATAGAATTCCATTCATCCCAACAAGTAATTTCTATCTTTGCATCATTTAAATTTGAAATATCAATTCCGATATTTATACTTTCTGATTTGTCTTTAATAGTGCCTTTTGCATCTATATGCATATTCTCTAATTTATCAAGAATAATATCTGATAAGTTTATAAGATCCTCTATCTTTCTCACCTCCTCGAATTTCGCATGAAACAGTAAATTATTTATTTACTGTACAAATCAATCTGCTTCATCTTTTTAAGAAATAACTTCATCTCATATCCAGTAAGACCAACACATGTATTTCCAACTTTCTTTTCATCCATCAAATCTGGATCATAAGACTGTAAAATGTGTTTACCAGAACTTTTATGTAGAATATCTACAGATTGAGTAAAATTATATTTGCTATTTTTCCTCTCGTACCTTACACCATATTTATCCTCTTCGATTTTAACAAAACCAATCTCTTTTAACTTTTCGTCTACACTTTTAAATAACTTCATATAATTCTTCCTTTCACTTACTTATTCTCTATTCGATTTTCATTTTTATTGGAAATTGTGACTCGAATGAATTTTAAAAATTAATTAGTTTTAATACTCCGAATAAAGCCCTTTAACCATTTCTCAAACGAAATTTCTTTAGGTTCGCTTGGATATGTAAATTCTTTCCACTCCGTTGTTTCATCTACTATGTGTTCGCCCCATGGCAAATATCTTGACCATTCATAGTTTAAACAAATATCACCATCAGGATATATTTCTACATAAGCATAGTAAAAATTTCCACATCGTTTTCCAACATAATATTTATCAAGGCTTTCACAATAATAAAACTTTAAAATATCTTCTTCATTGACTTTTCTACATATCTGTTCAAATGTTCCAAGTTTCTCATATTTATTAAGCTTTTCTCGTAGTTCTAAAATATCGCATGTTTCTTCCACCCCTGTCTTACCTCCAACTATATATTCAACATTTCTGGATAAAAGTCATACAAATAATCTCCAAAATCTCCACTTCTCTCTGAACCTGTTTGACTCTGCCAAAAATGTTTCCATTCTTTACCTCTTTCAGTCTGAATAAACTGTTCGTATTTAGGTCTTAAAGCCTCTCTATCTTTACAAATATCACTCATTCTATAATTCGCCTCTTCTGATTCTTCCAAAACTGCAATACTTAAAGTTCCTGTATCACAATTTCTACCCATTCTTGTCTTAAATCCAAGTTTATTCAACTCTTTGTCTAATTCATATAAGTCATTTTCATCCGTACTGTAAATCTTACTACCCTTACAAATCTCGACAGCTCTTACATAATTTTTATCTCGCCAAACCGAACTAATATATAACCATTGGTCTGTATCTAATTTAGATATTTTATTTCGTGGAACTACTGTGAATGGTTTAAGAATTTCTTCGATTTCATCTTTATGTTCTATATAATTATCTACTGGATCTCGTATCAAATTAAGACACACCCTACGACCTCTTTTATATTCCATAATAATATTCTCCAAATTGTTTAATTCAAAATTGGTTTGCAAACATCAGACCATTCTTTATTTGGGTATTTTGCGATAAATTTATTACACTGATTCCAATCTTTTATGTAGCTGAAATGATATTTGCCACAGTCTTTGCATTTTTTCTGAATTTCTAAAAATCTAATCTCATTAGTGTTTTGTCCATGAGTCCAATGCCAACAAACAATTTCATTATTCTTGTGTCTACAAAATATTTTCTTTAAAATATTCATACAACCTCCTCAAGAAATGTCAGATTTTTGTGCTTTTAATAAAACGGAAATTATTATTTCTAAAAACCATTTTCCTCAATATAATTTGAAATCAAGAAGGAAGAAATAACATAGCCGTTATTTATAAAAACCTCATATAATGGAAATCATAATCTTTAAATATCTGCGTTATCAAATTTACTTACTAGAAGGAAAAGATTATATAGCCATGAGGTTATTATCTGTGGAGAATGTACTGACTATTTTCAGCCTATAGAATTAAGAAGGAAGTCAGCACATAGCCACTATTTTTAGTATTCATTAGGAAGTTATGAGTTCTAAAAACACTATCGCTCTACCGACTGAGCTACATCCACATTTTTGTGAATGACAGGATTCGAACCTGTGACAAATAGTTCCCCAATTTTAGAAGGAAGAACCCATATAGCCTAATGTATATATCTTAGATATATTCTCCACTGAATACTTCAGTGTCAAATGGAGTAATGCCTTCATTGACATCAAAGATAATATCAGCATCTTCTTTGTTATCTACTCTCAGACCTCTTGCCCTGATATGCAATTCAATCAAATCATATAAGTTTGATTTACTCATATTTACCATACTGTAGCATGTTGCAGCCACACCAGATAAATTGCTTTCTACATTATTTCCACCATAATTGCTATGACATCCGTTTAATGATAAGTTCATATCACACCATATTACTTCTCTGTTTACACAGTCGAAAATTGCAGGAATACAAACTGTGCTTTGTGATGCCAAATCCATCTTCTGTTCAACTGTCTTTGGTTCATAAATCTCACCAGATTTAACATCTTCCCTACTCATCCATCCGAACATTGCGTGTGGCATATCTGAAAGTTTCTGACCAGTATAGTTATAAATCTGATATACAATATATCTCGCACCATACTTGATAACAGAATCAATGTCTACATCGAGGAATTCTGTTACACCATCTCCATCAACAGAGCCACCATTTGTAATATCTCCTGAATGACAAGCTTTATATTTATCTGAACGAAGATTTGTATACGAAACATGCTCCATGTAGTTCCAATTCTCATCGAAAATAGCTGCCGATAAATCAAGATCCACCCTACCATTGCACCATCTGTCGTTGTCATTATCCATATTCGTCCACCAACAAAATGCTCTCAATGCTTTTGTATTGTCCTTGATTTTTAATTTTGAACCTCTAACAATAGTTTTTAATGCCTTACTTGCACTTCTCTGGCTGAATGGAACAATATAATTTTTGAACTCTTCTGAAAGATAAACATTCCCAAGAAAATCCTTGCTCTTATAATTCTCAACTAATGCGTTCTCACAGATTTTCACAATTGCGTTACAATACTTTTTATCAATATCTGATAATGTATTCTCTATGCAATGACATCTTGCTAAGTTACCTTTTGGAAAGAATACTCTGGATTCTAGCTTATCTGTCCTATGAGCAAAATGTTCTTTCACTTGTAATAAAACAGGTGTAGAAACTTCACTTGCAACATCCTTAAATGTATTGACAACTGCATTTTTATCTGTAGCATTTCTTAACAAATGATCAAGTTTTCTTGCAAGTTCTCCTGGTCTTTTTCTCAAAAGCATAAGAGCTGATTTAAAATCTTCTGTCTCAATAGCCTTGGTTACTTTACCAGCAAATGTTTCTATTTTAATTCCATTACGAAGTTTATTAAAAGCGGTAATGACTTTACCAAACTGCTCTGTACTATATTCTGATGGATGAAGTCTTTCACCAACACGAAGCCATCTGTTTTTATATCTCAACATATCTTCTTCGATAGAACCACAATTCTGCAAGAGTTCTAATAATAATCTTCTCTCTTTTCGTTTAAAACTTCTGAATTTTGTATTGGTTGCTAAACTAATATCTCCATCTGACATTGCAGTAATCAGTCTCAATACATCGGTAGCCGTTTTGAAAAACTTCTGAATATTCTTTGCAGTTGCTAATGGATAATTCTCTAAATATAATTTTCCAATCAATGCTGCATTTTCTTTTAAAGGAATTTCGTCAGGAAATTCAACCTGCATATTCTTAAAAATCCACTCTAAATCTTCCTTATCTGTCTGTGAGATTGAGGTTTTTGACTGACACAAATTCTTAAAAATATCATAAAGATTTTCCTTTGTACCTAAGTCAATCACTTTTACTTTTGTTTTTTCAAATAGTGGCAATCTCTCATTCTTTTCCTCGTAAGGATATAATATACCACCAGACCAATAATGAACGATCGCATTGATAAACAAATCAATATAATCAGCTTCCATTACTGATTCAGGAAAATTAGGGTACATAGGTTTATACACAACATCTGCTCCAACCAGTTTTTTCAACATAGGAATTAACTCTAAATAGAATTTTTGTAAATCTTCCTTAGTTTGTGTCTGAAGTGTTTCAAACAATTCTTTGGAAAATGTATATCCTAATGCTTCTACATTCTTCATAATCGTAACAATGTACTGATTATTTGGTTCTGTAACATTACCTTTCTCTAAAATCACTTTATTTTTTCTTCGTAATAAAATCTCATTCATAGTTTTATTCTCCTTTTTTAATGAAATTGGCGATAGTAAAAACTGTACTTTTATTCTTCCATATGTAATAGAAGGAACTATCGCCATAGCCTTATTCTGTGGAAATAACAAAGTCTAATATCTTTTGTTTCATATCCAAGACATTTATCTCAGATACGAAACACCATTTTCTTATTTGAAATTAGAAGGAAGACTTTATATAGCCACATAGTTCTTATTATTTGTAGGAAATTAAAAGTTCTATCATATAAAAATTTTTCAGATTCTTGTTAATAGAAGGAAGAACTTTTGTAGCCTACATTTATATAATACATTAGGAAATCGTCAAAGCTAAAATATTCGATTAAAAGTCGAATGCTATTAGCATTATAGAAGGAAGCTTTGTTCATAGCCTAATGTTTTATATCTACTTATATATTCTCCGAATAAATATATTTTTTGTGTTTCAAATGTATTTACTCTTCACCAGTAAAAACTAATCTATCAATATATTCTCTACCTTTGCCCTTGAAAATAGGGATATCTGCATCAATAATCCACTCATTTTCTAATTTAGAAGCATCTCTTAACTGTGCAATTGCCATAACTCCATCAGATTCAACAACAACCTTATTTTTTGCGCAACAGCTTCCTCGCTTCTGATAAATCGGTAAATCATTCCAGTTAATATCTTTCTGAGTCATAAGCATATCCTGAATATCATTACATGATTTATTCTGTAACTCTTTGTGTGAGAAATTGGCTTGACCTACCATCTGAATTGAATTACGAGAAGCGTCAAGTTGTCGCCAATAAAAGTTATTTGTTACCTCTTCTTTTGGAATATTAAAGCAACGAGCATCAAACATTGCACCCTTGTCAACTGCATTTAGTAATGTCTGAATATATCCCCGTGTACCATCCTCATATTTTGAAACACCATCCCATTTACTAAATCTATATTCGTCAACATAGTTTTCAAAAAATTTATTAAATGCCATCGTAGCCATACTTGCTGTAATACTACATAATTTATCAACTCTATAATCAAAGAAACAATCTGTATTTAGCCTATCATAATCAATAAGAAGTAATGTGATTTCATCGCTCTGTTGATAAGATAATTTGCAATTCTGAATATTTTCGCATAAATATTTAGCAGTATTCTGCATTGATTTTATAAATACTTCATCAAACGGTCTTTTAAATCCTCTTGTGAAGCTATGTCCAGCCCTCATGTCTAGCCTCAAAATCACTGGCATTCTTCGCTGAAGATAATATCTATTCCTTTTTTCATAACTTTTCATTCTTTCAGCAAGATCACTTCTATCCATATTATTCTCCTTTACGCTTCAAAATTGAACTCATCAGACGAAATCTTGTTGTTAATAATCTTCTGATAAATGTCTACATACATCTCATCTGTATCTCTGTTATAAGTAACTTCCGCATATCTGTTACCCATTGGCTGTCCCCAAATAGTACACTTCTTATAACCTAACTCATGTGCGAACCACACAAAATCCAACTGGTCAATACTGATGTTTTCACTCAATGTCTGAATCACTGCATTCTTTGCAGCTTTTTCAAATTCGTAACTTGTCATTATAATTACCTCCACTTTAATATTCTCTTAATCAATTACTACTTCTGTTTCATCGCTTTATATAAACTTTTTTCTAAAGTTCCAATTTCTTTCTTTAAGTTCCTTAGTTCTTCTTTTTTATTACTTAATAAATTTACTAATTCAGTAACATTGTTTTTAACTTTTTTAATATCAATGATGCAATGAGGGAATTTATAATTTGAATAAATAAGAAGTTGCATAGGATAAAATTCTTCATCTGTAAGTTCTTTTACAAGTTTAAAGTCGTTAATTTGAGAATCATCAAGACTATAATTTCTATAAGAATTCCTGTTTATTATTATATTATCAATTTTGAATCTTAAATCTGTATGACCTTGATCTATATAAGCATCTAAATAACTTGGTTTTTCTATGTCTCCATATCTTCCGTAAACCATATCAGATACAGATAAAACTAAATAAAAAGCATCTTTTGCAGGATTATAATATATACATTTTTCTTTTAAAATAATTCATTTCTCCTTTATATTTTCTCTCCTCTTGTTCACAAGAAATCGAAAATTCTTGCTACTTTTCGCTTCCAGAAAGCCTTATTTTATAGGCTTTTTGAGAAGTCAACATAAATGATTTCATGTTCACCTTTAATTTTTGACTCAATTTCTTCAAGTGAATGGTCATATTTATTACCAACAACGATAATGTCTGCTTCGATGGTTTCTAATTCTTCGTGAGCGTCTGTCTCATATACTGTTTTCGCTCGATCTGAATTAGCAATAATTCCTGCAATATAGCTCTTACCTAATCCACTATCACCTTTGAAAATCCAAACAGGTCTTTTATCCATTGCACGATTTGTTTCTGTAAATAATTCTTCCGTAATTCCAACATCACCATCTGGATACCAACAGCTATCACCATCGTCATCTACATAAAAAATATCATTCTTGGCATTGTAAATAGTATCTTCAAGGTCTCCTTCTTTTGTCTCGATTTCAAACGATAAATCTTTGATTGGTTTATGTGTTGAGCCAATAAATGAATCGACACATTTGACTTCACAATGTCCCCATGATGCACTGCACCAACCACTAGGACAATCACCATATTCAGTCCAAAGCGATACTTCATATTTTAAATTATTCTCCGAAATACAATTTAAGATATATTTAGAATTGTCTTCAAAATCATCGTCTCTATCGTTGTACGTACGAATATGTTCTATTCTTAATGAATGTACTTTTAATTTCATATTTACCTCTTTAATTTTCCTGCTCTTCAAGCTTATCTAATGCCAACTGAAAAATATCAATCATATGTTGAATTTCATCTCTATCCCATACGATGACCAAATCTTTTTCTTCATAATCTGCCGTACTTGTATCACTTGGCTCTAACCAATCTTTACTAGACAAACGAATTGGAACGCCTTTATCTAATGATACATAACTTGGCATATGAATACATGCATGAAAGAATCCTCTTTCATCTCCGCCACACATTAGATTAAAGCCACTGATTTCGATATCGTCATAACATTTATCTTTTAACCTATTTACTCTTTCTGCTGAAAAATCACTTACATTACTGAATATTGTTCCAGCAGGTTCATATCCTAAATCTCTTGCTTTAATTAATCGCATTTATTTTCCTCCTATTTGCTTCATTTATCTCCAACTGATACTGTAATATGATTCATTATATTGATTGCCAGTTTCAACTTTATAACCAAGTTCCTCTAATTTCTTTCGTGTTTCAGGTTTTAAACAACCATCTTCACTGATTGAAAATTTGCCATCTGCAACCGCATCTCTAATCAATTTAGATAATTCTGCTAATTGCTGTGTAGTGCAACTATCAATTGCATTGTTTGTCATTTTATTTGCTTCTGATGCAAACGGAATAACATTCTTTGGTGAGTAAACTTCTGATATAGAAGTGATGGGAGTAACTGCGTCTTCACAACAATCTATATCACTACAGCCTATACAAAATTTATAACTTCTGCTAGTTATTGGATATTTACAAGTCATTTAATTATCCTCCTTTTAAACCTGTTTATATGACGGATTTAAGAGCTTTCCCAATACCTTATTAACAGCAACCTTGCCCATTTCTTTATTCCATATTTCACCTTGTCTAACCCTTGCAAAGAATAAAGCATATTCTGAAATATTATTCTCTACATCTTTGTAAAACTCTTTATCTTCTTCGCCATCGGCATATTCAGTTTTATATGTATCAAGAATTATTTCCGTTAAAATGGTTTTCGCAACTTGAATTAAATCATCTGCTGTCTCAGCTTGTTCTTTTGCTGATTTTACTTTTAGTGTCGATCTTTCTGGCACTGAGAAGTAATATAATTGCTTAAAATCTTGCTCTTTTGTGTCTTCAATATGAATTCCCATATATTCTAATGTAAGTACAGTTTTAAGATTTTCTTCAATCTGTTTTGAATTATTCTCTAATTCTATTGGTATTACCTCCTATATTCCAATATGAAATTGTTCATAGATTTTATTCATTTTTTCAATAATTTTTCTATTCATAATTTCCTGATCCATCAACTCTTCTACAATTTTTGCAGTAGCATACTGCGTCTGACTTCTAAGAATTTTACAAGCATTTTTCTTATATTCTTCTAAATCTTCTATAGAAGCACTTGACAGCATTGTATTTTCATTTGTTAATCCTTGCATTACTGATGGTGTTATCATTTATTTCTGCACCTTTCTTCAAAATCTTCTACTAGATTATTCTCTTTTATAACTTGAATTGCTTTGTTAAATCTCATAGCCAAATCATCATATTTGAATTTTAACTTTTCATAAGCTGGCTTATATTCAATACCATCCTTCATTGTATCTAATACAATGTCCAACATTTCCGCAATAAAAGAAGGTCTTTTTACAATTTCATCATAATTTGGAATTTGTGATTCTGTACTATAATTTTTCCACTCATCAGGATAATTCATAATTTGTCGCCTCCACACGAAACCGATATTTCTTGTCCATTTTGTTACTATATATAGTAGTTTAAATTTATTTAACCACTATATATAGTGTACTATTTTTCAATTTTTCTATATATTGTTATTCGCCTTTTATTCTGCAACCACCGTAGTCTCTATACCCATAATATTCTTCAAGAGATTTACTTGTCATAGTAGCCATTTCACATTTTGTACCTAATAATTCCTCAAGTACAAATGGGAGTTCATCAATTAAAACATGTTCTGGTTTCTTATCAATTTTATCGCACCAAAAATCATCATCTAAAAATTCTGCAACTGTATAAACAGTTATTTTCTTATTTGTGATTTTTTCTGCACGTCTTTCAATATCTCTCTTCGTAGTTCTACGCAACGTAATAATTGGATAACCTGTTTTAACAGCTTCAATAATAATATTTGTTGTCTTACCACGACCTCTTGGTAAATTCATAATTTCCATATATTTATTCTCCTTTCAATTTCATAAGAAGCGATAAATTCCTACTTATTTATTCTCTGTTCTTAGAATCCCATTTAATAAAATCTTCTAAATCATATTCACCAGATTCTTCTTCCTTAATCTCAGGAACAAATACGTTATAATTACCTTCATTATGGTCATGTTCAATAATTTGTTTCAACATTTCATACATATTTGTAATTCCTAACTGATATGCTCTCTTCTCGCCTTCAGTCATTCCGTCACAAATTTCATCATTCTTGTTTTCTAATAGATCCTTATATTTTTCTAAGCTTTCTACGATTAATAAAAATTCTTCGTTCATTTATATATTCTCCCTTTACCATGTAAGTTTCTCTGTTACGAGAATAGGTGCAAACCCTGATTTTTCATAATCGTGGTTACGTTCATATTCCTGAATTAATGCCATCGCAGTCTTTTTATTTACTGCTCTAACAGCCTGTTTAATATCATCTACAAATTCATCATCTACACCTAAAAATACTGTATCTGTGTCAATATCTCCAATACCTGCTTTTGCTCTAAATGTACCTTTGTCTCTTGTTCCAAGTTTAATTAGTACATAAAATTCATTTTCAATCTTCATCAACCTTCTCATCCTCGCCTTTCTGTAATAATGTGACACTCATTTTTACGATAATATCTGTTCCTGACAAATAGCATTCAGATAAATATACAATCGGCATGTTGGCATCATCATAAGATCTGTTATATAATTCTTCTTTGATAATATTCTCCATAAAATCATACACTGTTTTATATGTACAGTTATTTGTTGGAAGAGTATATCTTTTTCTATTTTTCCATAAATCTATTCTCTCTTTTGTATACGGATTGTATGCTTCATCAGAATCGCCAAACCACGCATATCTACATTCCAAGTGTGCAATTAAATTCTTATCAATTTCTCCCAAGGTATTTTGAATTGCGTCCTGTACAATGCTTTCAATCAAATTAGTTCTTGAATCTTTATCGAAAATTATATTCTTGCTATCCATTTATTCCCCTCTTACAGTCACATCAGTTCGTCTATCATAAGCCCAATCAACATCAAACGAAGTCATGCTATCTGTACTGACTACTTCGCCATTTTTAATTACAACTGGCTTACCTCTATATGGGACGAACACCATACATTCCATATCTTCACTATTTGCATACGACTTGAATATCGCCTGCAATATTCTATCCTGTTGTTCAATTATTGCTTTATATTCACTCAGATTTTTAGAAATATCCAAATATCTACTATATGAAGCTTCACTTAAAAATCGAATATCAGTTTTAATCTTTTCAAGTGTTTCTAAAATTTTACTTAATGTTTTCATATATTCATTCTCCTCTCAACTTCTCTAAAATTAAAACAAATTAATATCTTCTATATTTTTAGCCCATGCATACGCAACATATAATTGTCCATTAAAAATTCCATAAACAGGATGATTCCTATGTTCAAAATAATCTAAACAATAAAGCATCTCATTTTTTAAATCGTTTAAATCCTGTCCAACATCAACCTTACAAATTGTTGTATGTTCTCTCATTAATATCTCCTTAAATTCTCTGTTCAATTTCGCAAGAACCGATAATTCTTCTTAATCATGGATATCAAGCACTGTAATAAATCCATCCATATTATCTGTTATAGCCTGTTTATATTTTTCATCGAATTTTTCATCTTTGATAATATCTTTACCATTCCATGAATCTCTTGCAATAGCTGAACCGTCAGGAAGAATACATATGTAACATCCAAGCTTGTTAATATTTAAAACATCGCCTTGTTTTGCTCCATCAACAAGAATATATCCATCGCCAAAACCCATATTCATAAACCAATCTTCCTCATGGTACATCCATTCAGGTGTAATATTCTCTTTTAATGTTGATAAAAGACTTGACCAAAACAATCTGCCGTTTCTATCTTGTCTGTCATAATAACCCCAATTATAATATTCACTATTTGTAGATCCTTCTTTATCTACTTTTAGTTTTAATTCAGCCTTGTACCTGCCACCGATTCGATAGTAATCCCATGTAAAAACTGGATAATCAATCTGTTCGTCTTCTTCATCATCTGAGCCATATACAAGTTCTGAATTATATGGCTTCATAATTTCTGCAATTTTATTCTCACTTGGTAATTCTTTTGTGAGTAAATGAACACAATAATGCATTTAATTTCACCTCCTACTCTTATATTTTCCTTTTAAATTCCGCAAGAAAAACCGATATGCCAAGTCTACTCTTCCTCATCAAAACCACAGATTTTACTAATATCTTCGAGGAAATCTTTTTCGTCAGGAAGACTACTAAGACTATATTCTGTAACAAATTTAACAGGATAATATTCTTTGGGATTTTCTCGATACTCTTTCTCTGCAATCGGTGTTAAAAAATAAAACCTTTCAGATTCATCTAGTGGTTCTTTATTAAAACCTTCGTATACTTCATAAGTATTCTTATCCAAATCAATATCTTCATCTCTTCGATAGTTACAACATCAGCACCACCAAACAGATACCTTCTCTCATCCTCATTTGTGCTATTTGTTGAAATTTGAATATGCATAAACCCGTCAAGATACTCTTTTACAGGCATAACCTCGTCTTTCAGAACATCAACTGGACTCTTGCCAAATACTTTCACTTTAGGCAGAATTGTGTTGTAGCAAGGCAAGAAAGTAAATCCATCTCTATAAGTTTTCATATCTCTCATTACCTGTAAAATATTTTTCCAGTTATATTGTGGCTCTCCCATACGTGCAAAGCCCACCTTAATCTTGTCGCTATTTGTAACCTGTGGATGCTGATTAAATACAAATTCAAGCTGCTCCCACATTTCTTCTGTAGAAAGATTTCCGTGAAATCCTAACTCTGGTACTAAACAGAACTGACAATGCTGTGGACATCCGTACTGTGTACTAATCGCTGTAAGCCACTTTTCCTCAAACGGAACGAGATTCTTTTTAATCAAATCTACATCATCTGTCATAATGATTTCCTGAGATTTTCCTTTTGTATTTACGTCCTGCATAGAAGTAGTTTCAATATAGAAATTCTTTTCTTTGTTATAAAGAACATAAACACTACCACTTGGATATGCGTACTCTTTTACTAATTCAAAATGTTTCATTTTTAATTCTCTCCTTTGTCTTATATAAAATTTTATAAGCTGCACTTAAACCCGCTCTATCGTCTAACATAATGTTGTAATAGATTTTATTGCCAGTGAAAGGAATATAAGGTGGTGAGGCATTTATGTAATCAATATGAATTCCAACCTCTATACATTTATTCTCCATAAATTCAAATTTTGATTCGTCACAACATGTACTGAGAATCAATGTACATCCCATATCTTTACATTCTCTTTATAGAGTAATAACTTTGTCATACCTATATCCTTTGTCATAATAATCAAAAATTGTATTATCAAAATCAAATGCAATTATTATTCCATTGTGTAGTTTCCAATTTTCAACCAAGCGATCTATACACATATCATCATTAAGATATGGATCAACCACAATATTGTTCAATTTCTTCATATTTCTTCATCCACACCTTTCTATCATTCTCTGTATAACCAAAGAAATATGGATAAAGCTTGTTATTGGTTGTGAAATAGTAATGATGATATTCACCATCTGGTAAGAACATAACACCTGGAATATTGATTGTATCTTTGATTTTTAAGAAGTTCTGATATGCATTTTTATTACCAAACATCTGTCTAAACGTAATCTGCTTAACACCAATATTGTGCATCTTGTTTATGTAATCAAGACAATCTTCTGTAGTCATTCTTTCATTTAGTACATTGATAACTCTCAACTTAGTAGTTTTCTCAATCTCAGGTAATATAACTTGCAATTGCTCCATTGCTTTTGTATCATAAGACTCAATGCTTAAAGCAATTTTTCTAAACTTTTTAATCAAATCCATATCTGTAGGAAGAATACGAGTATGTATATCTAACTTCTTTCCATATTTTGCAGCCAATTCATACACATGATTGTAAAAATCAATATTATTCTGCCAATCATAAAATGGATCTCCACCACCTGATAGATTAACAGTAGGTGCATTTGATTCAGAAATACACTTCTCTAAATACTCCCAATCTATTTTATTTTTATCAGTTACTGCATTTTGTAAAATCGGATGATGTTTTGTAATACAATATTTACAATGACAATCACACCCAAAATTTGTTATCACAGTAAAACCTCTGTTCTGCTCTGTATACATACTCTATGTCCTTTCTTATTATTCCTCTGAATATTTACTCCAATCAATCTCTACATACTGCTTATAACAAGGATAGTATGTAGTCGCTCCCATCTGTTCTTTACACCAATCATCTAACAAATTTTGCAGACTACCAATATCACATTGTTCATAAGCATCTTCATGTAACTCTTCACAAGCATTATCGGCTACATTATCGGCATCAATATGAATCTTCTCTACACTACATACCCATAATCTCACAGGTTTTATATATACTTCCTTATCTATATAGTTCACTGCATAATCATCAAAGAAATCGTCAACTGTATCGTAATACTCGTCAAATTCCTCACAGTAAAGCATTGTGTTTACATCTTTTTCATCAACAGCTACTGCATTTGCTACTTTCTCATTCCACTTCTTTATTCTCTCCTCTTCATCAATTTTCTTTTGTCCTTCACAGTCGCAATGTAAATAAGCCTGATTTTTATAAGGTTGTCCACAATAAGGACACAATCGCTGCACTCCATTAAAACAACTCTGGCAAAATGAAAGTGATTGATGCTTGTATGGAAAATGATATTTTCTGCCAACTTCGGATGTGTCACCTTTAATTCCATAAACATTGTCTTCTATTCTCATTCCAAGACCATTGCAGACAGGACAAATTCTTTCATGCTCTGTAAGATCTTTGATTAGAATTTTAGGAAACGATTTTTGAATTGCTTCATAAAGATTTATTTCTTCTCTACATGTTAAATTATTCATATAGTTATTCTCCTATGCATAATCTTCTGGATGTTCTTTATAGTCATCTACTACACTTTTCATATACCTATAATAATCTCTTACAGAATCACTACTTTCAGAAAACCCACTTGTAACTTCGTATCCATTATCGAACACTGTAAATGTTAAGAAACCTTCATCACATCGTCTTACTTCTATGTCACAACCTCTATATTTACCCTTCATAGTGTTATTCTCCACTGTCCAATATTTCAACATCAATACAAAATAAATCGTGTAAATTTTTAATCTGCTCATCAGTTGGTTTCTTCCATGCCATTGTTTCATCCACATTAATCGCTATAGCACCACCACATAGCTTAATTTTCGCAATGACTTTGGGATTAATACTATAATTTATTTTTACTAATTGTGTCATGTATTTATTCTCCTAATCATCTTTATCTATAATGAACCAATATAAGAGACTTAAAAGTGTAAAAGTGATTCCAAGCATCTTATTTTCTACTTGATAAGAATACATCGTTACACCACTACAGAACCACACCAAAAGAAATGCAATTGCTTGTCTATAATACTTTTTCATTTCACACCTCCTATATGGAACTCAATCATGTCGTCATCCCAATCCGAAGGAAAGTCCATTGGAAGATTTATTATCCACTGTATAGTTTTGGTTTGTCTGCCTGACATGTTGTTCTCCTACTCTTTCGCAATTCCAACACCACTTACATGAAAACTTGTAACTTTACCATCAACCATTTCAACACTTTCTTCTGTACCACCATGCCAAACAAGACCAACGCCTGTGATATACATACCATTTTTATCCTCAATCAATTCAACTTCTTGTGCTACTCCAATAGAAAGAAACCGACCATCATTACATGGCATTTCAATTGGAATATTCTTTACATTTTTATAAGCATTTCTAATTGCTTCTTTGGAATATATGACACCGTTCAAATCAGGTTTATCAACTGGAATTGGAATTTTAAATGTTACTTCTATATTCTCTGTTCTCATGTATTTATCCCCTATTTCTTTTATGCTCTTTATATAAAGCATTTAATTCCTGTTCTAATTTCTTTTTCTCCATAGGATTCTTACAATACTTTATTCTCTTCTTAAGAGTAGATATATCTTGTTTTGGTGATTCAGGAACAGGTGCTAGATCATCTAAAAGGTCAAATTCTTTAGCTGGCTTAAGTAAATCTTTAAACCAGTCTCCTTGTGACTCTACCTTTAAATCCTTATATTCTTGTTCAAGCTCATTTTGTATTCGAGCTTCTATCGTTGCACTTATCATTTTTCCTATTTTGTCCATCTGCTGACCAACTATTAAGGCTTTTGTAGCAGCGTTTATTATTTCAAATTTATCATGTGTCTCTGAGATATTAATCACCTCGTTCTACTCTATGTCGTAACTTTTATATTTGCCCTTCATAATGTTATTCTCCACTATTCCTGTTCAATCTATCAATTTTATCGTTTTCGCTATCAGCTCTATTGAATGGAATAACTCTTCCGTCCTCAATGCAAGTAATCATTACGAGATTTGCTCTATTGTCTATTGCGTCAAATTGTTCTTTGTGAACTTTAACTGTTCTTATTGAACTAAAATCTACTGTAAAAGACATATAATACCTCCAATCTGTCTAAAGGAAAGAAAAATTTCCTTCGACTTTTGAGGTTTTAAAAGCCTTATTTTTCAAGGCTTTCGTAACCTCTCAATTTGTTATTCTCTACTTTTATTCATTTTCTTTACAAATTCACGATACTTCCTTGTATATTCGTAAGAATCTCCAAAAATATTATTAACAGCCTTATAAAGTTTTGGTTCATATTTTTGAATAATTTCAAGCTCATTCTCAAAATCTCTTCCAAATGGACAACCTGCACAACCTGTTCTTGGTAAGGCATAAACAACATAACAATCTGAATGCTCAACATTATAAGCGTTTTCATAATCAATTTTGTCAGAATCTTTATACCAAAATAGAGGTCTATAATTATCGCATCCATCATCTCCTTCGCTGAAACACGACTTATAGGATGTGGCTCTAACACCACCTTCTGCTCTTCGCACACCAACTATATTTAATTCATATGTATTTTCTTTTATTAATTTATGAGAAACGTCCTTTTTTGCATACTGACAACATTTTGATGAAATTTTAAATGTTGGTGGATTTTCAATAATAAACTCTTTAAGCCATTTATTATTTGCAATATTAAAAGCATTCGATTTCTTTAAATTACACCACCACAGCAAAGCAGCTTTACATTTTGGATATTCCTTATATAATTCATCAAACGATTTATTTTCCCATTTAAAACTATGTCTTTGAAGTCTATCTATATATTCAGCAGCTTGTTTGTTTATAAACGGTTGACCATATTGTTTACATGATAATGGAATAGGCTTAATTGCCTTATATGGTTTTATCTTTATATTATATTTGTTTTCCAAATATTTTAGATGTTCTTTAGTCGCTTGATATTCAAGCCCAGTATCAAACCAAACATAATCAACTTTATTGTCTTTATCGCATCGCCATACAATATCAAGCATCACGTCACTATCTGATCCACCTGAAATCGAGCAAACTATCTTTTTATATTTGTGACTGTTAATTTTTGACCACGCTCTTATTAAATTGTCTCCTATTATTGAGTTTACAGGACAATCCTGTAATAATTCTTCAATTGTATTAGCTTTCTGTACCAATATGTACTTTCCTCACTGAAATTTATTTCATTTCAATGAGGTAAAGCCATACTTAGTGAGTGTCTTTTTACGCCACTATCACATTACTTTTTCGATTCATATAAACCAATGATCCGTTTTATGAATCATTGTGACAACCTTTGCTAATCAAAGGCATTAAATACATATGGTGAAAAGCTAACCAAGTGGTAGCACAGCCTCGCAGATTCGTTCAATACTGTTGACTTCACATTTTGTCATTTTATGATTTGGATTATCTTTGTTATAATCTCGAATAAACATGCTTGTCCAAAAATCTACATCCTCATCATCTAACTTTGAATCCATTACAGTATATCTATCAACTGTCTTGTAATTTCCTTTTTCTGTCACATAAGACAAATTTATTTTATAAACTGGTAGAGTAATTTTTGCTTTTAAGAAATTTTTAGGATGAATACTTTTTAATTTTTGTTTCAAATCTTCATCAAAAATTTCAAATGTATCAATTCCAGTTCTTAATGAGCAATTTTCAAAAAATTCACTTGGATGCACTACTTTTCACCACCTTTCTGATATTCTATTCTCTTATTTATTGGGATTCCCATAGCCGAATGGCTTAGATATGATTAAAAACTTTCAAAAGAAAGATTGGTTTACTTCGATTCCTCTTTCTCATCCATAATTGCACCACAATTAGGGCAATATTTTGATTTCAACTTTTGGTTTGCATAATACAGTTTATATATTTTTTTATTACAAACTGAACAATATACACCTTCATTTGCGCATTCATCTAATGCAACCCAATAACCATGCTTTCTATCAGTTTCTTTTGTATTGTCTTTTACATCATCCATTGGGACTGTCATAGTTCCTGCTATGACATTAGCATTAAGAAATTTTGATAGAACATCTCCAAGTATTAACTCTACATTGTCTACAAGTATTTCATTATTTGGCATATATGACCTGTGATATTCTAACCATTCATTTATTGTATAAACTTCTATATTGGTCAATATACCCATTTTCTCTGCCATACTCATAAGATTGTTTTTATCATTCATTGTAGATGTAATAATCGGTTTTCCTGTTACATATGCTGTTGAAATAAGCATTGCCGTTTTACCAGTCCCACGTCCACGATTTATAATTCTCATATTTTCGCCTCCAATGTATTATTCTCTCAAAATCCAAGGATATGTTGCTTTCCTGTGAAGTTACTCAGATAAAATCTTCTGGAACATATCATCTACTGAGTCCAATAAGTCATATCTCTTATCAAATGCTGCTGTTGAGCTTCTTGCAAATTTACGCTCAACCATGTCGATGTAGTAAGTCATTGTTCCATCATCGCCCATATAGAACTCATTCCATTCATCATCAGACATCAATCTTCTAACATTCAACTGGTCGATGGCAAGATTATCAAAGCTAACTACCTTAAATTTTTCAATAATGTCTGCAAGATTTTCATATAACCAATTCTGCTTTACAACAATGTTTTCATGATCTTCTGAATAAAAATCATCACCACGTCTTAAATGTTTATAACCAA